CACGATTGCGAACGAAGCGGAGTTTCTCAGCCGTCATCGGCTTCGTGACATCAGCGAATTGGTTGACACCTGATGCGGCCTTCCGCTTGAGCGTCATCAGATGTGGCTGTTTGTCTTTGCCAGTGACCCGGTGAAGTTTCGGTTTCATATTTTCTCACCTACTTTCGCGACAGCGTTGTTGAAGCGAACATCGCTTTTGACGCGGATACGTTCAGTCTCTGCACGGAAGTGTTCGACCATCACTTGTGCGAGGTCGGCACGGAATTTCTTATCGCCCGTGCTGGCTGCGTGCATGATGTTGTTTGCGAACTCCCTTGGCGAGTAGTTCGGGCTTTTGATTTTTTGATTTGCTTTCAGTTTTGGCATTTGTGTCTCCTAGAGTGTTGAGAATTTTCTTGACTACGATACCACGTTCGAGGATACCTGCTAACTCTTTCTCTGTCAAGCCGGGATGTAACGATTTATTACGCCGAAGAGTTGTAGCACAAGCCCTACAATGACCTTGTTGTAGGCGTGGTAAATCTGAAGCCCGTAGTTCCGAAATATTACCACAATCACAGAGGACAATAGCCCTTAGTAATTTTAATCTGCCGACAGCCCGTATTTTTAGGACGACCCTCGAACCAAAACGTTGATTCACGGTAACCAGACTTCGATGTGCCTGGCTTGAACAAAGCCTACAAGATTTGCAACATCCCCGGCGTAGCTTTGCACAATCAACCCAAGATATATCGCCGCATACACATACTGTTTTAGCCACCAAACGACCGTCTCGGGGTTTTACAACACGCACTGTGCGGGTTCCGACTATTGTTCCAATCGGCATACTCCTCCGCTGGGTACACAGTTTACAATCTGGGGGCTTATTCCTCAGCATAACACTTGTTTTAAGCCACTGAGTTGCTCCGCAGATACATCCCATTTTTACTTCACTTCCGGGTGTTCTTAAACTCGACGCTCCTATAATTCTTTTTGCTAGAACACGCCGAGACCCTAAGACCATTCCGAAAGAGACTTTTTCATTTAGTGAGGGTTTCATGTGTCCCTTTCTACTCATTAGAATTGTCGGGCGTCACACTGGCACGCCCGCGTTTCGTTGGTGCAAAGTCAGGCAGAGAATCGAGCACATCTTGCACATTGCACAGCAACCCTTCTGCTTGATGAACGCGGCCTGATAGTCTTCATGCGACCAGCCTGTGAATCGTTCACGATTACGTCGTGCGGCCTTCTCTTGTTTCCTCGCGAGGTACGCAGCGTTCTTGCTCATATCGTGCTCACTCTCATAAACCACCAAGGCCATCGCAGACAGAACTCTCTCCACAGCACGCCGGGGACATCAGCATCCCATGCAAACAAGGGCGATTGAAGACGCAGCAGCTTGACCACACGCCATTCCAGTAGGGACAGGTGATGCTTGTCGCGATTGCAGCCGAGACACGAGTATACGAGGTTGCGATGTATCTGTCCTCCGCATCTCTGCGGGACAATGTGGTCCTTGCTTCGTTGCGTGACCTTCTCGCGGTCCTCGTCATCCGTCAGCTTCACACCGCAGTACGGGCAGCGACCGTGCCAGTTCATTGCATATCCGCGTACGCTCATCGTGCCTCCGGTTTGAAGTGCCACAGCGACGGTGGCACGCTGTCATGATACGTGCGGCCCATGCCATAGAGTGCATCGTTGACGGCCTTCGTGTCGCGTCTCAATTGAGATGCGGTCACACGTTTCGCCAGCAACGCGTCACTCTTGGCAAACTCAGCGGACATGTCCAATTCGGTCTGCATAAATCCTCCAGCGAATAGTCTACCACAGGTGTCAAGAGAAAATCGAGCCGAGTCACCGAACAGGGACATCTTGGAAAGACACCGAATGGTGACATTTGCATTCTCTTCGCCCATGTGATACGATAAGAGCGGAGGACTCTATGAAGAGACCAAAGATTAGTTCGTGGCCCTGCACGCTGCATCCCACGAGTCGGCCAACAAATGAACCCAGACCACGCTGTCGTGGGTGCAAGGCAGCATGGCGTCGTGCATCGTATCTGGATGACCAACAGGACAACCCGAAGGCACGATTCAGAACATGGTGTGCGAACGCTAAGAGCCGGGGGTTCGACGTTGACATCACATTCAGACAATGGCTCTATATCAAAGCTCAGCCATGCGTCTACCATATAGAAAGTGGCAAATCGGCCATCACAGGCATCGACCGCATAAACAACAGACGCGGATATGTCCAACGCAACTGTCAACCATGTTGCGAACGCCACAATCGAATCAAGAGCGATGTGTTTACCCACGCCCAGATGATGGACCTTGTCCAACGATATAATGTAGAATGTGGAGACAACAAGTCTTCGCTTTCTCTTCGCTCTAAAGCCACGCCCACATCTTCGCCTATTGTTCGCCCTGTCGATTCGGCCACCAATTCGAGCACACCATAAGACAGCCTATAGAGCAATGAGGGAGGCGTGTGGGTCTGACGTTCTATTGTGTAGAACGTTGTGTAATCCCTTTCGTATTCTATTCCCTGTTACCATGCAAACAGACGAGTAATAGCGAACAGACCGCGAAAGATTACGCTTTCCATTCGCCGTGGCCACGCCCGACGCACTCCTGTCTCAAAATGAGATTATGACCGATTTGTCCCACTGGTCCCGCTTCGCCTTATTGGGACATACCGCTATCATCGTGTGTTATCATAGACTTAGCTCGCACCCAGCCTCGTGCCATGTCCCACCAATGGAATCAACGAGATGCGGACTGTCACCCTCGATTGTCTCAAAATGAGATTAAGGGGTAGCAAGTCGTTGATTCGATTGGGGTTAGGGACAGGGGGTCGGTACTTAGCCAAACCGGGGGCGGGTGTCCACCCCACACGGTCGTCGCGGTCGCGGCTGGCTTGGCCTAGCCAACGCCCTGCTGTCAAAGGGAGGTAACCTCCTCCCGGCCCGCTCATGCCCGCCGCTCATTACTTCGCCCTTTGTTCGCGGGGCTGAGATGCCCATATAAATTTTTGGGAATTTTTATAGAAAATAGAAAAGCCCACCGGGAGGCGGGCTATGAGGCAGTCGGGTATCGGTTTCCGTGCGTCGGTCCAGCGGACGGGCCGGACGCGGTAGGACTTGCCGGGGAACTGTCGTCGGAGGGTCTTGCAGGCGTTTCTCGCGATGCACTCCGTTCTACAATGTAGATAAAGCTGATGAGGAGTCCACGGGTTAGAGTCGGGACACAGCACTCTCGCGACATGCGGCTTCCACCGGGACTCGACATCCCAGCGGTCGGCCACCGACTTCTTCACTTCCATCGAGATAGATGCTCTGGGTCATAGTGCCTTCTTCAACTCTTCGAGGACGCTCGGCTTCTGCATCAGTCGATAGAGGTCAATAGGAATTTGGCCGGAGCGTCCTATGAAGCCGCCATGAGGATGTGACAGACTGCGATTGATGCGTGCCATGTCAGCCTCGGGGCGGTTGTAGTGACCTCAATCTCAACATGTCAAGCATCTTCATCTTGACTTTCTTTCCCGCCGTCCCGTTCCCGGTAAATCCGTGGTAGTGGCTTCCTTGGGGAACGAGCGGCACAGGCGTGGCGATACAGACAGGATTCATCTCGGGCGGTTTCTCCCGTTCCAATCGTTCGCTTTCGCCGGGGGCTGGTATAAACAGCAGCCCCGTGAATTCGTGTTTGACGCCGTCATGCGTCTCGTACTTCGGCTCGAAGCCGAGGTCGCTCTGACTAGGCTTTGATTCCGGCATCTTTCAACTTTCCGCGATAGTACCGACGGTCAGAACTCGCTCGGTCGTAGCAACGCTTCGCGAGGAGGGCACGCTTCTGCCACACATCACGTTCGTGGGTCATCTTGCCGTACTCCGCAGCGAGATGATAGAATCGCTTCGCGACGTATTCAAATTCATGACGGAGTTGCTGGAGGATACTCACTTGTTTCGAGTTCACAATCTTCAGCATGAAGGACTCGAAGTAGGCTCCAAAAGTCTCCTGTGACATCTTCGTGATTTTCTCGTCTTTGAAAAAATTCTTGACGAGCAGGTTCTCGATGTTCTCTCGCAGGCGGTCGTTCTGGATGACCAACTCAGCCTCGCGTGCTTCGAGATACTGATTGACCTGTCTGAGTGCATCGACCTCATTCAGAGCGAGAGCCAACTGATTTGCTTGGTCTTCAATGAGCAGAGTCGTGTTCTCAATCGTCGCGGAGTCGCACGGGATGTTGTCGGACTCGGTGATGGCGAGTGCCTTGTCAGCACAATCATCGCAGCCGGGATTACCACAGCCTTTTGTCGTCGGGGCCATCGCCGCCAGTAGCTCGGGAGCCTTCTGGCATTCTTCACAGACGAACGGCAGGACCACGGAACGACTGGTCACTATTCTCGGTTCGCTGCATTCGGTACAATTCAGTGTTGTCATACGAGTTTCCTCCGCATCAAAAGTCCGCTGCCCTTGGGACCATAGTAGCCATCCAAAACTTTGGTGACTCTGAATCCCTCTTTCAAGTATAGCCTAATCGCATCGACGTTGTCAACGTTGACAGCCAGGCCGATTCCCTTCGACCACCGCAGTCCGTTCTCACGGACCTCACAGACGGCCTCATCAATCAGAGCCTTGCCGATGCCCTGACCACGCGATTCCTTGCGGACGGCGACGGCCCAGATGTACGGCTCACCATGCTTGTTCGTCCTGATGAGAAAGCCGAGAAGCGTCCGGCGACCGTATTCATTCTGGTCTCCGTACATGACGAAGACTTGGCCCGTGTCGTATTGCGTCCGCAGAATCCCACGCGGGGCACGCTCAAAATCGTCGAACGATGCGTCGTTCAATTCGACGATGTCCTCGAACACCGTGTTCTCTCGTGTCTTCAGAATCATCGGAACCTCCTGCCCTTGTCCTCAAATACATCAGTCGTCGGAGCCGCTGGCCTCGGAGCCGGGACGTGCTGCACAACAACAGGGACTTGCTTTATCTGAGACTTGGCCCACAGAATCTTGGCCTGAATCTCTTGGATTTCCAACTGCTTGAGTTGGTCTTTCTTTTCTTGCAACGCCGCGTTCAGCTTCGACGCGTCATCAAATTTCGCTTGCTCAAAAAGTTCATCGACCTCGCTCTGCATCTGACCAACCATCTCTTGGGCTTTCTTCTTATCACCCAATTGCAGTTCGGCAATTTTCTTCGCGAGTTGATAGTCGGTCAATTGAGATGCGTCGTACTTCTGCATCTGCTGCTGGATGATGGCCGCGTTCTGTGGCTTCTCGTCTATCATGGACCCCGCTTGTATCGGCAACGGCTTATACGAGGGCAAGTCCTTGAAGTCCACACTCACAGGCTTCATTTGGGCACCGCATCTTGCACAGCGAACCCAGATGTCACCATTCAACATCTGGTGCTTGATAAGAGCAGAGCCGCCGTCGTTCTTCTTGTGCGAACACGGGTCGGGATTTGTCACGAGTGCTTTGCAAGTTGTGCCGTGACCACTCGGGCCTGTCAGGGCTTCGTGGGTCCACACTCCGCACAGTTCGCACTTCCATTTATCACCAGTGTGGGCGTGCAGCTTGACATACTCTTGGACAGCAAAATCAATCGTCTGGTCATCAACAGGCTTCGAGCAAGTCATGCCGACGTTGCACACATCACAATGAAGGTGCATCCGATTCGTCAGGAACGCCATTGTAAATCTGACATTGCCCTTCGTCGCGGTCTTCAGCCATTGTTCCATGTAGGCGTCGATGCCGCCGAGTGACGCCATGCTATCTCCGTAATTCGTCAAGCAACTTCGAGCCGAGGATGTATATACCTATGACGGCTGGGAACAGCGACCAGATGGGACAGTTGACGTAAAGCAGGCCCGCAGCAAATGCCTCGAAGAGAAGTCCGACAACCCATCTCAGGTCCATGCTACGCTCCCAGTTCAGCCATGATGCTCCTAGCTCTGCATCGCCAACGCGAGAACTTGCTTCGCGGCGTTGCGATAGAATTCAGCGAGTGCCGGACGGGTCTTGACGCGTTCCGCTCGGTCTTCGTACTTGCGAACTAAATTGACGAGTGCTGTGTTCATGGAGCCTCCTAGAAAGTGTAAGCGGTCGTGTTGATACAACAGGCGAAGAACCAATACGCCGCGAGTTTCCAGTTCCCGGTCCATGCGAACGCGACACTAGTCGCGAGGCATTCGACCGACATCACTGCGATGACGACTTTGGCAAACTTGTTCACTTCGCCATCATCTCCGTCAGCTTGTGTGTGTTCTTGACAGTGCAAGTCTGCTCGTAAACAATCCCATCGACGACGACAAACTGGCGGTCGAACATATTGATGAGAACCGCGTCAATGACGGTCGGATTCTTCAGTAGGAACGCCATATCGAACGGGTGAATAAGTGCGACGTTCTCAGCCGCGACTGCACGGCGGACTTCGCTGCGTGCCGCTTCGATTCGCTCTTGAACTTGCGGGTCGATTGGTGTTGGTGTGCTCATAGGTCTCCTAGAATACGTCGATGGTGCCCGAGAACTTTACCTCTTTGACCACGGGTCTTTTCAATCCGTCGTTACGCTTCGCGAAGGTGATTGCTTTGCGACCAGCGGCCTCCGCAGTCGAAGCCAAAATCCACAGGCTCTCGTACGACATGTGCTGCATCGTCACGCTCCACAAATTTCTTGATGTTGCTCGTTTCGGCATATCTCCTCCTAAAGTCGGTGGGCCGCTGAGGGATTGAACCTCCGGCTCCCAGAGATTACTAGGCGTGGCTTGTTCTAGAATTGCCAGCCGTTCAATCAGTCAGGGACTCTCTGTGATGCTGGCAGGACTTGCGGTCCCGTTGCGAACCAGCGTCGGCCCGTATAGAAATTTTGTCCCCGTTCTTTGACACGGTGGGGACCAAGCCGCGTGACTACTACCGACCAGCGGCAGCAGCCATTGCACGAGGTTTAGTCGTAGCAAGTATTTTTTCTGATGTCTCGTTGGCGTTCCGACATCGAACGCTCTAACCTGAAAGCGAAAACACCTTTCAAGTCGGTGAGCCACAGCACCCCGACACGCAAGTTGAAACGCTGACTCATCCCCGTCGAAACCATGACGCCCCCATCAAGCGTGCTCACTCCACGAGACCAGACCTTTAGAGCCGCACAATCGCGGCGGGCTGTCATACCTTGCCCACTTGCCGACGGTGGAACGTCGAGGGGCGGTCATCGTGAGCACGCTTGGTGGAGGCGGCGGGAATCGAACCCGCGTCCGAGAACAGCAACGCCAACCCTCAACGTGTGTAAACTTATCGAGCGTGATGCGGTGTTAGGACTCCCTCGCCCTGCCGTCGCAGTATAGTGGGTGTTGATTCACCGTACCAGTATCCGCACTACTCATCGCACGCTCAATCTTTATCCCGGTCTCGGGCCAAAGCCTTGTCCGCTGGCAAGCCAGCCACTCGCTACCCATCCCTATTTAGCGACCGGAATCTTCAGAACTGAATTCTCTTCCGTGGTCTCGATGCGGTGACAATTCGCACACAGCACGTCGCACTTCTTGACCTCGGATTTTATTTTCGAGAGTGCCCATCCCGCAGTAGCGGCTCGGAGCACTCCGAACAATTTCGTCTTACGATTTCGATGAGCAAAGTCCAAAGCCGCTGGGTGCTCTTTGTAGCCGCATCGTCTACAGCCCCGTTTTAGGCGATAGGAATCCAGCCATGCTTTGGTCTTCGCAACTCGTCGTGCTCGACAAGCCTTCCAACTTGCATAAACGTGAGACGGCTTGCCCATTGTTTTACAGCTTTTTCGCGAGGTCTTCGACAGCAGTGTGCAGGTCTTCGACGACTTCGGTATGAGCATCGACAGCAGCCTTCACCGCATCCGTCTTCACCTTCACCGCTTCCAAATTCGCGGTCGCAGACAGGGTGTTGGCTTCCTTCCCCGCCTTGTTAAACAGTTTTCCAATCTGACCACGGAAGCCGTAGCCAAGAGCCACGCCTGCGAGAATCAGAATTGCATAAACCAGAATATCCATGTTTCCTCCGTATGCGGCAAAGTCTTCCGCTCTTACAACTCTATCAGACCTTGATTCGCGGTGTCAAGTTTTCTTTCAGAAAAACTTCTTGTGAAAGGGTCTGTCACAGTGGCCGGGGCGTGCTGTTCTAGTTCAGGCCACTTTCGTCCCGGCTAAACCCACAGCCAATGCTAGGGTTCAAGCCTTCATCTTTGCTCATGTGTCCTCCAGTGCGTAGTCCCAAGGTATCCCAACCCTCGCCCGCTGTCAAGCTACTTTCGATAGTACGCACAATCGTATCCTTCAGCCGCGAGAACGAAGCCCATGCCCTCTGCCCAATCAGGCGTTCGTGTCATCGCGTGCTCCATGTCCTTGTAAGTTAGCTTCGATGTCAGAGGCGATTCCCCGACAACTTCATCGTGAATCGTCATGATGATGATGAAGCCAATCTTCTCAGCCTCTAACATTCCGTTCAGCAGAATGTCGCGGGCCACAGCTTGAACAACATTCTCACAGATGAGACCGCCGTAGAGCCTGTTCTCTTGCAGACCTTTCGCGTCCCATTTGTCAAACAGAACGTTCTCTTGCATCGCACCCCAACTGGTCTCGCTCATCTCGACGCGAGGATTGAGGTAGTGAAGTGCTCTGCCACTCGGCAACTTAATCTTGAGCATCTTCGGATTGCGACCATCGACCACGACGCCGCTGACGTAAATCGCTACGCCGCCCTTCGTCGCTTTGATGACCGCAGCGTTCAATGCTTTCCAGTACGCCGGAATCTCACTGTACTTTTCACGGAATGCAGTGACGTAAGTCTTCGCTGTTTTCTCATCGAGTGTGACGCCGAACGTCGCAGCGTATTCGATGAACTTCTCCCAGCCCATTCCGAATCCGCAGCCGAGGATGATGACCTTGCCGTTCGCACGCTCTGCCGACGTGATTGTGTCGTAGGGTTTGTTCAACAGGAAGGACATGATGTCCTTATACAAGTCGAGACCCTTCGCGTACGCGTTAATCATCGTCTGGCAACCTGCAAGAGCCGCCAGCACACGAGATTCGATTTGAGCCAAGTCACTGACGCTGAGTTTATTTCCCGGCGTAGCAGAGAACGAGGCTCGGATTGTTCCTGCGACCGCAGCCATCAGAGTCATTGACTTGATTGGCTTGCGTTCTTTCTTTGGGTCTGTGTTCGTCGCGTTGAACGCCAAACATTCCGTGTTGTACTCTGTCACCAACCCCGCGACATCGAGCGTGTTGTTTCGGATTGCGTTGACAATTCGCTCACGCAGAGTGCCGACATCTTTGCTCGGCTTGAAAAGGTTCTGAAGCTGAACTCCTCGTCCGCTCCATCGTCCAGTATGAGCACCGTGGTAGACGAACTGGTCACGCAGCCGACCATCCGCTCCGATGCGGTCCTCAATCGTTTGAAGTTTCGTGTAAGCCGACCCGCCGAGTTTTTCTTTCAACTGGAGAACCTGATATGCGACAGGGTCCATCTTCCAGTGAATGAGTCCGACTTTCAATGCCTCCGCGATGTGAGCCTTGTCGAGCGAGTCGAACTTGTAGCCCTTCGATTGCAGCCACTCGTCTAGCTTACTTAGGCTCTTACCAGACTTCGTGTACGCGAGGCCCGTCAACGTCTGCATCGTGACGTTGATTTCTTTAATCTCACCGAGAGCGTATGCCTTCGCATTCTGGACAAAGATTTTATCAATCCACACGCCCTGCTCGTTCATCCTCTGGTCGAGAAGCCATGCTTGCGTCTCGCCTTCAGTGATGGGACAGTTCATTGCGACAGCGGCGTACCACACACCCCGCTCCGCACGAACGTCCTGTAAGCAATATTCTTTGAACGTCTCCCACGCGTCCGGGTCTGAATTCCAATCGCGGTAATAAAATTCCGCAGCACCCGGATTTTTCTTGAGAAACGTTTTGTTCCGCTTCGACGGCTCGGAGAAAATTTTCGTCGGCTTCTTCTTGCCGAGGATGACCGTCTTCTGCAACTCGATGTTGATGTTCAGTGCATCGGCTGCACGGTCCAGACCGATTGGCAGCGACATATAAGCACACAGCACACTCGGGTCGAACCACTCTTGCTGCGGGATGGCGTATCCGAGTCGGTACTGGAAAATATCCTTCTCGAAGTTGTAGTTCCAAGCCATCTTCATGACCGTGGGGTCAATGAGTCCAGCGTGGAGTTCCATCGGCATCGGCTCTCCGAGGATGGGAAGCCACAGCTTGGGTTCGTCATCATCGAACGCCCACGCCAGCATCAGGACTTCAGTCGTGTCGTCCTTCGAGTACCTGTCGAGACCAAAATCGGGAAGGTCGATGAACGACCGCGTTTCAAAATCAAGCCACAGCTTTCTCATTTCAACTCCCCACTCTTCAACATCTCAAGACGAACTCGGTCTCGCTTTTCTTTGCTCGACACGAGCCGACGCCGTTTTGTTCCCGGCTTCAACTTCGGCCAGCCGAACGCGTCGAGCAGCTTCAGAATCTCCGGCGTGACTGATTGTCTGATTTCCTCGCGGGCATCCACCATCTCTTGACGGGCCTCCCCGGACCTCTCAGCCTCTCGCATACTGTCTCTGAGCCATTCTGGTATCATGTCGTTCCCTTTCAATCACTTACCTCTGCGGCGTGGCGTGTTCACGATTCGTTTTGTTGATAACACAAGAGTTTAGAGCCTGATAAGCCTAATGCGTGGGATTGGTGGGCTGGCACCCCCCTTGTAAGTATAAGAAAAATAATGTCCTCGTCATAAGGGGGTGCCCCAGCCAACGGAAACTACGCATTAGGATTTCCGAAAATCCACTTCTGCTTCGTCTTGTTCCACATCGCGTCATCGAACCCGAATTTTTCCTTACCCCGGTCGCTAGTGATTTTTAGGACCACCAACTTGTCGGCCTTCAGAAGATTCGTCCACGCTCTGTTCCATGCCTCGTATCCGCCGTCGGCACTCGCCGCATTGGAAAATTTCTGAATGCCGGACTTGGTCATCGGGCCATGTTTCATGAGAGCGGTGACAATTCGCTTCTCAAACTTTTCGACAGCCCCGCCTTGGTCTACAGGCCACAGTTCCTCTCGCAACATCAGTTGGTGTTTCGCCCACGCCCACGATTTTTCGACGAGCGTCTTGGTGATGCGACGTTCGGGAGTCATTACGACACGGATGAGTAAGTCACGCTTGAAGTGGGCCTCGATACGCGAGGCGTACGATGAGTCGGGATGGTCCTTCTGAATTCGAGTCTTCTCTTCAACAAGCCATTTCTGGAATTGAGTACGAGCAGCCTTTGCGTCTTCGTCTTCCTCTGGCACCCACGCGAAGTCTTTCAGGTCCGCTTTCTTGTTGATGACCCAATTGATGCTCTCTGCGATTCCTGTGATTGCGGTATTGACTTTCTGCGTGTCCATCGGTTCCCAATCACCCTGATAGATAAGTCCGTCAGAATAATCGAGCACCATACGTGACAAGAAGCCGTCTCCACCAGCACCTTTGCCAGCAACGCAACGGTCGAAGCCTGCACGCGTGAAGTTCCCCGCCATCGACAGTGATACGTTGGAAAAAGACGACGCATTGTGTGTCAAACTGCCAACGGCTGATGCCTTCTGCTCATAAAGTTCAAGCAGCTTCGGAAAGAGAGTTGAGCCGGAGCCGTTCCCTTTCTCGAAGAGAGTCTTCATCTCATCGAAGTAGAGAATATGCGACTTACCATCGTTCTCCGCGAGAACTTTGATGGCGTGTTCACCGCTGGAGAAAAATCCGGCGGGAGGAAACTTGACATCGTGCTTCTTCAACGTCTCCGCAAGTAGAACGACGCAACGTTCCCAGCAGACGGACTTGCCGGACTCAGGCCGTGAAGACACTACGCCCGTCCAGTGCCGCATGTGGAGCGTTTCTTCGCCGGGGAACGCGACACTGCCATCGAGCATTGCAGCGACGATGGTTTTGATGTCTGCACGAGCGAATGACGGCGGGATGAATGTCCCACTCGTGATTGCAAGTGCGAGGTCACCGACATAATCACCCTCAATCGTTGCGAGAGGGATGTTTGGGATGCCGTTCTCGGCTTCTGGGTCAGGACTTCCGATGGTGACAATGCCGGACTGTTCGACAGAGTCGCACGCATCGCTCGAAGCCCACTCAGCAAGTGCTTGAATTTTATCGTCAGGATAGTTCGCACCGTTCTCGCAATTCAAATCGCAAAAATTCTTGAGTGCGGAGTAGATGCCTTCGTATCCGAGTCCGAGATTTTTGAGCACGCCCGCTTTTTGTTGAAGATGTGCCCAACGATTTCCTTCGGGGATAAGATTGCCGGACCCCGGCTTGAAGTCGGCCATCGACTTCTTTTTGTCCATCGCCATTTTGACGAATTTCTCAGGCAATGGTACGATGTTTACATCACAAACGATGTTATATTTGTTTCCATCTGGGTGAATCGAACCGGGGCCGACAACGTAAGCACCGTTGCCACGCAGTTCTCCCACGACGCCGTCCATGTCGTACGGTGTGGTCGGCACGGCACCGCTGTAAAATAAATGTGCCCCAAAACCCGTCCGACCCGATTGGACGATGAGTGTTTCCGGCAATCCTTGAATGTCCATCCATGAACGTAGTGCCTGATAATTTGGTATGCCTTTGTCAACGTCGATGATGGTGATATTTGAAGGTCCGCCCGCGATTCCATAATTTGCTTCATGACCATCGTCCCACGCAGCAAAGGCGACGTTCGGGTCGCGAGTGGCTGAGTTGATTGCATGAGGGGAGTATTTAGCCCACGGTGCTTTTTCGTGTGGCTCACATGTCAAAATAGCAAAGCCCCGGTTCACCGCGTTTTGTGCAGCGGCTCTTAGTTCGGATACAATCTTCGGGTCACTCACAATCGGCATGGTCGGTCTCCACATTCACTCACGGCGGGAAACAGAGTTACAATCTGTTTCATGTCCTCATAGGAAAACCATCTCCCTTTTATGAGGTTGTGCTTATAACAGCACGGCAAACAATTTTCAACTGAATATCCAAGAGAGTTGTCACGGCGGTCTAGGCCGACACGAGTTCCATTCCCATACGCACATGGGTGCGAAACTATCTCGGTGAACTGGTCAAGAGTTAAATCGAATGGAATGTTTCGGTATCCCGCGAAAGTCCTAGCAGAGAACCATTTGTCTTTTGGGCGATGATTTCGTTTTCGTAGACATGCGAGGCATAGTGGGCCTCGTCGGTGAAGTTGTCCGGGGCTGAACTCTCCAACAGGGAGTTTTGAGCGGTGTCCGCAACAATACTTGAGTTCCGACATTTATTTCCTTTCCGAACAAAAAGCACAGCCGGAATCTGGCGACTCCGGCTGTGGATTCTACGTCCTAGAACGTAGAAGGTGAGTTAGAAATTCTCGGCGGGGGCTGAAGCCTTCTTGAGAGGCAGCACGCTGGCGATGTTGGCGTATGTTTTGCCGTCGCTCTCTTTGTGCTGAATCACGACTTGGCACTTGATGCCGACGATGTCGTTGAGGTCGAATTCTCCACCGACCTGAACCTTCAGCGTGTTGAGCAGCTTGCCCAACGCGGACTTGGAGTGGAGCGACTTGGTGACGCTCATACGACAATCGACTGCTTTGCCTTCCTTGTCCTTCTGGTCCGACGCGGTGAAATAAATCGCCGCACGGTCCTTCGTTCCGAATTGCGTTTCCTGCAATCCGAGGTCTTCGATGCGAGTGATGGTGACGTTGTGAAGCCCTTCCGTCAACTGCTCGAAAACCTTGTCCTTGATTACCAAACTCATCTGTCCTGCTTTCTGGCCTCAATAGGCATACTGGTCGTACAGGCGGACCCGTGCTCTGGTTCCGCTCTTTCGAGTCTATCAAACCCATTACTCTTTGTCAAGTGTTGCTTTCTGATTTGTGATGTGGTATGCTTTGAGAGAACGAGAAAGAGGCGGTCTATGCAAACTGCATCCCAGAAAGCGTGGCGTACGAAGGGTTTCGATGGCGATGGATGCCGTGTAGGATTCCACCATCCTAACAGATGTCATTGCTATGGGTGTACCCGCGTAGCGACCCGTTTCGTGGGGTCGAAAAAGCGGGGGTGGATTCGCTTTTGTTCTCTTCAAGAGCACAAGAATGCGGCCTTTGCGTATAATGAGTATCTTCGCTTACACCCAAACGCGAGGTAGAAAGAGAGGTAAAGCATGAATTATCTACAGAGCCTTCGGCAACAATGGGGCAACGAGCTATATGAATACGTCAAGCGGACGATGGCTCGGCCCGTAGTCGAACCCCTAAGATACCAGGCCCCGTCGCCACCAACAGAGCCGCTATCTAAAAAAGTTTACATGCCACCTAGTGTAGAGAACATAGAAATGAATCGGTCCTACGTGGCCTCGACATTCGGATGTCCCGGCCTAGCTAGAGCATTCCCTGAATCACAGGGTGTTAGTTATGGTTGGACTCCCGGCGTTTCTCCCTCCGGGGGTCGGTACGACGCTGCAAATACGCGGGTTCAAGAGTGCAAAATCATGGTGACTTACTTTATTTTGTGTGGTGAGACGGGTTTTGTTAAAATCGGAAAATCGAACAGGGTGGGGAAACGATTAGCCTCTCTACAAACCGCCAACCCCCACAAATTGGACCTCATCCTCTGTTTGCCGGATGTGTGTGGCTTTACTGAGGAACACCTTCATCAAAGATTTGCAAAACACCGCACGCAGGGAGAGTGGTTCAGCTACGTTGATGACCTTGTTGATTTCGTTGAAGAAAAAGTATCCCTGCAAGCGGCTGCGATGGATATGACGCTTCGGCCTACAAGAGCCGATATGCAGGCGTTGAGCAATTGGTATGGTGAGGGGGCGGATAGTGAAGGCGTCGAAAATAAATGAACTAAAAAGATGGAAAAAAGCGGCTGAGGATGCTGCCAAGTTGCAGAAGAAGTGGGAGGATGTGCTGGCCGAAGAAGGGCTTACGATGAACTGTGGTATCAGCAACAAGTTGTCGTACGCGGGCACTATTGCTGAGTTGGTGGTCATTGAGAAGTTGAACTAGTACACAATGAGTAACTAGTAAAAAGCCTTCTGTGGGAAAACGCAGCGACAATATATTTTCTGCGTTTTCAATCACTTGGGTGTCTCATATTGAGAAAATGGCTCTTACCCGTTTAGACTGTGGAGAGGGACACAAACAAGTTTTAAGGCTGACCGTAGCCACACACAGCAAGGATTCGGGTCCATAGCGACCTAAACTCAACCTGTTAGCCTGCGATGAAAGACGGTCAAATTTCTACGACAAACGCCGGAGACCTCCTCCTCGGTGCCCTCAGTGGCATCGACTCCGGTGAGATTGAGGCCGACTCTCCTGCCAAGGATTGAGTCAGCCTTCGTTGTTTCTAGGAGGAAACATGTCTACAGTACGAGACTCACAAGGCAACATCTTGAATGCTCCCGGCCCCGGCTGCGGACGTTACACCGACGCGAACTCGACAGAGATTGATTGGTTCGCCACTCACCCGCGTCCGGTCGAAGTCACTCTCGCCGCGACGGTTGAATTCCACGCGACGAAAAGTCCCGCGACACTTCCACCGAACTCCGGCGACACACTGAAGGTTGTCGAAATGGAATCCGATGACAAGCTGAAAGTTGTCGAAGTGGAATTGCCGAAGACGGCTGAGATTGAGCCGACGGCTCCGGTCGCTGAAGCACTATCCGCTGGCGTCACGACCTCCGTTCTTCCACAGACCGCTGTCATAGCGTGAAACTTTTAATCGCGGTGATGACGTGCCACAAGCTGGATTACTTCATCGACGCGGATACGAAGGACTGGCTCGACGGCAAACGCTGCATGAGTCAATCACGACGCGTGATGACACAGCGTGCGACATGGATTAAGCGACTGCCGCAAGGCGTCGATTACAAATTCTTTTATGGAACGCGGCTTCGTCCTTCTCTCGATACACGCCGCGACACCATCCAACCCACCATTGACCGAGACCCGCTGTCCGATGAAATCTTCCTGACATGCGGAGACAACTACACAGCTAACCCCGAAAAAATGAAAGCGATTTGCCGCTACGCTCTCGCACGCGGATACGACTATTTGTTGCGTCTGGATGATGACACCTTCATCTTTCCTGAACGCCTTCTTTGCGAAGACTGGCAGCACGACTACGCCGGAGCGAACAAAGGTTCGTTTCATCCCGGTGGATGTCTCTTTCTGTCCCGGCGTGCGATGGAGTTGGTTGTTGCGTCCCGGCCCACATCTTATGCAGACGACCTTTGGATTGGACAGGTCATGGCGGACAATCGAATCCCGATGCACGGCATCGCTGCGATTCACAACGAGTTCGGAAACGGATACAATGTCATTCCTGAATCCCTCCCGATACACCGCCTCGCTTCCTTTCATTCGTGTCAGCCTGCGGTCATGGAATATCTCGATAAACATGCGGACTAATTACCCGCGTGGGGCGGTGCTAACTCACCGCCCATCTTGAAAGCCATGATTGATTACCTTGGGAGGCATTCATGAGTTTGGACGCGACGAACGATGTCATTGTAGGCACAGCCAAAGGATACGGCTGGAAAGACCTAGAAAATTACGCAGTCAGTCTCGCAGCGTCCGGCTTTCGAGGCCGCAAGGTGATGTTCATCAACACGCTGACGCAAGCCGCGAAAGACACGCTGACCAAGCTGGGCTTTGAACTGGTCGAGTACACTTCGACGGCGGGTAACACCGTTTACGAACGGTTCAGAGTTCTCCGTGACTGGCTGAACAAGGAAATCTTCAACATCCGCTACATCATTCATTGCGACGTTCGTGATGTTGTTATCCAGACCGACCCGTCGGCGTGGATGGAGAAACAGACCACGAGATTGTTCGGGGCGAGTGAGTTCATTCTCTACCGCAACGAAATGTGCAACCCTGAGTGGGTCAAGAAACTTTACGGCGACCAGACGCTTGCATCTCTCGCCAATGAAGAAGTCATCTGTGCAGGCACCATCGCGGGAGAGGCGAAAGCAGTCCTCCAACTTGTCACTGAGATTTACGGCAGTTGCACAGACCGCTTTGGCGATGACCAAGCCGCGTTGAACGTTCTACTCCGCAACGAGTTCAAGAATGAGATGCGGATTCCGACATGGGACGAAGGTTTCATCCTGACCGCAGGCTGGTGGTTGATTGGCCGCGTCAATGGAAATCCCGACCAACTCATCGGACAGAAGTCGCACCTTGGGATGAACCCGCCGCAATTGAAAGATGGTGTGGCGTATCCTTACGGAAGCGACAAGCCCTACTGCATCGTCCACCAGTACGAACGCGGTAATGAATGGGCACCACTGATTTCCAAGCACTATCACGCGATGGCTCCAGCGGTCGCAGACGACACTGCTCAAACAACGGCTGCTGTCCGGCGACGGAGAGCGGGTCCGCTGAAGTACGCGAAAGACGGATTGACGCTCGACTGGTTCGACATGCACGACGTGGGGTAACATGCGATACAGCCTCCTGACGCCGACACTTTGTCGGTCAACACTCAAGCGGTTGTGCGATTCGATTGACGCCCAGACTTCACCGAGTTGGGAACACATAGTCATTGTTGACTGTGACCCGACTCCCGAACAGGGGGTCATTCTTGAATCAATCAAGCATCCCCAGCGTCGAATCGTGCGATGCTCGAAGCAACACAAAATGGATTACGGCAACACCGCCCGCCGCGAGGGGTTCGACATTGCTCAAGGGGATTACATACTCCAGATTGATGACGACGATTACTACGCGGACAACGAAGTCTTCACGACGCTCGAACGCGTCACGAAGCCGTGGGCTGCGTTCCCGGTTCTTGCACGCGGCATTCGATGCCACAACAAGCCGCCAGCCCTTCATCTGACTGGCTCCGCGATGTTCATGTATCGCCGCGACACGGGATTGAAGTTTCCTGATAACGCGGATTACTCTGCCGACGGCCAACTCGTCGAGGAGTTGAAGAAGCGATTTCCATACGAAACGTTGGACGACTGTCGGGAACTGGTTATCTACCCGAAAGCGAATCACGGCAGGACACAGGCTGAAATTGATGCGTGGCGTCCGACCCTGAAGGCAATTAAGTACGCGGCTGACGGTTGCACCATTGATTGGCACGACCAACGCACACGCGGCTAAAAGGAAAAACACATGGCAGCAGTTCTTGAACCCGCTGGCTCCGGCGTAGCGGGCACGCAGACACAGGGCGTGACAAAGCAGTATCAGGCATCTGGCACGGGAAGTTCGGCCTCCACTCTGGAGACCATCACTCCGTACGACAGCGGCACTATCCTTGGCACCGTTCCTCCCGGCAAAGCTGGGCTGAAGCTGGTCGATGGCACAGTGCAGCGTGCATCGCAGTTGCTTGCAGACAGCACCCCCGGTGCGGTAGGCAACGCTCTCGTGCCGACGTTCTCAACATTGAATACGGACCCGACGCCGCCGTCTGGTTCACAGCCCGCCGACGGATTGTCACAGGCACCGAACCGCGAGTAATAGGGAGGGAGCCATGCGTTCCGATAAGACGTTACGACGCTGGTATCTCCTCATCAACAAGAAATTCTTCTACGGCGAGTTGCCCACGAATGTCATTATTCGATGGGCACTCCCCGGTGAAGAGAAAGACATCGCGTGTACGGAACGTTTGCTCGAAGGCAAATACTGCTACGAGGTTCTTCTCAATCGCGACAAGAACAAAACCAATTCGCAGAAGTTGAGTTCGCTCCTTCACGAGATGGTTCACATCGCTACCCACTACAAAGATAATCACGGTCCTCTCTTCAGTGATTGGCATGACAAACTCGTCGAGCGTGGGGCATTCAAGAAGGGAGCCTTGCTGGTAGGAATCAGCCTGTTCTGAGGAGGGCAGATGCCGAGAAAATCGGAACATATCGTGTTCGCGATGAACACTGCCGCAGCAATTGCGAGAGATAAGAAATGTCCGCACGCCACACGCCTTCGTGCGTTAGACCGATTCTGCGTGTTGGCGAAACTGTACGACATCAAGATGCAGGACAACGACCCGCGAAACGACGGTCGGAAGCCAGAAGAGTTGCCCGTCACGCCAGACTCAGCGGATGCGGAATTGGATAGGTTAGTCGCAGAGCGAGTCAAGAAGTACAAACCAGAGGGGAACAATGGGCGTTAACTATCCGACAGTGAAAGAGTCCGACATCGACGGCTTTGCCCGCGTGTGGGACCATCGCGGCCTCAAGCTGATTATGGACGCGACTTCAAAGCGATTCGCGGTTGATTTCGCGAACGTTGTACTTCGGTCGTATATCGACGACCTTCGGGCCAAGGCTGCTCTAGCTCTCAAGGCAAAGCAGGCAGCGACGACCCCGGCACCCGCCGAGGCGTTGCCCGCCCCGGTTCCTGCCCCGGAACCTGTCAAGTCCACCATCATCCTCACGGACTAGTGATGGAAAAGTCCTGTAGGTACTGTGGAGATTCTTACACTCCGACTCGGAGTCTGCGAGTTTACTGTTCGGAACAGTGTGGTAAGAACGCCCGCAACAAGAAATGGCGTGATGCGAAGGATATGGGGGCATACTTTCGCGGATACCGATATGGTTTTATCCCCGGTGAATTTGAACGACGTATCAAAGACCAGAATGGTCTGTGCTTGGCTTGTGGTCAACCTTTCGGGGACGAAACTCCCTGCGTAGACCATGACCATTCCTGCTGTGCCAAGGCCGCTCCAACGTGCGGTAAATGTACCAGAGGGTTGCTTCACCAAACATGCAATAGGATTCTTGGTCAAGCGAAGGATGATTCTACTCTCCTAGCATCCTTGGTTTCTTATCTTCGGGAGGCACCGTGGAAGAAATCATAAAAGGATTGTGGCTTGGCAGCGACGAAGATGTCCCCAAGGCGAAGGAGCGAGGGTGGGCACGTTTATGTGCCTGCAAAGACGGGATTGATTCGCATCGTTCGATGCTTGAATACGAGACTCGCGGTGCTCCTGACGGAAAAGATTATTACTTCGCCCGCAAAGGCGATGTGCTGGCACTCAATTTGATTGACAGCGAAGACCCTGAGATGATTCCTGATAAGGTCATCGACGCGGGCCTGAAGTTCATCAAGGAGATGCAGGACAAACACCGCATCCTTCTTGTTCACTGCAACGCGGGTCACTCGCGGTCTCCGATTATCACGCTGATGTATCTTCATGCAGTCGGAGAGTTACCGCAGAATTACATCACCGCGTCTAAGCGGTTCAAGTACCTGTACGATAAGTTCGACCCCGGCGTCGGCATGGAAAGTCACGCAAGGGAAAGATGGAAAGCGTTGCCACAATTTTTCAACAAATAGACGGCTTAATTACCCGTCTAGGGCGGTTGCTGATACCAGCCGCCCATTCTTGTATCAGGAGAAAACATGAACAAAACAAAGTACGACAAACAGTATTACCTCGACCACAGAGAAGAGTTTCTTGCCCGGGCTTCAGTGTCTTATGCTTCGCCTGAAGGCAAGCGTCGAAATCTAGCCAATCGCCTTCGACGAGAGTTTGATATGACTCTCGAAGAATACGAAAGGAAAGATACAGAGCAAGCGGGGCTTTGTAAGATTTGTGGACACTCGCAGCATGGTGGTAAGCGGTTAGCCGTTGACCATGACCACGATACGAAGGAAAATCGAGATTTACTTTGCGACCTCTGCAATCGTGCATTGGGGTTGTTCAAAGACAACCTTGATACACTTCGTAATGCTGTCGCGTATCTAGAAAAGTGGAAGAAATAACATGGGCATTCTCGATAACCCGATTGTCAAAGGTCTTGTAGACAAGGCCAAAAATACAGCAGCCGCAGTTAAGACGGGCAATCAGGAAACTGAGGGTCTCGGCAATGAGCTCGCAGCCAAGAGCGACATGATTAAGGCTGCACGCGGTGAGACGAATGAACCCGCACCCAAGGCTCCAGTAAAACGTGAGCCTTCGACGTGGGAGAAAGTTCACCCCATGCCTTACGGCTCCCGCCCCGGCGAGAAACGTATCGACGTGACCGATGCTTTGAAGCCTCTCGGTTCGTACAAGAAAGGAACACCCTACGTCCCTAAGACTGGAGTCTACAAACTCCACGAGGGAGAGGCGGTCGTCCCAAAGGAAAAGAACACCATGAATGCAGCAGACGCGATGGCGGGCATCACAGGCAAAGCCAAGCCGCCCAAAGAAATCAAAGAAATGGTGCATACGAAGACTCACAATAATAAGCACATTGTGACTCATCGACACCATCACCCGGAGCATCACCCTGATGAAACTCATGCTTTCGATAACATGAGTGACGTTCACTCTCATATGGAAGACCACGCGGGTGTTCCTAATGCGGGAGAGGCTGCTCCTACTGGTGCTGAGGCACCTTCGCCGTTGACCGCAGCCCCCTCTCCGGCCCCCACTCCAACCCCGACGCCGGGAATGTAAAGGATAATTCAATGGAACATTCACCCGAAGAAAAATCACATTTTTCCCGCTCTATGCATAAGCTGCATGGTGGGGCACTTCATCGGCATTTCGATATACCGGAAGACCAGCCGATTCCGATGGAGAAGAAACAAGAAGCCGCAAACTCTGACAATCCGCACGTTGCCGCGATGGGACGTATGGCGGTAGCGATGCACGGTTGGAAACATCCGGGTAAGAAATAACGAAATGTGAGGAGACCGTTCGTGTGGCATCGGCCATCTTGGAGTCTGCTTTATGATATTTGAGGGGGAGTAATGACGCCCGAGACACTGGCTGAACTGGTACACAAGCACAAATCGGACAAGAACTACCAACACCGCGACATGTCGTGGGAGGAGTTCGACGCGAAGGCTGAAACGTCGTTCAAGCGAATGACGGCTGAACGCATCGCGAAAGTGCTCAAGGTGTGCTTCAAGTTCCAGTTGACTGATGAGAACCTCATCAAGCGGGCACGCTTCATGGCCCAGACCAATTTGTTCTTTCTCTGCAAACTCCTTGAACTTTATAAGGACATGAGCGACCAAGAATATACTTGGATTGACGGCACGGTCCACAACACTCACGAAGAAATTTGCAACGAGTTCTTCGTTCGCAAAGACCCGACGTACAAGAACTTCAAAGAGTTCTCGTCCATCAAGAATTACATCGACAAGAAGGAACGTCTCCTGCTCGTCCCCCGTGGTGGATTCAAATCCACAATGAACATGGCGGACTGTGTGCAGTGGACAATCGCATTCCCCGAGATTACGATTCTCGTGCTCTCCGGCGTGCTTTCCCTTGCGAATAAGTTCGTTGGCGAAATCAAAGGTCACTTCACGCTCGAAGAGGGCGGGGCTGACTACGCGGGTCTGTTCGTTGAAAAGAAGAATTATCGTCCACGCACTATGGACGACGGCACATCGTTCTTGTTCCAAGCATTGTTCGCGGAGCATTGCATTCCGCTGGATGACGGCAAGGCGAGTGAGTTTCAAACTCCCGCTGTCTCCAATCGACAGAAAGAGCCGACGGTATTTTCGGCGTCTATCGAACAGTCCTTGACAGGTTTCCACGTCTGCATCCTCAAACTGGATGACGTGGTCACCAACGAGAACTCGCTGACGGTCGAACGCTTGAAGGCAGTCAATAAGCAAGTCTCCATCAACCAAGCTATGTTGCACCCTTACGGGTTCTACGACAAGATTGGAACGTGGTACGACTCTGAAGACACCTACGGCCAAGACATCAAAGCCATCAAGATGTATGAGGAAGAGGGCGAAATAAGCCCGATGAAACTTTATCTGCGTCCGGCGTGGTGGCCCAACGAGGCTGCACGCAAAGCAGGTAAAATCGAAGAAGAGATGACGAAGGCCGATTACGACTTGTGGTTCAACGTCGAGGGCCAACTCACCTACGAATTCCTCTATCACAAAAAGAAGACCGACCCGTACTTCGCAATCAAGTACTTGAATGACCCGACACAGATGCACGTCATCAAGTTCCCTCGTGAGATGCTCATCCGTAAAACGGTGAACGCCGTCGAGGTTCCCGGCACCGGGATGATTGTGACTTGCGTGGACACCGCGTACTCGACTAAGTCGTGGGCGGATTACACGGTCATCATCACAGCACTTATTAGTCAGGGACGATTCTACATCATAGACATGTCGCGAGGCCGTTACGACGAGTACACTCTCCCGGCCATGATTGCGGCAACGGCTCTCAAGTGGAAACCCAAACGGGTTTGCATCGAAGAGACGGGAGCTATGAAGTATATTCAGCGTGAAGTCTATCGCGAGATGGATAAGCTGAAGTGTCGTGCCCCGATTGAGTTGGTTCCGCTCGGCCAAGGCTCGAAGAAGAACTCGAAGCAGATGAAGGCCGGACCAGTCCTCCGATTCCTCGGAGATGACCGACTGAAGTTTGTCAACACCTGCCCCAGCCTCGAAGACTTGTACGATGAGTTGTCGAAGTTCGGCACGGCAGCAAGCACGCACGACGACATCGTTGATGCTCTGTCAATTCTCGTGAATACCTTTGCGAGTTACGCAGACATCGAAGCCAAGATACAGGCCGCTTCGCTAGAATACTCGCCGGACCCCAAAGGGAAGTCGTTCTATGACCAAGTCTACGGACTCGGGAAGTACGACAAATACAACGCACTCAACGCTGCGTTGGAATTCCCAGAACAGGCACCGGACACACTCGCGAAGCAAGCTGCGGAAGATGCCGTGTATGCGGCTCAAGACCCGCTCAACGATTTGTTCGGCTAGAGAGGATTGCTAGATGGAAGCGACACAAGTTGCAGCACCACAGCCTGACGGCAATCCGAATGCGGTCCTGACAGGTCAAGACTTCAAGAATGACGGCACACTGAAGACAGTGAGTAATGAACTTGCTCTCGTCGTCCAGAGTGCCGCTCAAGCTAAGGCTTTTATTGCAAACCGCCAGTGGACACTACTCTGGCGAGACGCGGACCTCCTGTACCAATCTCCTCGGCCAATGACGGTCTACGAGAACACTTACGTTCTCGAACCGAACGTCCAGAGATTCACGGTTGCAAAGGTTGTCAACTCGGTTGTTCCGCAACTTTACAAGGGTCTGTTCTATGATGACCCACCGATGCTCATGCGGCCACGTCCCGGCACAAGTCAGGAAGTGGTTGATGCGAAGACGGCACTGTTCTCCTTCATCATGGACAACTGCGAATTCAAAACGCAGACCAAGTGGGGACTCGAACAGATGGCCTTCCTCGGCACGGGCATCTTCAAGTGGGGCTACGATTGGAAGGACATCGTAACCTACAAGCGTAAGGCGACCGTACACGAAATTAACAGCGGTGAGCCGGGAGCGGAAGCGACCATTCGCATTCCGTCAGATGTTCCTCCCGACATCACTGAAGAAATCATGACCGTCCCGATGCCATTCTTCCAATGGCGTCCGATTGACAAAGTGCTCGTAGACCCGCAATTGTGGGTCAGCGACATCCGACGTGCAGCATGGGTAGTCGATGTCCAGTACATGGACTTCTACCAACTCAATGCTCTCCGTACGGCAATCGAAAATGCAATCAAGGACGGCGAGAACGGCGAAGCAATCAAGGGATGGTCGTTCCCCTCAGAGGCAGAGTTGAAAGCCCTGTGGGAGACTCCCGGCAACATTAAATCCCAGACGCTTGAATCTGAACAGGCGACGTACATCGAAGGCGTGGTTCATCACGCTGAGAAGATGAACATCAAAGCCTCTCCCGACCCTCTTCGCACAAAGCTGGAGATTCTGGAGTATTGGGACAAGGAACGAAAAATCCTTGTGCTCAACCAGTCGAACGTCATTTGCTCGACGAAGAACGAGTTCAAACGGATTCCGTTCCTGTCTGCGAACTGGTGGAACCGTCCGCGTGCATTCTACGGCATGGGCCTTGGCCTCATTGTCGGACAGAATCAACGCGTTGACCAAGGCACCATCAACGCCATCCTCAAAATTTTGAGCTACGGCGTCAACCCGATTTACCTCCGTAACCGCGAGGACAATGCTCCGACCCAAACGATTCGTACGGGCCTCGGCAAGATTCTGAGCGTCACGGACACTGAGAAGTCGTACCGTCTGATGGAGACTCCGAAAGTCCCCGGCGACATCTGGGCTGCATTGAAAGAGAGTGAACAGGCAACTGAGTCATCCTCTGGAGCAGACCAAACGCTCGTCCAAGGTTCTTCGGCTGGCCCACGCTCTGGCATGGGACGCTCCGCAGCGGGTGCGAACATTATGGCAGGGGCTTCGGCCACTCGTCTTGATGGTCCGCTCGACAACTTCATCGAACAAGTCTTCAAGCCGTTCCTTGGCGTCATCGACATGCTCGTCTTTAACGTCATGTCTGATGCGGCCATCTTGCACATCCTCGGCAACGAGATGGGCACGGACTTCCTGAAGGGCTTTAGCATCCAGTCCTTCCACGACTCGCAGATTGAATACGAAGTACTCGCTGGGTCCAGTCTCGCTGCAAAGCGGACGATGGCACAGTCGATGGTCATGCTCACGCAGATTCTCGACAACCCACAGATTCAGCAGTCACTCGCTGACATCAACCAAGAGTACATCGACTTCAAGCCAATCATCAGCATGTGGCTCGAAGCGTCGGAATGGAAGAACAAGAACGACATCATCAAGAAGATGTCGCCCGCAATGATTCAGCAACGCCAGCAGAACTCGAAGGCGGCGTTGATGCAGCAACAGATTCAGGCGAAGCAACAGTCAGAGTCGCAGAAATTCCAACAGAAGCAACAGTTGGAAGACCAAGCCTCTGACAACCGAATCAAACGCGACATCACTCGCGAGGCCGCGAAAGAGTCCGGTATGAGTGAAGCGGTTGAGGGTGTGCCAAGTCCGAGTGGGTTGCAAGGGCAGCTTCCACAAGTTGCGTAACAATGATGTGAGGCAGGGATTGTCATTGGTCCCTGCCTCGTAGGGTTACTCGGGGGAGATATGCTGAAAATCACGGACGACATCAAAGGTCTCGACATGACCTTCGAGTTGACTGAGCGACAGGTTGCGATTCTCGCAGCCGCTTGTAAGCAAGAATGGTTCGACATCATTCAGAAGATGATGGAGAACGAAGTCAAGATGCTCAACGTCAGACTCATCAACACTGAGACCGCGAACCCGAACGAGATTCTGGCAAACCACGCGATGGCAAAGGGTGCCGGAATGTTCTATGTCGGATTCATCCAACGGCTGCAACACTTGCTGCAAGTGGAAGCGTACAACGCTCAAGCCATTGGGACGCCGGAGAACCCGGAGCAGCCGCCATACCAGCCGGAATTCGCCGGACAGGCGTTCGCAGATGAAGTTGGTTAAGAAAATTCGGAGGAGAATTTTATGGCTTTGACATTGCTCGACATCGAGAATCTGTCTTCGGCGGAATACGCCAAGAAGTTGAAAACGGACCCCGCATTTGCTGCGGAGGTCAATGCGTTGCTGGCGAATCCGCCACGCAACCCCGTAGCACCTGTTGTGCCCGTTGAGGAAGTTGCTCCGGCACCAGTACCCGCTCCCGCAGCCCCGGTCGAACTACCGGAACTGCGATACGAGTGGCAACCGACCGATGAGAACGACCGTCCTATCGGTGGTCGTCAGGTCATCAAATATCGCACAGAGGAAGAGAAGTTCGCCAAGGTTATCGAAGCGAACAACCTCCTAATCCGTCAGCTTCGCAAAGTGAATCGCGACAAGGCGGTAGGTTCGGCGGAAGAGATTCCGTCCGACGCAGAAAGATTCCAGAACGTCACGGAGTTCAAACCCCGCGTCTTGACATCGGATGAACGATTCAAGCTGGCACAGGGGTTGACGAACCCAGAGACGTTCGATGAATCGCGTGACGCGTTGATTGAGTCAGCGTTTGGGGTCAAACCCGCAGTGCTGGCCTCAACCTTGAATGACACGCAACGATTCATCATTCAGCAACGTGCTGTCGAGAATTACATCGACTTCGTCAATACGACGGGCGTCTATGACAGCATGAACAATCGACAAGTCCTGACAGGTTGGCTGGGCAAGCGAAATCTCGCTCCGACCGTCGCAAACTTTAACATTGCCCTATCTCAGTGTCGTCAATCTGGATTGATTGAAGATGCTCCTGTTGTGCAGCAGGTAACTCCGGCCCCGGCACCCGCTCCAGTAGCGGTGCCCGTCGTGCCCGTGGTAACGGAACCGAATCCGCAGGTTCCAGCAGCAGCCGCCCCCGGATTGGGGAATGAGCCGCAGCCGCAAGCAAAGCGTCATAGTCACGTACCATCCGGTCTGAATGCCACAGTTGCTTCAGCAGCGGGACCAATCGTCCCTGTGGATGGAAATTCGGTGACTCTTGAGATGATTGATAAGATGTCAGCCGCACAGTTCAAGGAATGGGCGAAAGTCCCCGCGAACCGTGCGTTGAACGAACGTCTTGAGCAGGAAGCTGCCCAGCGTCGTCGTGCTCGACAGAATCAATAATCAAACAACTAAGGTAGAACCACTATGAGTTTTTCTCCGGCTGGCAATCAGCTTTCTAACCTGCCTCAGTCCACGGTGAAGCATTACGACAAGAAGTTCCGTGAGAACCTGAAGGCCAACACCCCGTTCGTCCGTTGTGCAGAGCGTCTCGACCTGCCCATGAAGTCCGGTAACCAGTACGAAATGTTCATGTACGTGCCTCTGGCAGCGAACACGAACCAGACGACTGAAGGAACCGTGGGTTCGTCCCTGAGCGTCAGCGTGCTGACCACGACTGCGACCATCGGTGAGTACGCCGACTACGCGAACTTCTCGTCTCTGTCGCTGGCAACCTCCATTGACCAGACTGTCGAGAACGTCGCGAAGGAAATGTCGTATCGCCTTGGCGAGTCCCTCTCGGCTCTCGTCCGTGCAACCGCCGACGGTGCGTCGAGCATTGATGCCAGCGTCCTCGTGCAGCTTGCTGCGTCGAGCACGTCCAGCTTCACCGCTCTGTCTCTGAGCCAGATTCGTAACAGCGTTCAATCGCTGGCGGGTCGCTCCGTCCGTCCGTTCGACGAGGCAAGCAAGGCATTTATTGGCGTCATCCACCCGTTCGCCCTTGGCGACGTGCTGGCTGACAACAGCAACGATTCTCCAATCGACATCCTGAAGCATACCCCTGTGGGTCAGGCCAAGATGGATGAACTCGTGAGTGTTGACCTTGAGGAAGTAATCGAACTGCCGTCCACTGGCGTTCACTTCTTCCAGACCAACCTCGTGACCAAGACCTCGAACTACAAGGGCGTCACGGGCCTCACTGCTCTCCGTACCTACATTTTCGGTAAGGACGGCATCTTCGCTATCAACCTCGGTGCCCAGAACGACACCAACTTCGGTGATGGCGACTGGCGTAACATCAAGTGCAACATCGTTCAGAACGCTGAACCGACCGTTGCCGACCCCGAAGGTTTGATTCCGGGGTGGACGAGCTACCGTGTTCACTTCACGACCTCGCTCGGTCCTGACACCACGATTCGTATGCGGCAGATTGACGCCGCTTCCGCAATCAGCTAATCGACGAAGCGAAGGGGTGGGCCATCCCACCCCTAAGTCGAAATAGTGTCGCACGCTGGAATGTACAGCGTGCCTAGATAGGAAGATTCGCATGGCAAATCCCAATCCACAGCACACTCCGACCGACGGTCTGGGCGTAGCTGCATACGTGACCCTCAGCGGGTCCAGCGGGAGTTCGGTTATCACCAACTCCAGCGGCGGGGCGGACAAGTCGCAGGGTTCCAACGGTCAGGGTATCGGCCCCGGCACCGCAGCGTCAGGTTCTTTCCCGGTCGCACAGTACGCTCTGACATTGAGCGTGTCCGCAGCGGGCGGATATGCGAGTTCCCTCGCAGTGACCGCAGCACTGACGGATGTGCAGAACAACGCATACACTCCAGTCGGGTCCATCGAGGCGAAGTCGTACAACAACCCATCGGCGGGTTCACCGTCGTGGTATCGCCCAAGCAACTTCGCGGGTTACTCTGCGGACGTTGCGTCCGTCACGGACACTTCAGCATCGGCTGGTAACGAAGTCTTTACCATCACCGCTCTGAACCCCGGACAGGCTATCGTTGAGTGCCTCTTTCCCACTTTCGATAACACTTTGGGGAATCAAGCATCCGCGACAACTCCCAACACAGAATCGTTCAATCCGACAATGGCGATATATGTGCAGGTAGTTGTGACCGTAATTCCTTAGGCTTAGCGGCCTATGGCTAGATGGCGGGATGCCTAGAACATCCCGCTGTCGCTCTTTCTAGGAGATGAGATGGCGTACAAAGATTTAGAAAATCGGCGTGCTGCGGGTCGTAAAGCCTCGCAACGATTCCGCGATATCCACGGTGCGGAATCAAAGAAGTACCAACGTGAGTGGGCAAGGAATCTGAGTCCCGAGAAAAAGAAACTCCGGGCGAAGAAGGGTAATCGTCGTCGATATGGTTTGACGATTGAAAAGTATGATGCGAAGTTGGCATCCCAAAATAATTTGTGTGCGTTGTGCCACAAGCCCTTCAATTCAAAAATCGAACGAGAGCGTCCCGTTTTAGACCATAATCATCGGACGAAAGTTTTACGAGATTTTATCCATAGCCAGTGTAATATCGGCATCGGAAATCTATTGGATGATGCTGCGATTTGTCGTCTCGCGGCGGAATATTTAGAACGACACAAACAGGAGGAAGCATGAGTTGGGATACGGATTGGTCAACAGGAGTTTCGGAAACTATAACCGAGATACAAAGCATTGCTGCGAATCAAGCTACTGATGAAGCGGACATCGCTGCTTTGCAAGCAGCCGCACTATATGTAGTGCAAACGACGGGAACTTCACTGACGGTAAGTTCTTCTGGACAAGGGAAGTTTCTGAAAGTCTATGCTGCGGGGGTTGTGGCGGGTAACGCTTCTACGACTGTCAGTGCGTCGATAGGCGGCGGTTTGGTGGTAGCGACCCCGTTCAATACGAATTCTTCAGGGTTGTTTATCCTTGAATTCGATATGTATTTCGACGGAAGCCATCTCTTCGTTCTGAAACCGGGGAGCAATCCTCAGGTGGCATCTTCATCGTCAACATCCTTCGGCGTATCACTCAGTAGCGGCGGGGGAGCCATCACGATTAGCAATTTCGTCGTGGAAGGCTAAAGATTCAGAGGCCGCTTGACAGTTAACGCTGTACGAGCGGCCTTCTTTTTCATCTCTAGGAGGAGATATGTCGGAGGAGCTAGATAAGGACCAAATCATCGCGTCCTTGATGGAATCAGTAGAGAATCTGCGAGGCGAGTTAGCACAGCTTCGCAACAACAACCGCATTCTGCGTAGAGTGCATAGTGCCCTTCGTTCTGCCAACCAGTCCTTGCAGAACCGAGTGGCGATTGCCCAGCAGAACGACGAGTTGTTCAAAGAATTATGCACGAGCGACTTTGGTGCCAAGGTCACGAGTCCCGAGGATGGTGGATTACCGGAGCCGGGAACACAGGTGGAAGCGTCGGTCTAGAACGGCGTGGATACGTCAATGCTCATCGCGGCTTGCTACCGTGACAGAGATTGATATACAGCACTGAAGTGAAGGCTTCTCCCTGCGTGGGTAAGCCGTCCGTGAAGCCGCACCGGAGAAGCCTTTACATTTCTTGGAGGAGAAAATGAAAAGTTTGAATTTGTTTTTGCGTGACCTGTTTTACAATCTCTACCTGCGATACGCAGGGCAGTTCCGAACCCAGCAGCAGGTTGCTGAAGCGAAGATGCACGGCAACGTGCTTGAAGGATTTGAGAGAGCAATTATCAAATCTCAGATGAAGTGTAACCATCACAAAGGTGGGACCATCTTCCGTGTTGTGGGTGAGTCAACTAGCCCCGCGAAGATTGCGGAGTGCTTACAAAATGGCACGGGCAACCAGTACAGCGTCATGAAGCACCAGATGATGAATGGTGATTGGCGTGTCCGCTGCACACGATGCGGTAAGACTTGGACCGCACCGATTCGTCAGGAGTATCGGAATGACCGCGAGTTCTGGGCGGCGATTGAGGATTACGAACGAGCCAAGAAGTTCGAGACGAACAACCACACGAGCACGTCACTTCAGTTCCAGTGGCGGTATCGTGATGGCAGCGACGGCTCTGAGGTTCCTCGCAAAGCAATGGCAGCGAGGGTCTAATGCCAACGAACGAGGAATATCTCCAACGCTGGGAAGACGCTGCCCCGACGCCAGTCGCAACTGACTTGACGCCGGAAGAGATTGCCAAGATGCAGGGGACGCGTAACAGCGACAAACCCTCTTGGCAGACGTACGACGAAGAGATGATGGGTGATGTTGAAGACGCCGTTCTCCTCGAAGCGATGGCAGAGTACGCCAGTCGCGGGCCCAGCGGGGCTGAAGCAACCACCCAGACAAAAGAAGAACTGGCTCGGTTGAAAGAAGCATCCGCAGAACAGGTCAAAGAATATCAGTGGCTTTCGCCGGAAGAGTACAAGGACGAGAAAGAACGCATCGGTCACATCATGCACTCTGTCGTTTTCTTGAACAAACTCCAGAAGGCCGGGGTGAATTGCTGGTATCGAAGTCACCCGCAAGCCGGAAAAATCACGCTCATCGTCCAGCGTGCTGCATTGCCGCCTGAAGTTGGATGCTGGTGCCAAGAAGGATTCGCACCTGAACTTTCAATCATGCGGTTTGATGACCACGGCATTCCCCTCGCGGAGAAGTATCGCGGGTGGAGAACGCCACTCTTACAGTTGATTCTCAAGGGAGTCATCAGTGAGAAAAAGGCCGACGAGATTTTCGGGAAGCCTAAGACGACTCCCGCGTTCCATCGGTACAACTCGACCCTACGGAGATTCCGTGATGCGGGTTCGAGGTTAGAAAACTAGGAGGAAGTTATGAGCAAAGAAACTACGAAGCCGACGGGATTCCCCGAGGTTGACCCCACAGCGTCCGTTGAAGACCAGATTAAGCAGGCTGAACTCGCTGCGAAGCTGATGGAACTGGAAATCAAGCGTCAGGAACTCGAAGCCAAAGGGCTTGAGATTCAGGAACGCAAGTACCACATCCAAGACCTCAAAGCGAAGCTGGCCGACCGCGAAATCAGCGAGAAGCAGGCGAAGGAAGACCGTGAGCAGCAAGGTAAGACCATCGCCCAGCAGGAAGCAACCGACAAGTATCGGTTCAGCGTTTGCACTCACCGCAAGGGTGGACTTGTTTCGCCCCGCGACCAGCGAGTGCTTTCGACGGGAGGCAACGCTAACCAGCGTGCAGTCCTGAAGCACCAGATGATTAACGGTGACATCTGGGTTCGCTGTCTCCGTTGCGGTAAGACTTGGGCACCCCCGGTCATGAACAACTTCTTCTTCGACGCAAAGGGCCGTAATGTGGCTCCGGTCGATGGGGAGTTCAACAAAGAGAAGTTCGAGAAGTCCGTCGCAGAGTACAAGGAAGCGACGATGTTCGAGACGAACAACTCGATGTCCACTTCGGTCCAGTGTCGCTTCAGCACGGTCGATGCAGAGACGGGCAAAGTGATTGACGCGTCAGACCTCTACCGCGAGAATCTAGGCTCGACGACTCTGCGATAAGTTGCAATTGCAAATCTCATGGTCTAATTACCCATGAGCGGGGCGTGCTAGTAACACGCCCCAAACTCTTTTACTAGGAGAGAACATGAAACGTAAGACGTATTGTGTGCGAGGGCATCTTCGCACACCTGAAAATCTCATTCGCAACAATTGTAAGTTGTGTATGAAACAGTGGAACGTAGAACACCCGGAAGAACGCAAGAAAATCGCTCGTGAATATTCCCGACGATACAGAATGCGGAAACTTTACAACCTGACTGAAGAACAATATCAAGAATTGTTCCAGAAACAAAGAGGGTTGTGTGTTCTCCCATCCTGCGGTGAACCCGCTACGGATATCGACCACTGTCACGTCCGCAGCAAGACGCGTGGGTTGATGTGCAATCGGCACAACCTCGCCCTTGGATTATTCGGTAACAGCCCGATTCTGCTTCGTGAAGCCGCTGTATATCTGGAGACTTTCAATGGGTAACAGTTCCTTTACGCTCCAAAATCTGGTTGACATCGCACGAGCGATGGGTGACCTCGCACCAACACTGCCCACGGGTGGTTCGTACGAAACTATTGCTCTGTCTGCCATCAATGACGCGATGACCGCGATGTTGGCAGGCAGTTCAAAAGGTTCGCAGTTCAACTTCAAGTTCAACCGCATTGACATTCCGCCATTTTTCATCAACTCATATCAGCAGGACTATGCGTCCTCTGTTGTGAATCTGGGCTGGCTGGAAAGTTGCGGTGCGTACAACACGAGTTCAACGCAGCAACCAAAGCCGTATCGAGTCATCGAAGTCAAGCGTGACGTGCTCATCACGAACGCTCAGACTGGCAACCTCGCGAAAATTGCTTGGATGCAAAACGACACTCTCCAGTACGGCGTGTGGGGACAGGTAGCAACGGTCTCTCTCACAGGTCTCTCAAATCCCGGCCCCGGCGTCAAGTACACGGACCCGACAGGTCTGACTGCACTTCCGGCCAATCCTGTGACACAAGTCAAGGATGCGTTCGGCAACCTCTGGATTGTCACGGTCTATGGGACGTGCGGCAACACAAATCCTTTCATCACCAATCTCAATCCTGTCTTCCCGTCACTCGCGAATCCGACGCAAGTCGCGACGACCGCGACCGACGGCGGCGTCACATGGACCGCAGTCAACCCCAAGGGGCAAGGCTTCCGGCTCAACCCGATGCCAACCCAGACCGGACCAGTGTGGCAGGTTGCACCTGTGGGCCAAGCCCGCATTGCACAGTTCACTACGCTTGACCAGTTCCTTGAACCAGTCCCCGACGACTACTTCTCGTATCTCAAGACTGGTTTCTTCGCACAGTGCTATCGCTTCCATCCCGACCCAAAACAACGAGGGAAGTTTCAGACAGAGTTCACTCTGTGGATGCAGGCACTCGACAACGCAGTTCGTCAAGGTTCTCGTGAAGAGGACGATTGGAGTTTCGTGCCATCATCGAATGTGCTCGATACAGGTTGGGCCTTTAATCCAGTAAATCCCGCGATGCCCTATGGTCCTTGGGCCGGTTAGAATAAACAACTTACGGGGATTATCGAAAATAATTGAGGCGAATAGAAATAGAACTTGCTACGGGGTGGATTCTGTGTTATGATGAGGGTTAGGAGGAACTATGCCTTCAGAAGTAACACAATTCAAATCGGGTTCGGCTCACCATTTTGGTCAAAGGGACCGCTGTTCTAGTGGTCATCTATACCTTGAGGGTTCGTTCAAAATTGTTGATAAGGACGGGTACTCATACCGACATTGTCGAGTGTGTAGTCGTCTCGCGACAAAACGTGCTCATCAGATGAGGTACTACGGTATCACACAAGAACAGCGGGACGATATTTTCGTCAAGCAAGGCTCTTGTTGTGCTATCTGTAAGTCGAAGTATCACGGCGGACGAGGTTGGCATACCGACCACGACCACGTAACGAAGAAGGTGCGGGGCATTCTTTGCCATCCGTGCAATCTCGCATTGGGGAACGTTAAGGACAATGTAGAGATTCTACAGGCACTCATCGAGTACCTGCGTGGAACAGAGGGCCGTGAACAACGGGCCACGTAATATGGATGCTCTGTCGGATAAGCCATGTTGAATTTCTTTCGTAAAACCGCCCTATGGATTGTCGCTATCCCGATGCTTTGTTTTTTCCTCGGTGCCGCGTCGAATCAAGCCGTCCTTGTTGCTAATCATGACAAATTTCCCGTCATGTGGAATGACGCCAAGGTCAACCTCTACCGACTCGAAGCGACCAAAGCCGCCGAAGCTGGAAATGAAGATGCCGAAATTGCTCTCGCCCTCTTGGAGCATGGCTACCTCGACGATACACATTGTTTGATGACAAAAGAGACGCATCTCAATTTTCTCGCAGACTGGATTGACTTGAAGTCCGCGACATACAGCCTCGGAGACCTCCTACTTGAATTAGGTGAGCGAGGAATGGGATACTCCTCGGTCGCATGGGTGGTTGTTGTCCTCGGAGGACTCCGCAAGAAAGAAGAATAAAGACATGGCATTGGCAACTTGTAGAAACGGACATTATCGTACTTCCTCGAATTCCAGAACCCGCTCGAATGGTGATGTTCGTTGTCTACAATGCGAACGTGAGAACAAACGTTTTCATAGATACGGCTTATCCGGCAAAGAATGGGAGGAGTTGTTTGATTCGCAAGGTCGATGTTGTGCTGTTTGTAAACGCACAGAAACTAAGGGTTGGGATTGGCATACCGACCACAGTCATACAACCAGCATAGTTCGTGGCATCTTGTGTGATGGATGTAATCGTGCTCTTGGAGCCGTCGATGATAATATCGACATTCTGCTGGCTCTTGTTGAATATCTTAAACGGAGTTCTTATGGCGTTGGCAACGTATACGATTGCAAATAGTATTGAGTGGGCAAAGAAGTTTGCATTTGCACGCGGAATGGTTTTGGGAAATTCGTTGGAGCCTGCTCTTACGAGTGCGTATTTGGTTACTCAAACGATACTCAGCCCCCCTTTCGAGTGGTGGTGGAACAATGAGGAGTTGGTGTTCACTTGCAATCCGACACCGAACTCCGCGACGAGCACTGCAATCAGCATCTCTGCGGGTATCGTCACTGTGACAGCGGCGAACACCTTCGCTGTCGGCAATCTCTTGATGCCCTCGCTCATCGCGGGCGGCTCAATCGCACTCAACGGTCAAATCATCGAAGTGCTGACTGCGACAGGCTCCAGCTTCACGGCCGAAATCAATCTGCCGAATTCGACAGATACTGTCGGCACCTTTACGAACCTGACCACTCAGGATTACACGATTCCGACGCCGGAATTTTCGCACATCGAACACGCAAGTGTCCTCGACCTAGATGCGACGGGCAATCCGATTAAGTGGTACGAACTCACGGTCAAGAACATGCTGAGTCTCGAAACCTCAAAAGGCCGTCCTGAGTTCATCTCTCCGCACACGGAAGATGGAGCAGGAAACACGACCTTCCGCGTCTCGGCAGCACCTTCCAAGAAATTCCCTGTCTCTGTTCACATTCAGAAAGTCGCACCACTTTACACGAGCATTAACCAAGTGTGGGCCGTGCCGGATTTCATGATGAACATTTACAATTGGGGATTCCTATCCTTGATGTGGCAGTTCGCTGATGATCCGCGTGCTGCATTCGCCAATAACCAGTTCAAGGCGGCTCTGCTCGGTCGGGCCGAAGGTTTGACAGAGGAACAGAAGAACATCTTCCTCAACAATTGGCAGGACTTGCAAATGGGCTTCATGGCAAAGATGCAGCAAGGCATAGCAGCACGAGGCCAGTAGGAGTTTTGGATGTCCGCACCCACTAAGCAGTCAGTCACCTTCAATTTTCAAGACCCTGCTGGACGCCCTCTTGCTTTAGGGTCAGTGACTTTTCGTCTTCAAGTAGATATTTCAACTTTTTCTGATAGCGGACCCCAGATATCTGCTGGGCGGCTGGTGACGGCCTCTCTTGATTCAAGCGGTTCTTGCACTGTCCTGCTCTGGCCCAATAATCTTCTTGCCCCTGCCTCGATTTATTTCGTGGTGGCGTATACCGCTCAAGGGCAACCCGCGTGGCGGGGAGAATTGACCGTCACTGAATAGAGGTTTATGCCTTCCAAAGTACAACTTATCGGTGGTGCCTTTCAGGATAGCGAAGGCAACATTCTCACTAACGGCCAGCTTAAATTTCGACTCTCCCAAGACGCTTCGGTGTCCGGGGTAGGAAATATATGTTCCGGGGTAGAGGTTATCATCCAGCTTGACGCAGATGGCAACGTGGTCAGTTCTCCGGCCCAATACCTTTGGGGGAATGACAGCCTTCTCCCTATTAACACTTACTATCGTGTGACGGGATATACCTTCGCTGGCCAGCCCGCGTGGGGGCCGAATAATCAACAAGTCGAGGGTTCGGGGACTTTTGATCTCGGAACGTGGGTGCCTAACAGTGTGATTAGCTGGCTGCCTGTCGTAAACCAGCCTCTCGTGCTGAAGAATAACGGCGTGCTGAATAGCAGCCAAGCACTTCTCAATTTGGAATCCTCTGACTCCAGCGTGACTATTACCGACGAGGGTGGAGGAAATATCAATCTTCAAGCGGGTGGTGGAACATTCCAAAACACCATCGGCAGTACGGCGGCTGGGGTAGTGGGTAATTCTTTCAGTCAAGGTTCCAACATCGGCATGGCTCTTACCCCCATCGGAAATTCTGCACTAGGGATCAGTAGTGGCCCGTCCGCAACCGAGGGCTGCTTCGTCCCGCTACAGGGCTCTTCCAGCGATCAAGTAGGAGCGTTGATTGATGTGACTTTCAATATCTCATTGGGGATTTTGAAAGACTGGTTTTGCAAAGTCACCTTAGTGGGTACAACGTCTTCTCGATATTGGATGGGAATTTCGGATACCACATCATCGAATGTCGGCAACGTATTATTTTCTGATACACCCGCCGCGAACTTCGTTGGATTCTTGTGGTCCAGTAGCGTCGGGGGTGGGGGAAACTACAACGCTGTCTGCCAGACAGATGCAACTCATCAAACGCTGGTAGACACCGGAGTATCCCTTGGCGTTGGGGATAAATTGGAATTCAAATCATCTGGTAGCTCCGTGTTGTTCTACATCAACGGCTCCCTCGTTGCGACGATTAGCACCAATGTTCCTTCGACATCTCTAGGACTATCTTCTGTGCTTACCAACGACTGCGATGGAAATGTTGAGGCGTCAAACTACCAGATGAACTGGTATTACGTCTACGCTATCCTGAATTATTAACGAAAGGCCACTATGAGTCAGCTTGCAGCGAACGGCGGACAGCCGCAAAAAGCACCGAAGTACGCTCCAATCTATCAGGGACGTTTCTTCAACGGCATCAACACAAATCGTTCCCCGTTGCGTGCAGCCAGTGCAAGCCACATCGCTGAGAAGTTCTACTCGGATAACTCCGGCGATGCGATGATTGCAGGGTCTAACATCGAAGTTACTAACCGTCTGACTCTCGGTCGGCGTCCCGGTAACCCGATTTTCGATTTGGCCCATCAGTACAATGACCCGGATGCGTTCGATGAATTCCGCGTCAATAAAGCACAGAGCGATGTGTTCGGTACGACTATCGAACAGATTTTTACGATGATTGACGAAACGGGTTCGGGGAATTTCCTCTACTCTTTCGACGCATCGAGTGGCAAACGTGGCGGTGATTCAGCTTACAAATATGGACTGAAATTCCAGAAAGCCTCTGGAGCCGGACAAACGTTCATGCAGGAAGTGGGCAACTCGCTCTATCTCGCGAACGGCGTCCAGAACAAGAAGTGGTTGACCAGTCTCTTCGTTCGTAATTCCGCAGGAAACAATCAGTTCCTCCAAGGTTCTGACGGTCTCGCTGGGACGTATCCTTTTGGCACTTATCTTATCGACCCTGCCACGGGGAATATCCAGCAATTCATCGGCATTAGCATCGGCAACGTCACCAACGTCAACGTCTCGAACAACATCTTGACGTTGACCATCACTGTCACGGACGACACTCGCGACTACCCAATCGGAACATCCTTCCAGTTGTGGGGTATGACAAGTAATCCGTGGCTCAATGGTGCGACCATCACGCTGACCTCGGAGTATGACCATACGCTTTTCGGTCGAACATTCGTCGGAACAACGACGCACGCGAATACGAACACGCCGGAGTCCGGTCAAGCGTTCGTCATTCAGACAGGCACTCAAGGCGGCGGCAGCACGATTTACGTCGCTGAGACGGGCAACAGTGTTCCGACATGGGGCACGACTCTCCCCGCTATCTCGAATGACTTCCAAGGAAGTTTGACCGAAGATGGCAACACCATCTGGCTCAATCGTGGCGTTAACTACCCGAATGAGTCTCCTGTCCAGCAGCCTAGCGTCATGAATTGGGGAATTAAAGCCCCGAAGACGGCTCCAGCTTTCACATCTTCAGGTGCAGCGGTCTCGTGGCAGACCAACACGTATTATTCTCCGGTCTCAGTCTTCATTGACCCTACGTTCGGAAACCTCTGGCAGATTACAACGCCGGGAACGACGGGGTCCGCACAACCGACATGGCCCGCGTCACCCGTGCATCAGCAGAAGGTCATCATCACTGGCCTCTATGCCGATGGCACGAACATCTTCGTTAAGACGGACACACAGTCCCCAGCTCTTGTAGCGGGCGACACGGTCGTCTTCCAGAACATGTGTACCTTCGCCAACGGTCAAGGTTCATTCCCTGACCTCGAAGGCGTATCCGTGACGGTGTCCGCGACTGGTCTCACCACGACGGCCTTCCAAGCACCTTACACTGCGAACGTCATCGGCTCCGGCTCACCTATCGCGGAGTACGGACAAGCAATTAAGACCGCCGGAACGAACCCTCCGACTACAGTGTCGGAATCAGGTCACGGTGGAACTGCGGTGTGGACGAGCATTCAGTTGGCTGCATCACTGACATGGCAGGCTCACACGCACTACAACGTCGGAGACTTCATCGTCTCTCCGACCAAGTTCTTGTTCCAGCTTGGCCGCAAGACACAACCTTTCATCAACACAGCACTCGGGCTGCATATCAATATGAACTCTCTGAACGAGCCACAATCTCTTCAGAACAGTGCGTATCAAGGTGCGTTCCCGTATTTCAACTCTGGTGACCCAGCTATCAGCGGACTCCCTAATTGGCAAGCTGAGTCAGGCTTCTACACCAATCAGAATTTGTCATCCGTCTGGTTACAGCGTACTCAACCGCCGGGGAGTGGAAGTTCAAGCACTCCATATGGTGAGAACGCTGTCAACGGTGCTGGAGAAGTTGGTGCGAACTCATCACTGGCCGCAGTGTCTTCAAGCTGGGTCGGCGTCATCAAGTGCTATGTCTTTATTCCTCGACCGGGAACGTACACCTTCACTTGTCAACACAACGATGGTGCGATTTTCTGTTTCGATTCACAAGGTATTGACACAGGCACCGTTGCTCCGGGTGCGTTCAAAGCATCTGGTGGAACGGACAACGTATCCCAAACAATCTCTCCCGGCTTCGGCTTCGGTCGTCCCGGTGGGGTTGACCTCTGTGGCACGAACACCAGTGACCGCACAGGTCCGGGTCCATTCGCACAATCGGCAACAAAACCCGCAGACTCCGCGACGTGGAACTTCCCGCAAGCGGGAAATTATGCGTTGGAAATTGACTACGCAAAGTGGTATCACTCCGGTGGTTACATGGTCTTTATGTGCCCCGGCTCAGGTGGTGCCCCGGCCCAGACTCTCGCAGTAGGACGCGATGAGTCAGGTACGTCCGCTCCGTCGTGGCCCGCGTTCACCAAAACAGGTGCAGGGTTCGACACAACGAATGAAGTAATCATTTGGGGTGGAAACGTAGTTGAGGTCTCGACTGCTGGACAGCAGTACCTTTGGAACAACGTCGGACCCAAGAGTGACTTCGTGTGGGTCGCGGGGAAGAATTACACCCTCCCCGGAACAGTCATCATCGACACGAACAGCAATCAGCAAGGTGCCTACGAAACAGGCATCACCGGGACGGTTCAACCGACGTGGTCAAACACGACGGTCGGTTCGATTCTCGCAGACCCTAACCCACCGCTTCAGTGGATTAACGAAGGGTCGGTGCCCAATTCCTCGACGCAAGGCAACACCATCACGGCGTTGTCTCAACAGGGTTGGCTCTACTGGATTGCACTGGTCAACACGCTTGACCAGACAGTGTCCAACGTCAGTCCGGTTTCTCTGCCGACTGGCCCAATCAGCAAGGGTCAAATCACCTTCCCTGCTGGCTCGGGCTTGGATGTGACGCAGATTGACCCACAGGCTGATTACGTTGCGATTTTCCGTTCAGCAGATGGCTTCAGTACGCCGCTGCTCATTCCGGGGTTTGTCAACTCGCCGTACACGGTTCCGCTGGCACAATATCTGGCATACGGATATGTGGACACGGTGCCGGACGCGGAGTTGAACAACCTCGAACAAGGTGCTCAGGCTGGCGAGAACACGCCTCCTGCCACTGGTGCAAAGAATCTGTCTTACCATCTGTCCCAAATCTGGTACAGTATCGGTAACACGGTTTACTATACGACAGGCCCGCTGGCTCCCATCGGCAACGGAACTGACGGCACTGCACCGGGGAACTTCGCAGAGTGCTCATCCCAAGTTCGACGACTCGTGCCGACGGCAATCGGCATGTTGGTCTTCACGGTGAGCGATGTCTATATCATTGCTGGGAATGGAACGTCCACGAGTCCAATCCTTCCCGCGATTCCGTACCTCACAGGCATCGGTCTCGCAAACTACAACGCCCTCGACATCAATGGCGGCCTTATCGGGTTCTTCACGACCGACAAGCAGTTCGTCATCTTTGATCCGAGTGCAGGACTTAGCTACGTGGGCTTCAACATCGGCGACCAGTTCCGTCTCAACAACGGACAACCAGGGCAGAGTTGGAACACTTCGACGGTTTACGTCACTTGGTATGTGAACGGCGAAGACGCAGCATGGTACGTAGCTGACGGCGTGAACGGATGGTTCAAGTGCATCGCAACTCCTGCCCCCGAACAGGGCAGTGTTGCGTGGTCACCGTTTGCGACAATCGTTGGTGGTGCAGGTGCGATTAGGAGTGTCGAGACTACTCCCGGCGTTCACACGTTGCTCGTCGGACAAACAACATCGACAAGCAATTTGCTTTACCGTAACTTGTCCGCGACCACGGACAACGGAACAGGTAACTCGAACGGTTCGACGTATAGTGCATACGGCGTCATCGGCTCAATCGTCCTAGCTCAACCGGGCCAGATTGCGAAACTCGCATTCATCACGACCGATAGCGTCAACGTTGGTTCCCCACTCATCCTTGGGGTCATTCTCGACGAAGCCCTGCCGTATTACACGGGTTCGTTTGATATCCTCAAGGACTGGAAGACCGACCCCACGAACATGCCACAGAGCACTTCAATCCTTTCGCAAAGGTTCTATCTTGCGGAAAATACTGAAGACTCCGCGTACTGCAAGCACTTGCAGATTATGTGCCAGTGGCCTCCCGAAGCTGCGATGAACGAATTGCAGACTTTGACCGTGTTCGGGGCCTACGAAATTGAGCAATAGAATCAACAACTTACGAGTTTGAATTATGCTCCTTGACTTTCTTGTCGCAACATGAGATACTGGCGATGGGAGAAGATATGGAGAAAAGATACAAACTTGAAGGTCATGAACAAGACGTTGTTGATGCGTATCAGAGTGGACAACCGACCACTCTGATAGCTCGAACATTCGGGGTGTCTGCGACCTCAGTTAATCAACTGCTAAGAAAACTCGGGGTGCCTCGTCGTGATATGAAGACGAGTCACCCTCAAAAATCGCACTGTCGGTATGGGCACCCCCTATTCGGGGATAACCTCTATACGACGCAACGTGGGACTCGGGGATGTCGAGCATGTCGTAAGGCGTGGTTCGAGAAACATACACAGACGGAAGAACAGAAAAATCGTAGTCGTGATTGGGGGCGACGAAAGCGAGAGAGCGACCCCGAATATCAGCGTAATGCGGATTTGTGGTCTTACTATCGTTTACGTCGGCCTGAGTACGACCAGAAACTTCAGATTCAAAAACATCAATGTGCCGTGTGTAAGCAGTTGATGGAAAAACCTTGCGTTGACCACGACCACACTACGTTTCAAGTGCGAGATTTAGTTTGTCGAAATTGTAATCTCGCTATCGGCCACGTAAGGGAAAGTCTCGAAATCGCAGAGGCTCTCGTCGCTTACCTCAAGAAATGGAGCACTCATGCCGCCTCTTAGTCATATGATTCGTAGTTCAAGCCCGAAAGGGTTCGAGGCTGTAGAAAATAAACCTGAAGCACCCCCGGTCGTTCAACCGGGGCGTGCTCAAGGCGGAAATCCCTACATCCGTTGTCCTCTCCCACCCTTCAATGCGACCGTCGATACAATGCGACAGTTCAATGAAGAAGGAAAGGTTCCGACACGTCGAGTTATCCCTATCCCTGTTCTACTCTCAGGCGGGGGTGGAACGACTGTAACTAAGACTTCTGTCATCAATCAAGGTGGTGGAGGTTCGGGCGGTGGCTCAACCGTAGTACCTACTAAGTTGGTCTCGGCAACAGTTACTCTGAAGGTACCTGCTTTGACTCCCGGCGGAATCTTCACGGCCACGGTGACAATGGCAAAGTCATTCCAGCTTTTGCAATTGACATCTTCGGCACCACTTGAGATTCGCGTATACGGAGATGCACTTACTCAAGGTTCAGACGTACCGCGTTCGACGGACACCGCTGTCCCTTTTGAGACAGTTCCCGGCGTCATTACGGATGTGGTCTTCGACACCGCCCCGTTTATTTGGTCCTGGCAAAATAGGGTCGGAGCGAATGCCGATTCACCGATATCGACAAGCATCTATATCACGGTAATAAACCCTTCGCAAATCGTGGGTTCCTCTGCGGCTATTCTTTCTTTTTCGTATCTTCCTTTGGAGTCTTAGGAGTCTTTTATGAACAGGGAGACTTTCCCTTCGTCACAATCACCACTGACAGGCGACATCAGCGGTGCGGCTGGGCAAACGAACGTCACCGTTGTCGGCCTCCAGACAATTCCAATCGACCCCACACCGCCGACAGCGGAAGAGGAACTTTATTATGATGTGGGTCTGCTCGAATGGTCTCCGCGATTGGACGCGAACCGCAGTATCACACTCGGAACATTCGCGACTGACAGCGGGGATATTATTTCACGCGGCCAAAAGCTGAGTGATGATTACGATTTTCTCGTCAACTGCGTCGGCCTTGAAGTTCTTGTAGGCTGGACGTACGGGTTTAGTTTTCAAGTATTTTGCAACGGCACGGGGGTCGCATAACTATGTCAATCAATTTAAGCAATACTACACCTGCTGCACCTTCCGGCGGTACGAACATCCTCTGGCAGAGTGATGGTTCCGGGAATGTCTCTGGCTATGTCCAATCCGCTGTTGAACTCGTCGGTGATGGCGTTGACCTCACTGCCCAGACAGCCGACATCGGCCCGAACACTCTGGTCACTACGCCGAACGGCTACTATCGCATTTCGGCCTACCTCATCGTGACAACCGTGGATGGTGCGTCCTCGACGCTCCCGAAGCTGACAATCACATGGAATGACCTCGACAACGGACAAACCCAGACCTTTGATTTGACACCAACTATATCGGGGGCGGGTTCCAACCTGTTGACCACGTTTGAGCAATCTGATATGATTGTTTCAGCAGGAAGTTCCGCCACTCTCGACTACGCGACCTCTGGGTATGCTTCTGGCACGCCCGCGACCATGCAGTACGCGATTCACATCCGAGTCGAACAACTGTAATTCTATCAAATAGAATGGAGGAGCATGGGCATCGAAATTCGTCCGTTCTCAGAAACGGACATCCCATCGTTGCAGGCTGCTATCGACCGCGACACAATCCATCCCGGCGAGTGGAGCGTCAGACACTTCTATGACGACCCCGAAGACCCGGATGCACTCAACATTCCTAAAGAAGTGACCACGATGTCGGACCAACACGGCCCGATTGCTTTCGTGCGTTACACGAAATCGCTCCGCATTTCTTGCATTTGGGATGACGAAAAAGATGTTCATAGAAATGCTCGGGCAATTGTCGCCGGCATTCTTGACGCAGTACAAAAAGCTAGAGCCAGTGGTTTTACGGAGATAGTCATCCAAACACAAAGTGAGAAACTTGCTATCTTTTTCGAGAAAGTTCTAAGAATGAAGCGTAGCCGGGAAGAATTTTTGCTGCAAGTATAGAAAGGCTCTCGTGAAGAAATCGAAATGTAGCCGAGGGCATCTCCTAACAAAAGACAACCTCATCATTAACCGAAAAGGTCGCCAATGTAAGAAATGTCATCGAGTTACTCAGCAGAGGTATCGTAAAACCCAGCAAGGTGTTTGGACTTCTAAATCGCGAGAAATCCGGGATTCTGGGTGGACATTAGAAAGATACCAAGACTTTTTGCGTGTCCAAGATAATGCTTGTGCTATCTGCAAAACTCCGTTTGAGCAATTTACAAGAAATCCTTCTTGCGACCACGACCACGCGTGCATGACCCCGCGAGGGTTGTTGTGTGATGCTTGCAATCTGGGAATCGGAAAGTTCAAAGAGAACCCTCTGCTCTTAGAACTTGCGGCTCAATATTTGAAGAAGTGGAAGGTATACGATGTGCGGACCTAGTTCAGCCCTGAAAGCTGTCAATACTCAGATACAGAATCTCGCCACGACCGTCGGTGACGAGGGCCAACAAATCTTCGGTGATGCCAGCACGGTATTCAATAAGATTACAGGTGCTCTTAACGGCATCATCAGCGGTGGACCCGGCCAGAATGGATGGAGTGCTTCGGAGAACGCGGCACGTACCGCAGCAACAGTTCAGGCGGGGGCTACGGAAGCACGTAACCTCAAAGGTGCAGCGGCCTCGTCGGTCGCGGCCATTGGTGGCGGTAACACAGTCGCTCCCGCAGGCAGCACCCAGCAGATTGTCCAGAATGCCAACATTCAAGCGGCGTCTGATACCGCAGCGGGCCTCAACCAAAATCAAATCGCCAACGCTGAAGCAGGACGTTCGGAATTTAATACCGCCGTCCAGCAAGAAGAAGGTGCGACCCAGATGTTCAATCCGGCGACTTCGGCAAATCAAGTATCTGTCGGTGCCAACCAGTCAGCATTCCAGTCTCAATCCCAGATGGATACCCAAAGTAATTGGGCGATGAACGACATCATGAAACTCGGTGTCGCGGGCGTTCAAGGTCTCGGAACCGCGATGTGTCCGGCTGAGGGTAGCAAGTATCTCATGGCCGACTACATGGAACTCCCGGTCGAAACGCTCAACGTTGGCGACCGCATTCTCGGTATCGACGGTCTGCCAGAAACGATTCTGGAAATCCAGTCTTCGCTCATGCCGATTGTTCGAGTCGAAACGGAAGACGGTCATGTCTCGCGAAGTTCGAGGGTTCACGCCTTTGCACTTCCTCATGGCGGATTCGTTGTCGCAACGGACTCGATGAGCAAGACGATTCGTACCTCGCTCGGCAAGAGCAAGGTCATCAACATCAAGTTTGACGGCATGGCACGCGTATTCAACGTCATCACTGACGGGTCACACACTTATCGGGCTGACGGAATTTGGGCCTTGGGTGTGGGCGAAGCCGAACGTAAGACGATGGCACAGGGAGCATAAGATGACTGTCGAACAAAACGCACCACAGCAGCCAAACGCAATGGGCGGGGCATCGACCACAACGTCGGATGTCAACGACCAACTACAGCCACGCACGCCTGACCAGTTGACTGCCGGGACATCCCCCGACCAGAAGACAGCGGGCACTCCCGACGTAACGCAGGCTGCTGCGGTCAAGCAGAATCAGACTGACGGTGGGAAGAATCTTCCTCCGGCAGCCGCTCCTACGCAGGACAAACCACATCCGGTCAGCCGCATCTTCGACAGCATTCTGAAGACGATGACAGGCGGGCCTGTGATGTACACGGCTCCCGATGGCTCCCGCAAGGAAGCCCCTCAGAGTCGCGGAGCGATGGGCAAGGCGATTGTCGCCGCTGCTCTCGCGGGACTTTTCACGCCGACGCAATATCGCGAAGGTGCATTCGGTTCCAAGGTCGAAGATTTCGGTGCGACCGCAGCCGGAGCAGCCGGAGCGGGCAAAGGCGTGATGCAGGAGTTCCGCAACAAGCCTCAGCAGATTTCTGATGAGCAGCAAGCGAAGCATCTCCAGACTGTGCTCAACACGACTAACCTCGCGACCACGATGGCCGCAAGTACGATTCAGAAACACAACGCTTTGGATGCGATGGTCAAGAGTTCGACTCCTCTGCTCGACAGCATCCGAGATTATGAGAAGACTCGCGTTGACAATCAGCCACAGGCTTTGATTCAAGGTGACATGACCCACGAGGAAGCCCTCGCGAAGTTGAAGGGTCACACAGGCGAGTGGACCGCAGTTCTTTCGGGAACTAAGGCTACTCTCAATCCTGAGACGGGTGAGACTGAAGAACACCCTGTCTACTCAGTCGTCAACCCGCACGTCAAGGTTCCTTTGAACGAGGAAGCTGTCAAGTTGTATTCGACAGTCAATCCGACTTACAAAGGTGCGTGGGAAGCGACGAATGGGAAGGTTGAAGTTCCGTTGAACATGGCTGTGTCCGCACAGAACCTTGTCAATGAATCTCACGTTCTCCAAGCGTTCGCTAACAGCGACGAAATGAAGTCCGCATTCCCGAAGGTGAAGCCTGCGAACATCGCGGCTGTCATGAGCGGGCCGGACGGCAAACGCGTTGCTCAAGCACTCGACACGACTCGCGATGCTATCGCAGCGGGTGCCCCGGCGTACCAGACGTTGAACGCATTACAGCAGGCTCCCGGTGGACGCACGCTGATGCAGGCTCTCGGACTCGACCCCGGTCAAGTCAACGAGTACGTCAAAGACCAAACGAACAAAGCCATTCGCGAACAAGCACTCGCGAAAGAAGGCGGCGTAGGCGACAAGGCTCCAGTGTCCGCAGCACAGCAACAGACCCTCCAGTCGGCCATCAACAAAGTTGAAGACCCGACAGAGCATCAGACACTCTCGGCTCTTATCCCGCCCGACCGTCCGTTGACGATGGGCGAGTTCCAAAAGGTCGGAAACGAATTGCGTCAGACAGTCCAACGTCTGCACGAAGATAAATTGAAGACGGGTGACCCAGCGGTCCTCCAGTCTGAAGCTGATAGCATGTTGAATGGCAATGTGTCGAATCCAAAAGACCTCGCAACAATCCGGTCTGGCGGAGCACGTACGCTGATTGACAGCTTGCTCCAGAAGGGTGCTGAAGCACGCGGCCTGAATCCTGTGAACCATACGTTCGCAACTCAGGAAGCAAAGGCTCGGGCCTTCGCAGAGTACAGTGACCCACAGAGCAAGATTGGTGCTCAGTTGAGTTCGTTCGATACCCTGATGCGACACACCGCAGAAGGTCTTGACGCGAACGAGAATTGGGTCCGGTCGGGTTCTCCTCTCATCAACGAGAAGTTGAACTGGCTGGCAGAGAACGCGACGAACGACCAAGACTATCAGACGTTCCGCGACACCATCATCGCTCCGGCGAAAGAGTACATGAACTTCCTGAATCAGAATCGTGCAGAACACGATTCTGACATCAAGGCAATGGACGGTATTCTCGGACCTAACGCAACTGCAAAGTCCGCACTCACGGCACTTCGGGTCATCACACAAACCGCTGATGCTCGTGCAGCGGGTCTCGGTCAAAAGTATCTCAACACGGTCAAGAACAACTACGAAGGACTCATCTCTCCGGTCGCTCTGCAAGTCATGCAGAAGTTCGGAATCAAGAGTCAATCGGGTCCGTTGTCCGTGCAGTTGCCGCGTGGCTGGCAGGGCAACTCAGCATCGCCTCTTACGCCCCAAGCGTTGGATTCGTTCTGGGAAGCATCTGGTCACAACAAGCAATACGCGATGGACCTCGCAAAAGAAAACGGCTGGCGATAACAGAAAGGGTAGCACATGGAAAGCATGTTCCAACAGAAGGAAGACCAGAGCAAGCAACCACCAACTCAACCCAATGCTACCCCTGCTCCGGCCCCAACTCCGGCTGCGGCGGCTCCTGCTGCCCAGCCTAATCCTGCCGCTGGCGGGATGGACGCCATGTTTAGCCAGAAGGAAAAATCTGAGAACCCGCCTGCTGTAGCTGCGGGTGCAACTCAGCACACCGCGAACGAGGACAACTCCGCAGCGGCGAAAGAACTCGCAAGCAAACAGGGTGCCGCAAAACACGGCATCCTTGCTCGTGCATGGGATTGGGTCAACGAACCTATTCTCGACAACGTTCTTCCTGAAGGTGTGAAGACCGCTGACATCATCAAGGGTGCAGCGTTTGAGAAGATGTACAACGAAGCGTACATCCCCGGCGTCAACGATTTCAACACGAAGGCAGCAACTCACTTCGAGCCTGCTGAGAAGGCTCTGTCGGCTCTCGGGCCACAGGAGAAAGACGGAGCAATCAAACGAAACATTCGCCAGTTTCTCATCGACCACGCGTCTTCACTCGACGCGGCTGCGAACGCAGGCAATACGTTCGTTGCTGGTGCGACACGAGATACGGCGGACATGGGAGCGGGATTCACTTCGCCTCTATCTCTTGGTACACTCGGACTCGGTAAGGCGGGACGTGTTGGCAAGGTGCTGGCTCCGCTCGTCGGAACCGCATTCGGCCTGCAAGGTCTCGGTCAAGCGGGTGAGGGTGCCCAGAAACTCGCACGTACAACGACGTGGGAGAATTTGAAGCACGGATACCTCGACCCAGATGCAGTTCAAGAAATGCTCGGTGGGGCTGGACAAGCGGCATTGGCAGGTACGGCTCCTGTTCATGGGGCTGGCGACCTCGTCGATTTCGCTAAAGGGAAAGCACGTCCGGTCATGTCTACGGTCGGCGGACAAGAAGTCCCTGTTCGTGCATCCGGCACTGTTGCGGAAGCAGTTCAGAAAGGCGTGTCGCCGGAAGTCAATCAGGCCGCGACTGCGAAGACACAAGCCGCAGTTCAGGAGGGTGTTGGCAACGTCGTTGGTGAAGGCGTCGGTTCTAAAGCCCCGACGAAGATTGCAGGACAAGACCGTCTCGGCATTCGTGCTCACGCAGCCGACCTCAAAGAAGCTGCGACTGACGCGATGGATGAACTCAATCGTCTCAGCAACGGTGATTACGAAGACGCTAAGGACATGATGGAGAAGTCGAAACGCGACTTCACTACCAAGGGTCGTGAGGACTTCACCACTGCACAAGGACTCCACGACGACATCATCGACCAACATCGCGAAGCAATGGCGAACGCTGGGTACGATGTCGATGAGATGAAGGCAAATTATCGCAAAGCTATTGCTCTCGAAAAGATTGCCTCTCGCATGGACACAGCCACAGGTCCGTTGGAAGGTGGGACAGGATATGAAGTCAAGGGTGAACGTCTTGCGAAAATTATCGACGACATGCGACGGGTTCCCGGCAACGAAAATCCCTCGCTCTCGAAGAACCTCTTCGAGCGTGCTGGGCTGACCGAGGACCACATCAACGCGTTGGCTGACCTCGCGGATACTCTCCGTGACCAGCAAGAGATTCCGAAGTTCGGGTCTCTGACCAAGTTGGCTGCGAAGGCAATCTCTATCGCGGCGACGACACACATCGCCGGAGCCTCCGGCTTGTCTGGACTCTTCGAGGGTCTTGCGGGCGAGAAGGCGGGCGAGGTTGTCGGCAGCAAGGTCATGACCAAACTGTTCGGTGACGCTCTGACCTCAGAGCCGTTGGCGAAGGAACTCAACCAGAAATTGAAAGGCGGTGTCGCGGCCTTGAGCACTTGGGATAAATTCCAGAGTGCCGTGAAGGACGCGTACGCAAAAGCCAAGAGCGTAGACCTCGGCGGTGAAGAAGGTGCCGTAGGTGCCAACGTCACACGTCGGAATGTCGGTGAGCCACAGACGGGGAAATTCTCCCGTGGTGCCCAGCCCGTCAATGACACGCCGATGAAGGACATGGAAGTTAAGAAACGCGAGAACGGCGATTGGGAATTCAATCACCCGAATGGCACAAGCCAGATGGTGTTGCACCCAGAGCCGGACACGCGACCGGGATATGAAGGTAAGACTCAGCTTCGCCAGACGGGAATCTCCGCTGTCGATGCTCCCGGTGCAGGTCAACAGATGATGGACGATGCCGTTGCTCGGATGAAGAATCTCGACAACGTCAGTCGCGTCGTCTCGGACCACCCTGACCTCCGGTCGCCGGAGAACGAAGGGCATTGGTCAAAACTCGCTCGACGCGGTCACAACGTCGAAACAGAGCCAGCGATGGATAGCGACGGCAAGCCGTTCACTGGTCCGAATGGAGAAGAGGGTAAAGCCTACTCCATCTCGAACGAGGACAACGGAGCCAGTCAAGTCGCGGCTCACGAAGAAAAGGGTGGTTCGACGTTCGACTCTAAAGGTCGCAACCTCGATGGCTCGGACAAGTATACCGTAGCTACACACCCCGAACGCACTCAGGTAGTCGATGGGAAGTTGACGCCCGAACGTCTTCGTCAATTTAAGACTTTGAATGCGGACCTTCTGAATCAGGAAGGCTACGGCATCGGGACTTGGGATGATACGGACTCAGGCAAAACGACTCTCGACATCGTGAAGTTGTTCGACGACCGTAAGGACGCGGTTCAAGCTGGAAAGTCAGCGAACCAGAAAGCAATTTATCATCTCGGTGGTGAAGGTGAAATTCCGACGGGCGGAACGGATAAGGTTCCCGGCTCGGTCGCGGATGCTGGAGCACGTTATAACAAATCAGTCGGCAAGAACCCAGAGATTGACAACACGAAAGTGGGTGTTGACTCTCGGGCGAATGCTATCGCTGACGCGTATGACGCGTTGAAGCACAACCCTAACGACCCCAAGGTGAAGGCAGCATACGACGCACTCATCAAAGAGACGAAGGCTCAGTGGAACGCGTTGAAAGACGCGGGTTATAAGTTGGAGCCGACGGCCCAAGACCCTTACAAGGGTTATGAAGAGATGCGTGATGACATCAACCAGAACAAGCGAATCAAGGTGTGGACGGGCGGACAACCTCCGGCTGACCATCCTCTGTCGGCGGTAGACCCGGAGACGGGCCTGACGCACAACACGCTGTTCCGTGCGGTTCATGACATCATGGGTCACGTCGCGGGAGACAACGACTTCTCGCAAGCCGGAGAAGAGAATGCCTATCAGCGTCACGCACAGTCTTACAGCAAAGAAGCACTCCCGGCTCTGACTACAGAGACCAAGGGTCAAACCTCGAACTTCTTCAACAGTAGTAAGGTTCGTTCGGGTGCGGCCCCGGATTTCGCAGAACAGAAAGCTGGACTGCTCCCCGATAAGTTCAACGGGCCTCAGCAATCTGCGACGGCTGAGAGTAGTGAAATCGCAACGCGTCGTCCGACATCAAAGAAAACTGATGTGACGAACGCTCCCGGCCAACACGCAGATATGGCCGGAGTAGAAGCCGCGACCAAGGCCAACCCCGGTGGGGGTGGGAAACTTGGATACGCGGAGAAGTTGGCACGAACTGTCGCGAAGTACACAGGGATTGAATTCTCGGAAGAAGACCTCCAGAATCCGCAGAAGGTGATGGAGAAATTCATCAACCACATGACGGACAATCTCGTGTCGCTGCACGATTCGATGCCGGAGCCAATGCGTCAGCTTGCTCGTCAGTGGTACGATACTGCGAACACGATGGCAAAGCAGATGGCTCAGAAGCACGGGGTCACACCTGAGCAGTCAGCCGGAGTCTTGGCAGCGTTGTCCCCACAGAACGCGTGGGACAACAACGTCGCACTGGCCGACCGCGTCATGGACACCTACAAGAATCGCCAGAACTTTGAGTACTCTCCGAAGATGGAAGCCCAAGCAGCGAAGATTAAGCAAGGGCAACTGTCGCGGGCGGCTCAAGGGATGTTGAAAGACATCCACGGCAAGACGCTGAGTGAGATTGATGCCCAGCAGATGCCGGAGCGATTCGCAAAGAAATGGGGTGATGAAGCGGACCAAAAGTGGGCGAACGTCAAAAAGGCTCAACAGGCGATGTGGGTTCGGTTGTACGACGAAGCACACAATTCTCCTCAGAACCCGATGTTCCACCCGAACGGCGACATAGTTGGAATGTCACCCAACTCTCGTTCGTGGATTGGTCTCGACCGCGTAGCGAAGTCTCTCCGCATCCTTGACAATGGCAGCGTCGATAACATCAACGCAGTCATGGGGGACGGAAACAAGATTCGCAACTTCTACAACAACATCATCAATCCCGATTCACCCAACGGGCACACGACGATTGATACGCCCGCAGTTGGTGCGGCTCACTTCCAGCCGTTCTCCGGCGACGATGCTGAAGTTCAACACAACTTCGGCAACTCTCCAAAAGGAATCGCTGGTGCCCCGAAGCACGCAGGAACAGGAATGCGTGGGACGTATCCGCTTTATGCGGAGGCGTACAAGCGTGCGGCTGCGAAGCTGGGCCTCCAGCCCCGCGAATTGCAGTCAATCACTTGGGAAGGGATTCGGTCGCTGATGGGCGACGAGAAAAAGACTCCAGCGTTGAAAGCCTTCGCCCGCGAAACGTGGGATAAGGTTCAAACAAAAGAGTTGACACCGCAGCAGGCTCGTGATTTAATTATCGAGAAGGCTGGCGGATTCTCAAAACCGTCTTGGATGACCGATGAGCAATGGGATGAGGCTATGGGTACAGGCTTCAACCCAGAGGAGTTCAACCATGAGTAACGCGATTCTCGATGTCATGGATTATTACGGTGATGCCATGACCCGCGACAACTATCTGAAGACAGCCTACCCCGGCAAACCGCCGAGTAAGCTGGACAACGAGAGCGAAGCGGAACTCCCACAGGACGACATCCGGTTCATGGCCCACCGACCCGTGACCCACGAGGAAGAAGTTGCCGAAGCAGCGGCAAAGACCTCGAAGAAATAGCGAAGGGTTGACATCCGTCAGCCCTTCGTGGTAGACTTGTCAAAGAGGACTCCCAGACATGTTGAAGCAAGACGACTACATCAAGGGTCGTCTGGTTGAGATGGGTTGGCGTTTCGGTCAATCATACACCGGAGCAGCCGGACACATCGCAGGCCAGATGATTATGCAGACTCTCGCCAATCGCGTGCGTGCGGGTTGGGCGTCATGGCTACAGGTCATCGACCGCATCCCGAATCACATGGCAGAGAACGAAATGCCGCCTCTTGTGCATCCACCGATTCATGAGCCGACCTTCGTCAAGCTGCTTCAAGCTGTTGACGGCGTCTTCGATGGTGCCATCAACGACTTGTCGAAGGGTTCTCTCTATTGGGGCGACCTCGCGAAGATTGAACGCGAATGGTTCCGTGACAAAATCATCCACGCAAAGAAGCACATCAACATCAGCGACGGCGGATTAGAGCTAGTCGAAGTTCCGGCACACCAACGTGTCGCGAACATGAACGGTCTGACGTTCTGGAACTAAGAAGTAGCCGGAGGAGAGAATTGAGATGGGTATGGAGACTGTGATAGCTGGTCTCAAGAAAATGGTCAGCGACAAAACACTGTCTGACCTGAAGGACTATCATCTGCCAATCATGATTTTTATGTTTCTTGGCGGCGGGGTTCTGGCTTGGTTCGGCAAAATGACGTACGCATTCGTTGCCTTCACGGGAACGATTGTTGGGGGAATTACGGGCCACGCTTTCTCCCCGGCCCAACGAGACAAGGACGACTCCGATGTTGCATCTTCCTCTGGCAGCACTGATTCAGGTAGTAGCAAGTAACCCCACACCTTTTGAGTGGGCATCCCAACATATTCATCTCATCGCGTGGCCGACCATCGTATTCTTCGTTGCCAAGGCAGCGTGGTACGCCGCGAAATTTTTCACTGAGACAAAACAGCAGGTTGACAAGACCATCGGGCAAATCAACACGATGGCGACCAACCACTTCCCCCACATGGAGAAGAGTCTCATCAACATGGACAAGAACGTCACTCGCCTCGTGATGCACCAGACAGGCGATGCAAGCGTAGTCGAAAACTAAGACGGAGGACTCGTGGCAAAGACGAAGGACCAGTGGGTAACAACTGAGTTGGTTTCCGAGGAGTTTGTGAAGCAGGGTGGGAACCAGTCAGCAACGGCTCGTGCGTTGGGCATTCATCGTCGCACTGTAGACCGACACCTGAGACAGACGGGTCTTCTGAAGAAGCCTCTCGCGGGCGGCAAACGCCATGCTGAGGGACTCAAAACAAATCTCCCGGCCAAGGGAACCATCAAACGTTTCATCCTGACATCGGCACAGAACAACACCCACGTCCACAAGGCGTTCTGGGCGAATCTGACTGCGATGGCAGACCACTATGATGCGAAGATTCTGGTCGGCACGTTTTCGTACAACCAGAACAATTTCGGTCGCCTCGCTGTCAAGCAAGGCACGAAGAAAGCATACGAAAGCACGCTGTGGTTCGACCCAGCGGTCAAGCCGTACATCGCGGACGAGAAAATTGAACTCGCTCCGGGGTTGACATGGTGCGGCAACATGAACATTCTCCCGACGATGGACAATCCCATCAGCGGGCTAGAGACCTATGAAGGCTCTAATAGCACAATCTTCCCGCACACGAAGATTGAGATGCGGTCCATCGCGACAACGCCAGACCTCCCGACGAAGATGATTTACACCACGGGAGCCTGCACGCTGATGAACTACATCCAGAAGAAGGAAGGCATCAAAGCAGAGCATCACCACCGTTACGCGTTCCTGCTCGTCGAAGTTGACGACAAGGGCAACTGGTGGGCACGACAGGTCGCGGCCCGTAAGAGCGGACGAGTCATCCAAGATTTGAATGTCATCGTCGAAGGCGGTGAGGTCATCACTGACGACGCGAAGGTCGATGCGATTACGTGGGGCGATTTGCACGGCACGCTGGCCCAGCCGGAAGTTGTCGATGCTTCACAAATCATGCTCGATGAATTGAAGCCGCGTTACCAGTTCATTCACGACATCTTTGAGGGCATCTCGGTCAATCCGCACCTTCGGAAGTACAAAGCGATTCACGAGAAATTCTCCGCATGGAAGCGGGGTCTGCATCGTGTCGAAGAGGAGTTGAAACAGACGCGGCCAGTGCTTGAACGCTATCTGCGTCCGTGGTGTAAGACAGTTTGCCCCGATGCAAATCACGACCGTGCATGGTTTAAGAAGTGGCTTCGCGAGTACGACTATCGCCCGGACCCACCGAACACTCAAATTTTCCTGCGGATGCAGGACTTCATGTACTCCCAATTGGATAAGGGAGTTCTGGCAAAGAACGTCAATTTGACGAAGTTCGTGCTGGAGAGAGAAGCTGGTTTGAAAGAAGGGGCTATCAAGTTCCTTCTGCCGGACGAGCCGTATCAGGTTGAAGAGGTCGAGTGCGGAATGCACGGACACCTTGGGCCGAACGGAGCGTTTGGTTCGCCATCGAACCTTGCGAAGATTGGAAAGAAGGCATCGACCGCACACACGCACTCATGCGGCATCTATCACGGGCTGTATGTCGCAGGAACGTCGTCGAAGCTGACGACCGAGTGGGATTATACTAGCGGCCCGACATCATGGTCTCACAGCCACGTCGTGCAGTATCCGAACGGCCAGCGTGCCATCGTGACAATGAAAATTGTTGACGGGGTCGCGAAATGGCGGGCATAGGCTGGGAGTCAGGGAAGTTCTACAACATATAACGTCCGGCATCTCTGGGAGGAGAACATGGCAGACGAACAGCAAGGACAGCAGCAGGGGTTCATTCAAATCCGGCTCGACGGCTCTTACGGCCCCGGCCCGATGGCTGAACTAACAATCACAACCAAGACCGAGACTGGTGGGGAAACGTCCGTACAGTTCACGATTCCCTACCTTCTCATTGACATGAAACGTCTTCAGTACATGAGCGACATCAATCTCATTGTGGGGTACGGCGTCAAGAAACAGCCAGAGGCTCGGCTGGCCGGACTACGGGAATTGGGGCTGGGCTAATGGCACAGGCTAAAATCAATTTCCTGAAAGACCACAAGAAGGTTGTCGGTTGCGACCTTGACGATGTCCTTGCTAACTTCATCCAGAAGTTCATGGACATTGCTCATGAGTTGCATGGCGTGGACCCGACCATCCGTCCTTCCGATTGGGAGTGGACAGGTCTCGGCAAGACGCCCGAGGAGACAATCAAAATTACAGAAGACGTGTGGGCGGCAATCATCGCTGACCCGTATTTCTGGACAACCCTCGAAGTCGAGCCGGGGGCCAGCGTGGACCTTGTCCAACGTCTGGAGTCGAAGACGAAGCTGTATTTTCCGACGGCTCGTGCAGTCACAACAGGCGGCGTTGATGTCGGCTTCCAGTCGGCACGATGGCTGCTCAACAAATTCGGAATCCCTTTCCCGACGGTCATCGTTGGCGACCAGAAGGGTCCGTTGGCGAACGCCCTGAAGTACGACTACTTCGTGGACGACCGTCCGAAAAACTGTGTGGAAGTCAAAGCAGCCCGTCCTGAGTGTCAGGTGTTCATTAAGACCGCCTCGCACAACACGACGATTGTGCTGCCGGGAGTGCAACGCGTCGAAAACTTTGACGAGTTCGCCCGTATCGTGTTAGCTGAAGCATAGGAGGAAGCATTGTCCGAGAACGAGAAGGTTGCCCCGAAGTCGAAAGCACTCGGCAGCAACCCAAAGGATTTGCTGGGCAGCAAGAAGCCCTCACTCACCAAGATTCCCAGCATCGCTCTTTTGTGGGAATCTCTCGCAATGATGGACGGCGGTGGTAAGTACGGGCCGTATAATTGGCGGGCGAACAAAGTCATCGCAAGCATCTACATCGACGCGTGCAAGCGACATCTCGACGCATGGTTCGAGGGTCAACAGTTCGCGGAAGATTCCGGCTGTCATCACCTTGGTCACGCTAGAGCGTGTCTCGGGATTCTGCTCGACGCGGAAGCGACGGGCAATTTGATTGACGACCGCCCTACAACCGACGGGTCCACTGAAGCGTATCAGCGGACGATGGACGCCGTCATCGCAAAAATCCCAGCAATGACGGAACGGCACAAGAAGTTCCATGCTGAGAAATCCGCGAAAGAAGCGGCAAAGACGACATAACCCTCGTGCTCCCGGCGACCCCGGTTTGAGCGAGGGCAGCGTGACTCCCCACCAGTTAGAGACAAAGCGGGAGCGGTGGACGGGTAGACCGGAAGCGTGAGCCGAACTGCCCGACAAATTCTATGACCCCGTGAAGATGAGAAATGTGGTCAGCATCGCTCATTCGAGAGCGAGGAACGAAGGGCACACCACCTTCCACGGGGACCAGTTTAAGCGTTCCGAGACGTAAACTCGGTGGGGTGACACAGCACAGAGCCGCGACCTATCGTCACAAGATAGGAGTTCTTCGTGGGCTACAAAAGTAAGTTGGATAAACAGGCTTGGGACAAACGCCGCATGGCGGATACCAAGCAACGAATTGAGCAGTATCTCCGTGAACATCCCTGCGTGGATTGCGGAAATGATGACATAAATGTGTTAGAGTTCGACCATGTACGAGGATGTAAGTCTTATAACGTGGGTCGATTCGGAACGCTTCGCTTTGAAACTCTATTGAAAGAAATTGCGAAGTGTGATGTTCGATGTGCGAACTGTCATCGTAAGAGACATAGACTTTGTGGTGCGTACCGTCCGATGACGGCGTGAGCCTGTGATGCTCATCGAAAAGGGTTTGACTCCCTGCGTACCCTCCAATCGAGGAAGCATGAAAGCACCATCCATTGGTCCGCAAGACGGAGCACGGTTCAACATCGCAGTTCAACGACCGACCGTCAACATCAAAGAAGCTGAGAACGTTGGTGAACAGGCTCAAGCAGCCGCCCATGTGACTCCGCGAGTATCATTCTCCAAGCACGCGACCTTCGGCCCGAAGGCCGTGACGCATCCGGGTTTGGAGAGTTAGATGCCTAAGGGTGTTTATAAGCATCGGAAAGGGCGTAAGTCGCCCAACTGGAAAGGCGGGGTCTACTTGTCGAACCCGCAACGATACCAGAAATCCTATCGCCAGTCTCACTATACCAGCACTTATAAACGTGACCGTTATCGTGTATTCAAGGCGATGTGGGTCGCGTACAAAGGTGGGAAATGCGAAGATTGCGGTGGGACTTTCCCCAACTGTGTATTCCAGTTTCATCATCGTAACCCCGAAGAGAAGAAGTTTACTATCGGGAGCGGGGCACACAAGGCTTATGAGGTAGTGAAGGCCGAAGTTGATAAGTGTGATTTGCTTTGTGCGAACTGTCATTTCATCCGAGAGTATGAAGATGATTAACATCAAATTCACGAAAGAACAGGTCGGGTTTGAATCCCCGGCCAAAGGGCCTCATCATTGTGGAGAGTGCCGCTATTTTCTAGGCGGTCGATGTGCTATCGTCTTCGGAGTTGTCACTTCTGGAGACTGGTGTGAAAAATTCCAAGAGAAGGAAAATATGAACGCGAAGAGTCCCGCAGAGTTGAACAAGGCCGAGGCGTGCGAAGCACGTTGCGGTGAAAAGAAGGCCGACGAGAGGTCCAACCATCCCGGCCAAGGTATCAAAGAGCATGGTTTGAAAATCAAAAGCCGGACAACCGGACGTGTCGTTGATGTGGGTTTCGGTCCACAAGGCGGCGGTCTTGTCCCGAAGAATCCGTTCGCGTCCCTCGCACAAGAGGGCTATCTGCACGCACATCCTGAGAAGCTGGGTGCGAAGAAGCTGGCCGAGTTCGATGCGGCGACGAAGGGGAAGAAACTTCCCAAGAAGAAATAGTGGAGGAGCAATGAGTACACCGACAGTGACACCAGAAACTCCCGTGGCAGGGGTCTCAGCACAGACTTGGTTTCAGAAGCATGAGCGGATTGTCATCGCTCTCTTTGCTCTGACACTCGGCGTGTGGGGATTCAACAAGTGGGTGGATGTTTCCGCGAACAACGCGAAGACTCAAGCAGCCGTCTCGGAGCAAGCACGAGTCGCACAAGACACGACCGTCAAGCAGTTGCAGGCTCAGATGGCAACACAGGCTCAACAGTTCTCCCAGAGCCAAGCAGAGATGAAGGCAGAGGTTCTTTCCCTTGTCTCCGCAATCGCTCAACGGGATGCGAAAGCTGCCCAACAGATTCAGATTGTGACCGCTCCGAAGACGCCGACACAAGCTGTCGCGGATTTGACGACGGCCTATCCGAAACTACCGGATGCTCCAGTTGTCACCGATGGTGGTGCGACGGTCTCGACCGCCGATGTTCAGCAGTTCACAGTCGCTAAGATTGAAGGCGACACGGCGAAGGCGGACCTCGACGACACGAAGACTGAATTGACCAAGACGAACACGACGCTGTCGCAAGCAGTCTCGCTCCTCGGAACGAAGGACACTGTCATCGCTGGATTACAGTTGGATGTCACGAAGCACGACAAAGCGTGCGAAGACTCGAAGACGGAATTGAAGAGAGAAGCACGCAAGGACAAGTGGCACGCGTTCCTCGCTGGTGCAGGCACCGTCGCCGTCATCGCAATGAAGTTCATGAAATTCTGAGCGGGTGTGGGCCATTGGTAGGCTAGTTGGCTTCCACCCAACTTATGGGAGTTCAATCCTCTCCACCCGCTCCATCGACGTAAAGCAAGCATACCCCGGTGATGCCGATTAAAAGGATTCGCCGGGGATTGTGATGTTGGCATGTAAACCGTAACTGGTAGCGGGCTGCACTGTTAATGCAGTAGCTCACGCTTCTGTAGGTTCGAGTCCTACCTTGCCAGCCAATTTGTCTGCCTCTGTTGAAACAGGCTTGCCCCGGATTCAGGGTAACGAACGCCCACGCGACACAGATGGCGTGGTGATGGTCTGCTGCTCGGTGAAACTCCGGGCGTATCCGAGATGACGAGAAGGATTACGCACGACGCGTGCTGGCGTTGCATCGTGTGACTTCGCTCGTCGGTTCCACCAGCAAAGACTTGCCGTAGAAGACCCCTGAACTCGTCGAAGGCGTTGCAGCCGAGAGTTCATGCCTCTACGCCCCACCTTTCCGGCCCGATGCAACTAAGGCTAGTGAGGTTGCGTGCAACGGGGAACTCGCTAGGTCCGTCGAGTGGGCATTTTATAGATGCCTGTTACGGACCCACGGGCCTTTATTTCAATTGGCAGAATCCCTCCCTTGCACGGAGGAGATGGGGGTTCGAGTCCCTCAAGGTCCACCATTCTTTTTGTCCGTTACTAATGGACACGCAACGAACACGGACAGATAGCTCCAATGGTAGAGCGTCGGTTTGAAACTCCGAAGGTTCGTGGTTCAACCCCACGGCTGTCCACCATCTTCCCGAAAGGTAATCATGCCACGAGGACTCAATCGCAGCGGTGACTTCCGCAACGGCTCACCCGTAACAACTCCAATCGACTTCGGTACAGACATCACTCTGCCACATGACTTCGGGAATGACGTGACGTGGCCGACTCCTGACCCAACTCACTTCGGCAACGCGGTCACTTGGCTCCCAGACCCCGCACACTTCGGCAACAAGATTCAACCACCGTTTCCGGCTCCGACGTTCACGAGTGCAACTCCGAACAATGGACCGACGACAGGTGGAACGCCCATTGCCATCGTAGGCTCGGGCTTCACAGCGACAGGTCTCGAAGTTCTCATTGGTGGAGTACCGTGTACGAGTGTCGTCGCAAGCGATGACAACAATCTGACGTGCGACTCTCCGGCGGGTTCCGCTGGGTTGACCGACATAGAAATTATCACGGATGGCGGCAGCGTCGATGTACCGAATGCATGGACGTACAACGTCCCGGCCATCGCAATCGTCGCTCACACGATTCAGACGGGCGTTACATTCACTCCCGGCATCACGACTTCAGCCATCAATTCATCTGGGGCATCGTTGCTGTTTCTCGCGGTCAACGGCTACCCAGCCGTCAATGCTCAAACGAGTAACTCTATCGTCATCACGGACTCAAAGGGTAACACATTCCGTCCGGTTCCGAACGGGAACACGGCACCATCTCCCGGCATCGTTCTCTTTTATTGTTCCGAACCTGTGACTGGCTCCGGCCACACAGTCAAGGTAGCATTCGGTGATTCAGGTGCGGGCGGTTACATTGCGTTTTCTGCATGGTCGAGCACACACAATCTTGTTCCGCAAGGCCAGGTTGTCAACTCGGGCACGACGAATCATGCGGCTCCATTCCAAGGCGGTTCACTCAACAGCAACACGGGCGACCTCATTCTGTCGGTCATCGGTGGATACAACGGCTTCAGCACGAGCACGGGTCTCCCAGCAACAGTTGACACGGGCTTCACCATTCTTGATAGTGCCTTTGACTTGACGCCCGGTGCTGGCAGCGGTTGCGGTGGACTATCATACGGATATCTATTAGCACCGAATGCAACGCCCGTCAACCCGACGTGGACAATGCAGGCATCTGTTACTGCTGCGATGGTGGTCAATGTCGTCTTCGCGAAGGCTTCTACGGCGACGGTTCAACTCATTGTACAGGCAAAAGCTACTTCTGCGAATGCGACAACAACGACTCCGGCGGTCAATACGACAGGAGCCAACTTCCTCATCGCATCCGTTCAGAAGTTCTCAGATACGGGTGGTCCTGCGGGCATCACGGACAGTTTCGGCAATACGTGGCACAATGTCGCGTGGAGTCAATCTCAGAGCAACGGCAAACCTGCATTCTACTACGCGTTCAACGCAACGGTAGGAGCAGGGCATACGTTCACAGTGACAGATAGCGATGGAGCTATTTGTGTCATGGCCTTCTCCGGTGTCCAGTCTAATGCTGACCCGTTGGAGTCCGGTAATGACATCGCGGCTCTATCCGGGTCCGCGACATATCAAGCGGCATCACCAATTACTCCGGCGTCGGCGGGTGACCTAGTTGTCACGGCTCTCGGCAACATCTTCGCTACGACTCCTCTGACGACCTTCCTCAGTGTTGACCAGACCAATCTGTCTGGTGGTTTGACTTCACCGAACAGCAACGATTGTGCTGGAGCTATCGCGTTTAGCATCGCACAGGACAATACGACTCCACTTCAACCGACGTGGACCGGATTGACCAGTGGTGCAGACTTCAACCGAGGTTACAACATCTTCGCCGTGTTCAAGCACGCATAACACAAAGGCCCGCTGTCAACATGGTTCCATTACGGAACTATATTGACAGCGGGCCTTTTTCTTTTGGTGGCTAGGGGACGATTTGAACGTCCGACGGCGGGCTTATGAGGCCCGTGCTCTACCAGACTGAGCTACCCAGCCATGTCAGTAGCCGAGGTCGATGAGGACCGATTGGTCATGATTCATTCTCCTCTTCCTGACGTTCTCCGTATGAATGTCTTGACATCGAATCCTGACGACTGCGAAGATGAGCCGCTGAATCATCTGGCCCATCGCATCTGCTTGGTCTTCAAAGCTGTCGTACTTCGGATACTTCCGCATGACAATAATCCCTCGGGCCTTGTCGTAGTAGAAGACCTCTGGTAGATGTGGGAGCATGACGCGATGCTTCTTCAGTCGTTTCAATCGTGCCATCTCCGTCGCCGTGTGGCGTCGGCCTGACACGTACTTCTTGCGTGACAGTGGAAACTTGACGACGAGGTCACAGTTCAAAATCTCACAGCACTCGCGGAAAGCCCCGGTGCCAATCCAACGGAGCGGAAGTCCGATGGCCTTGAAGTCCTTATGCGTTTGCGGTTTCGCCGCCCGAATCTTCTTGAGTGCTCGGGCGATTGGGATTTTGCTGCGACTTCGGCGTTTGCTCATTCGGACTCTCTGCGGTCAACTGCGGTGTGCGGTGCGGCTGGATGCGGTCTATTTCGCGTCCGAAGTCGCTGTACTGCGATGCCTCCGTCGAATAGCTGACGAGGTATGCCAGCCTCTTCTCAATCATGCCGACCGTCGTTGTCAGGTCCGCCTTCATCTTCTTGTCAGTGTCGCTGACATACGACTGGTTCATCCGGTCGATGACATCAATGCCAAGCAGGAAGACTTCCTTCAATTCCATGTAATGACTGTAGCGAGTCCCCGTCTCCATGAGATTTAGTTTGGATGCGACAGAATCCATCGTCCCTCCTAGACCCATTGCTGGGTCGCCATCTGTTGAACCAATCGTTTTGCCCTGTCACCAACCTGAGTATACCAGAGCGATGCCCTCATGTCGGCAGCGGCTTGAACGTAGTTCCCGGCCTGTACGTCCGCCAGCATGTGGTGGAACGTTTCTTCCCCGGCCACACCCATGTTGAACGCCATGTTGACAAGGACGCCTTGGATGACGAGCGGGAGCCGCTGTATCCACGGGAGGTCTTTGAACAATTTCATCTGAATGCGGGCCACATCAGCAAGGAGCACGACGCTGGCCGTCGCTTCGTTCGCTGCCGCGATGACTGCGGCGGGCAACGGGTTGGCGTCCAGATTGTGTCCGTAATAAATTGTGGAGAAGCCACGCGTGTCCTTGTAGGGCACGAGCCTCAGACCTTCGTCACGCTTGAGTGCGTCGATTAAATTTGTTGGTGCCATGAACCCTTTCGAGAAACGTGCAATGGAACGACTGCGGAGTCTTCTGGCCATCGAAGACAATCCTGACACAACCCTGAGTGCGACTAAGGCCAACTACCTTGGCCTTCTTGCCGACGGGGAATCTCTTACTGAATCCCCAATCCTTCCACTCGCCGCCGAGGACGACTCTCCGGCCCACGCGGAAATACTTCGCGAGGCAGGAGTCGCATGGAGCGAATGTGTTGCCGACGCACTTAGGGCGTCTCTTACCTTTATACCGTGTAGAATACGAGCAAGCCTTCATTGCGGCCTCTCTTCCTTGACCTCATCGACAGAGCGGAGGTCATGACAACCGATGCCTTCAATCGAACGGTGGGCTACGGTCTCGTATGTCAAGACCATCAGCCCGCGTTTGCCCGCGAACTTCTCCGCGACGTTGTCGTAGTCGCAGAACAGAATCTCTTGCGTGAAGAGGGAGTAGACGCCGCGAGGCTGGAGTCGGAGGTTCACTCCGGTGCCGACCAGTGAGACGTTGCTGAGGCTTCCCTCGACGTACGTGAAGGGGTTCGTTTCGTACTGGATGACCCCGAGGCTGTTGCCGTGCTTCTTGCCCACGGCTCCATATGCGAAGCCGCTGAACCCGATGAGTACGACAGACAGCAGGAATAGAATCAGAGCGATTGCAGCCGCGACTCGTCGCATGGTGCCTCCTACTTCAGAGTGAGATAACGAACCAACTTTTTGAATTCCGCCAGAGTCCCGTCGTTCTTAAGAACGTTCGCTCGTCGCGAGATGACAAACACATTTCCTTTGACGTACCCGAGTTCGTTCTTGAATCGGTCCAACGATGGTGACGCTGGGTTCCCTTTAGAACCCGCCTTGAGCACCATGCCTAGAACCGGACACCGTTTCGGAATCTTGATGTCGCTGAGTTCAATATTGAAGGCCAACCCATCCACCTTCGCACGATGCTTCGCCCACGTCAATAGAAAAGATTCAGGTCGTTTGACCTTTCTCTCCAGTGTGATGCGTGCAAAATGCTTCTTCCGACGATTGCGATACGCTCGAACATGCGTCTTATTCTTATCGTACCATCGCTTGCTTCGTTCTGCGGAAGTCAGCGGCTTACTTGAGACTGAGGTACTCATTCGATACCACTTTCAATCGCTGACCTGTCTCAAGCGAACGGATGACGATGCCTTCGCGAAGGTGCTTGGCACCGGGGACGACTGAATCACCATCGACAAGCGACAGAATCTTCGCTTCATCGAAAGGCCCAGCGTAGAGAATCGGAGCATTCAACGTCATGCCTTCGTTTCCGTCCCAAGTGAACTTGGTGGTCTCGGGGTCATAGACATCGAATGTGAAGACGAACGTCTCGTTCTCTTTGGCTCCATAGCGAAAGCTGACCTTGCCCTTCTTCTGGCACGGGCCGACTTCAGCATAGAGAACCTTGCCGGGATTGGCGATGCACCACTGTTCAATCTCAGGAAACTGACGTGCGACGTTCCACCAAACGTTGGGTCCGTCCTTCTTCCACTGCTCGTGAGAGCCGACGTAGAAGGTGCCGGGATAGATTCCGGTCTCAGGCACGTCGTTGGGGTTGTCCGCGATGAAGACGTAGCGGGCGTTGCAGCCGTGAATCTTCTCGGTCACTTGGACATCCTCGCCGGGAGTGAACTTCCGACGAGCGTGCTTGTAAGCATTGACATCGTAAATCGGGAAGTCAAACGAGACCTCCAGCTTGTACGAGCGTCCACCCGCGTTCTTGAACCCCAGCTTGCGAAGGGTCCAATAGAACCATCCACGGAGGGACTTCGGGTACTTGCGGCGAGGAGCAGCCGTCGTGTCGGCCTTCGTGTTCTCGCGGTCGAACTCTTCGACGTAACGCGTGATGCCGAGGAGTTCAGCCACATCTTGGCCGACTTCTAGAGCCTTACCGTTGAAGTAAAGGCCCAGCATCTTGCCTGTCGTGTCAATCTGGAAACCGAGTTCGGAGATGGGCATCAGCAGACCCTCGCTCCATTCCTTGCGGAAGCGATGAGGGATGACACGACGACGGGATTCCGGCACGGTGCCATCGAGTCCGACGTGGTCCTGCCAGATGAACTTGAACGGGTCCGTCTGTGGAACGACGCAATCTGGCTGGACAAACACCGCGAGGTCTCCCTCTTTGAACTGGCCTTTGCCGACAACCATCTGATAGCCGCCGACCATCGTCAGTTCGAGTTTGTCCGCGTTCGGATGCGGAAGGATGGAACCGACAAGGATGATGTTTGCTTCGCTCGTATTGCTCATGATTTTTTCTCCCGAGTTATCCACATCCCGAGGAGCCAACCGCCCGCGAGTGCAGAAATTACGACAACGATTTTGAGGACGACGTGCATTACGCCGTCAGTTCAGCTTGGACCGGGACGACTTCTTTCTTTGCCGTCCGCTGGACCTTGCAGGGTTTACGACATGTGGAACAACGCCACGAGCCAAGTCCGACCAATCGGTCGTCTGGCGGAATCGCACCGAGGTAGGTGCCGATGCGGACGTTCTGCGGCACGCCGCACGGAGGCTTCTCCGCGATGGCGTTGCAGCAGACAGAGAAGTACGCGAACTTCGCGTCCTTCAGGTTGACGGTCTTGGGCACACTACGATTCCGACCTTTGCTCATGGCGTTCCTCCCTAACTGTTGACAGCAATCTTTGCGTCGATGACCTTCTTGGCCTCTTTCGCAATCTTATCAAAAACCTCGTCCTCTGTCAAGAACTGGTCGTGACGGTAGGGCTGGCCTTCAAAGCCCCAGAATCCCTTCCCGATGCCGTTCCCCTCGTCGGTCTTGGTCTTGTCTCCGGCGACGATGATGCCTTGATTCTCTGCATATTGCACCATGTCGGCCCGTTTGTCAAATCCGGTGTCGTAGAGCAAATCCACGACGGTCTCACGGAACGGGTTGCCGACTTTGTTCTTGATGCACTTGACCCTCATGCGATGGCCGACGTGCAGCTTGGTCGCGGGGTCAATCAGTTGCCCGCCGTCAGTGTTACTCAGACGCCGGACCTCGAAGCGGAGCGAGGCATAGAACTTCAGAGCCTTGCCGCCCGTCGTCGTTTCGGGGTTGCCGAACATGACGCCGATTTTCTCGCGAACCTGATTGATGAAGATGAGAATCGTGCCGCTCTTTGCAGTGGCACCAGTCAACTTCCGCATCGCTTGCGACATCAGTCTCGCTTGGAGACCCATGTGGCTGTCGCCCATATCTCCGTCAAGTTCGGCTTTCGGTACGAGAGCAGACACCGAATCAACGACAATGACATCAAGAGCACGAGAGTTGACCAACGCCTCGACAATCTCCAAAGCCTGCTCACCGTAGTCCGGCTGCGAGATGATGAGGTCTTCAATGTTCACTCCGATGCTGCGTGCGTGACTCAGCATCAATGCGTGCTCCGCGTCCACGATGGCCGCGAGTCCGCCTTCACGTTGGGCCTGTGCAATGACGTGGAGAGAGAAGGCAGTCTTGCCCGCTGACTCCGGCCCATAGATTTCGATGATACGACCGCGAGGGATTCCACCGCAACCGACGGTCTCCTCATCCACTGTCGGCAATCCGAGAGAAAGCGAAGGCACTCTGACCGCGAGTGCCTTCTTTCCGAATCGCTGAATCAGCTTATTGTCCTTCGTGTTAAATGAGGCCGCTACTGATGCGACCGCTTTCAACTTTTCTTCCTTGGTCATCACCACTGCTGGCGTCACCAACTCCACTTGCTCCGGCTTCGTCGTTGAGACCTTGAGCGTTGCCTTCACCGTTGACGCTATCTGCGTCGGTTCCTTGCTGATTGTCAGACTCACTTGGGATTCGTCCTTCCTGTTTCATCAGGTGAATGATGGTCGCCATGTAGCGAAGGAACATCTTGACGAACTTCTCGCCACGCATTCCGACCATCGGCTTCTTGCCGTGGGTGCGGAAGAACTGGTCCGCGACCTCGACAAGCTGCGGGTGAGTGTTGAAGAACTGAAACCAACACTGTTCGCAGTTGTTCTTGGGCTGGTTAATCATGTCGAGCAGATGGCCGCACACGCCCAGCCGGACGTGCTTGACCGTGAAGTATTTGCCTCGTAGAGAGCGAAGCAACCGTTCCGTTATGACTGGAGGGTTGCCGTCTTTGTCTGGCCAGAGTTCGGGCGGAACGCCCTCGTATCCCTTGGGCGAGGCTGCTGGGTCTGGTTCCGTTGCTGGTGCCTCTGTTGTGCCTGTGGGTTCTTGAACTGAATCTCCCTCCACGGCTTTGAGGTTTTCTGCGAACGTGGGTCCACAGGCGAGGACGGTCGAGGCTGGAAGGTCCGACGTTGCTGCGGGACTACCAGTCCCTTCGTCGATTTGTACCAATCGTTCAGTTTGCGTTTCCATTCAGCCACCCCCATCCAATTTGGTTTTGTCATCAAGCGGTCGATTCTGGGTGCCGCCACACCGTACTTCTGGAGCAGTTGAAACCGCTCGTCCTTCTGTGGTTCGTCTTCTCCGAGGTCAAAGGCGACTTGCCGTCGAATGACCACATCGAGACTCACGCTCGTCTTGCCGCGTGCCTTGCGTTCTCGTTTCTGTTGCGTTTTGGTTGTGGAGTCACAGACCTTGCACTCCGCGAGTAGCCCCTTGTGGAGCACTGCACCTTGATTCATACTGCCTCTTGCTGCGTTGGATTTAACACCTAACCTTTTCGCGGAGCGTAAAAGTAGCCCCGACCCTGAACCGGAAAAATTTTGCGACGGAGGAACTCAGCACCGAGGCGTTGCTCGACACTGTGACGCCTGTCGTGCAGAACCTTCTGTGCCCATAGCTCACGGTCTATCGCATCGTCGCTGTCGTATAGAGTGTAGGCTATATGAAACTGAACGAGGTCGATGTCCCGAGGCACCGCGACCTTGATTGCGAGAAAGACATCAGCCCAGAAGTCAACCATGCTGGGCTTTGCGGGATTCTTTACAGCGGGCTTGCCGCCGCTTTGGGCCTGAATGTTGACAGCCCCGACGTGTCCGAGTGTCGGGCGTCCCATCCGGCGAAGGTGACTCATCACTCCGTCAAACGCCTCTTTGTTTTTGCGATACCCTTCTGGCTTTGGGCCGCGTTTTTTCTTTTGGGGCATATCCACCTTTCGCCGCGATGACCACGTTCCATTCTTTGTAGTAGTCCACGACCTTCTGCGGGTCGATGTCCAGCTTGATTAGGTACTCGATGATGCCGACTGCTTTCTTGTTACAGATGTAACAAAGCAGAGACCTGTTGCACTTGCCACAATAACGTTTCTGTCGCCGGGGACAGCACTTGTGGTCATGGTCTTGATAGGCTTGATACTGGCTGAAGGGGCGTCGGCAGATTTGACAGGCGTTTTTCTGAGTTCGGCGTTGCTCATTCTGGGCCTCCAGTGTCGTGTTATAAATCTCTCGAAGGCGTTTGTCCTTCGCAATCTCACTCTTAGTCAGTTTAGCGTCCATATCGAACCCGCCCTACCTTTCTCCATCCGATGACGTGGAACGCGGGAGGGAATTCGATATAAGCCATGAAGCAACTCAACAGTTGAATGTCGTCTTGCACCTTACCAAGAACGTCGTTGCATCTCCAGCACAGCAGCCCGCGTATCAGTTTCGTATCGTGGTTGTGGTCAACTGCCAATCGCCGCTTCCTAGAAGGCTTTCGATTGCAAATCGCACAACGCCCTTTCTGGGACTTCAGAATTTTCTTGTACTCCGCGACAGTGATATTGAACAATCGCTTCAATCGGCACGCGGTCACAACTCGCTGGTGGGTCTTAGACCGCGAGGCAGCAGCGTGCTTTCTACAGTGGACCCCCGCCCTTCGCTCTGGACTTGCACTTCAAACAGATTCCTGCCTTACGACGTTTCCGTCGATACTCTTTCATGTACTCAGTTCGTCCACCGCTCATGTGCAGTCCTCTTGAACATCACATCACCAATCTTGTTGAGGACGACGATGACAATCTCGCGTCCCTCTCCCGAGTAGCGGTCCACCAACTCGGTGTACTTCGGCCAGCATGTTGCATCGCTCATGAGACCCAACTCGCAAAGACGGAGCGTAGCGTTGAAGTCGAGAGTGATTTCATCTCGCCTCTTGTCGCTGTCCGTCCCGGCGGGCTGGCAATAGACCTTGACCTGACTATTAGCCAGCCGTCGCAACAGTTTGAACTGGTGTAACGTCAGTTGCTCGGTGGTGTCGGTTGGCTGCATGGTTGGGCCTCGTAGTGCTTTCCGAAGTCAATCGTATCGAGAATCGCTCGGACGCTCATCGCGGCCAACTGCACCAATTCCTCTCGCTGGCGGGGACGTGTGTCCCGATTCTTGCGAGGGTTATATTTCCAAACTTCTTCCTTGTACTCTTCCCACTCTTCCTCGATTACTCCGAGGGCTTCGTGCGGGGAGTTCATGGGGTTGAACATCTTCGAGGCACGGACTACTTCATCCGCGACCTCTTTGGCGATTTTCCAGATGCCGTCTTCTTTCTCCGGTGTCAGGTTCGTCAGTTCGAGTTCACCCAAAAAGTTGATGATGAATTCTTGTGCCGCTGGACCTCGCAGGTCGCGGCCCGCTGCCGCTTGAAACGCCATGCGAATATACTCGGGCTTGAGATTTTCAATCTTCATTTCACTCTCCACACTTCAAGAAGCCCCACGCGTGGGACTTACGTCCAGTCACCACAAGGGACCACGACCGACCGTACGGCGTGATGACATCGTGTGCGTGACTTGCTGGCCTATAAAGAATCTGGCCGGGGTAGCGACGTTTCCTTCGAGCCTCGTCGCCGTGATTCTGTTTTTCGAGGTATCCGCCCTTCAAGAGCACCGTGACGAACCACCACGGATGGTCGTGACAACCGACCGGATGCCATTGTGGTGCATCAAGCTGGTGCAGGTAGACGTTGACCCATTTCGTCTTCAGCAGTTGATAACGATAGAAAACCTCACCGATGTCTTGCCAGCCAATCTCTTTGTGCGGTAAGAAGCGACGGAGAGTTCTCTCGAACCAACTTTTCGGAGTGAGGTCTCTGCCCGAGTGCGTCGGACTTGACATCACAATCTTGTCAGTAGCCTCCATTATATCGTCCTTCCCACGGATTTTCAGGGCTTCTGTACTCCCAACCTAGCTCCGAATCCCGTTTCGGTTTTGGTTTCGGCTTCGGCTTCGGTTTATTAGTTGTGGTAGAGGTACTTTTTAACTCGTTCACGTTTGGACTCCAGTGAGGCTTGGATTTTCTTCGAGCGAACATCTCCAGCTTCGACCAACATCTCAACCGCGTTGAGCACATTGCCAATCTCTTCTTCGAGATGGCCGCGATTCGTCGGCCCCGGCTTACGTGGGTGCTTCCTGTCGTAGCCCCGGCGTATGACCTTCATCGCCGCTTGAACTGTCTCGCCGCACTCCTCTGCGAGAATCGCCAACCGCTCAATTTGGGCCGCTGATAGTTTGTTGAATGATTTCATTTCTTGCCTTTTCTGTTCAAACGTTCGGCAATCATCTTCGACGCCATCCCGCTTGTCATCTGGTCGTACGGGAAGACTTTGTGCGGGAACAATCGCCCTAGCATTTTCTTCTGTCCCGTCGTCACTGGCTTGCCGTGCCACGTTGCCTGTCTCAGCACGAAGCTGAGTGCCATCTTCGACAGGCGTTTGCGAATCTGTTCATCCGCTGCCTTGAATGCTTCCTCCAGCGTAGGCCGGATGCCCCGCAGATTCACATCTTTGATGCGGCCAACGCATTCCCATTGCCCTAACTGGTTCTCGAAGACGTGCATGAAGCCTGTCTTCTCTGGACCATCCTTCGGGACAATCATCTTGTATCCGCCTTCGACAGCACGGAACCAGATGAGTTCTGAGTTTTCTTCCACTTCCTTCGGGAAGCGAATCTCGAACATGTTAATCTGCTGCACGAGGGTCTTCAACTCATCGACATCTTTCAATGTCGTAAAGTCGATGCCGGGGTGTTCCTCTTGCAGTGCTTCAATCTCTTCGACAACTTCGATGAGGTCTCGGCCCTTGAGGTCGAGAATATTTTGTAGACCCATCAATGTCGGCAACGTGATGAGCGAGTGACCGATGGACGCATCGACAACGTCTAGAACGATGAGGTCTTTCTTGCCAGTAGCAAGAGACAGCCGAGTACCACGTCCCACCATCTGGACATAGAGCACACCACTCGCGGTAGGACGAGCAAGTATGATGCACGAAATGCTCGGGTCGTCGTATCCTTCCACGAGGACAGAGCAGTTGCAGAGGACGGTGATTGTTCCGGCACGATGTGCCTCCAGTTTCTCTTCGCGTTTCGGGTCATCACCCCAGATAGCTTCTGCGGCGACACCTTCATTGCGAAACTCTTCAGCCAGCTTTTCAGCGTGGTCGATATCGACTGTGAATGCGACAGTCTTGCGATTCTCTCCCAGCTTCAGCCACGATGAAACAATTTGGCGATTCCGGCTCGGAGTGTTAACACTCTTGACGAGTTCGCTCTTGACAAAATCGCCATTCGACTTTCCAACTTCGCTGAGGGAAGTGTCGGTCGAAATCCGATACCCCCGCACTGGCACGAGCCATCCATCTTTGATGGCTTGCCGCATTGAATACACGTAGGAAATTCGTTCGTAAATATCGGATAGAGCCTTACCATCAGGTCGTTGCGACGTTGCTGTAACACCCAGCAATAGTTTGTCGCAGTTCTGAGTGAGGACTCCAGTCGCCTCAAACACTCGCCCGTAAGCATCAGCAGTCGAATGGTGGGCTTCATCCACCACGAGTTTGTCAATCTGGCTGAACGCGGCGAGTCGCTTACTTCCCATGCGGCCAACTGTCGCAACAGATGCCGATACGATATCTGAGTTCGGGTCCGCGTACTCACCAGCCATTTCCTTTCCGACTTTCAGAGTCGGATTGACGCTTTGCATCTTCTCGCGGTTCTGCTCTACGAGTTCTTCCGTGTGAGCGAGAACCATCATCTGGCCCTTGAGCCGAGAGCGGAACTTCTCGAACATCTTGGCGAACACGATGGTCTTGCCCGTGCCAGTCGCCATGTTCAACATCATCCGGCGGAAGCCTTTGTCGTAGTCTGAGATGGACGAGCCGATGGCTTCATCCTGATAGTGCCTGTCCTGTAATTCGAGTTGCATCCTACCTCCGAAATTTACGAATGACAAGACCGATGGCTTTCCACTCAGCATACGTGAAGTGGTAAGATTTGGCTCGATTGCATCGACTACAGCAGACGACGCAGTTTCGTTTCGAGTAACCCTTCGCGTTGTTCTTTCGGTCGAGGTAGTAGCAACGGGAATTCTTCGTTGCATGTGGGTGCCACTCAATCCCAGCGTTGCAATAGTGGCAAGCGGTCACGCTGGTGAAAGCGATGAGTTGAGTGTAAGTCAAACTGCAAGGACGGCCCGCCTTCCTCGCTTCGTATCGAATCTTGTTGAGCAACCAGCCGAAGGCCCGTTTCTTATGCCCTTGCTTTCCTAAGCTGCATTCCCGTCCGCAATATTTTCTCTTCTTGCACGGCCACGCCTCGAAGGGCTTGTGGCATGTCAAACATGTCGTTTCCATTTATCCGTCTTCCAAAACTTCACTACTATGTCGTTGGGTAGTTTCTCCACGACTTCGATTCTCAATCGACCTGCATGAATGTCATCGTGGCAACGACGGCAGAGTGCAATGAGGTTGTCTAGTTCTTCCGACCCACCTTGACTCGCAAAGATGACGTGATGCGGGTCAAGGCCGTTCGAGTTGTTGCAATGGCGGCAGTGCCAACCATCACGCTGATATACTGCTCTTGAAACCGTGGCTGGGACTGGCATCTTCCCTCGCGACCGCGATGTATCGCCACTCCCCTTTGTCCTTCAGGTAGTCGCAGACAATGACATCGTTGTCCTGAATCTGGCCCGTGGTCACCAGTCGCGTCAACGGCAGAGATATGTTGTTCTCTATCGTCCGGCTCAGATGGCGGGCATTGTAACGCTTGTCGTATCCGTCGAGCAACAGCTTGTCGAGTCCCGCGTTCGTCACACGAATCTCGAAGAGAACCTTCGAGCCGAGGACAATCCGCATTTGAACTTTTTCGAGCATCAACGCCCGAACTAGAGCGAGGTCGTCTTTCGTCAACGACCGGAACATAATAATCTTATCGAGACGATTGAGGAACTCTGGCATGAACTTGCGACGTGCCGCGTTCATCGCGATGTCCTTCATCTTGGCATCATCGACTGCGACCTCCGGCTTGTTGAAGCCGATAGCGTCGTCGTCCGCTGCCATCTCCCCAGCCCCAACGTTCGAGGTCATGATGATTATACAATCACCAAAATCGACCTTCTCGTTCGTGCCCGTGGTCATCGTTTTCTTGTCGAGAATTCCCAGCAGCAATTGCCACAGAGCATCGCTGGCCTTCTCAATCTCGTCGAATAGAATGACGGTGAACGGCATAACTTCGTTTCCGGCGGCATCGCAGCGTGCAGCCTTGATGCTGGCGTTCGTGAAGTACGGATGCGTCTCGCGATGGCCGAGATAACCCGGAGGGCTACCTTGCAACTTCGCAACCTCATGACTGTGCTGAAACTCCGCACAATCGACCTTCATCATCTTGTCAGCTAAACCGAACAGACCTTCGACGAATGCTTCGACGGAGCCTGTCTTACCTGTGCCAGTCGGCCCGAGGAACAACAGAGAACCGATGGGTTTGGATTTGTCGTACATCCCACTCGTGTATTTATCGACGAGGTCAATCATCGCGTTGACAGCATCACTCTGGGAAACGATACGACTCGCGAATTTCTTTGCGAGAGCCGTGGCCTTGGTGCTCCGTTTGGAAACGTCCAGCGTCCGATAAGCCATGCACCCTCCTAGAATTCGATGTCGGTTGTGGTTGCCTCCGCAGGTTCAGCGGCGGGTTCAGGTGCTTCGGGAGTGCCATTCACCGTCTCCGGCTTTGGTGCTGCGACTTCGTCGATGGCCCAATTCGGGTCTGCGAGGAAGTTCGCACAAATCATTTCGAGTGCTCGGCCATCGCTCTCGTCTTTCTGCTGGCCTTCTTCACCCTCGACGCCCTCAGCGGGCTTGGTGCCAAGATGCTTCTTTGCCAGAGCGAGAGCAGGCTTGATGACATCCTCGCGTGCAGACTTCTTGCAGCGAATGTTGAGCCATACCATCGACTCGTCGTCCGTCAATCCGAGAATCGTATCGACCTCGAACTGGACTTCTTCGAGCGACATGTCACTCGCCTTCATCGTCAGTTCACGGATGAGCATTGAGACGGGCGTCCCATTGTACTCCGTGTCTGGCTTCAGGCGGCTGATGACTCGCAGCTTGGCGAGACCGACGGGTTCATAGACCGGACGCTCAAGAGCAGCGGCCTTCATGTTCTCGACGATGCGGACAAGATAGTAGCTCTTGGCGACTTTGAAGTCGAGTGACTTCACGTACTTGCTGAAGGACTCGAATCCCCAGCCCGCGTAGAAGTTTTTCGACTTGGCCTCGAAGAGAAGTTCTGCGAGGTCAAACGTCGAACTGTTCGCTGTGGAAATCAATTTGTTGATGGTGCGGCGGACTTGTGTCGCCCGCCCCGCCTCGACCTCTCCTACGATGACTTGCTGGTCTGCCATGTGGGTCTCCTATGCCGACGCTACGCAAACTCCCGGCGTCAGTGTATATTCAGTCTCGACATCCACCCCACCGAATTCCTCAGCGGTGATGCTGCCGAAAATGTCTTCGTCACGCATGAACAGCAGCGTTTCGCCGTTCAGCTTGAACTGCGTACCAGAGTACTTGCCGAATGCAACGTAGGTGCCCACGGTGTGCAGTGTGCCCTTGCCTGCTTCAACGATGACGCCTTCGGCGGGCTGTTCCTTGTTCGCTTCTTCTTGTACCAGAGTGACCTTGGACTTGTCAACATCGGCCTGCAATGCCTCTTCGACAGATGAGAATCCGTAGCCCTTCGCCACAGTCTGGCGGACGAGGTAGACGCCGGGGTGGGGGTTGAACTTGCGACGAGGCTCGACAACTTTCGGAGTCGGGTCGAATGTGTGGACGGCTTCTTCAATCTCGCCGCCCTCTGCTAATGTCTTCAAGCGTTCGAGCAACGGTGATTCACCGATGCCGCCCGCGAGAATCATCTTACGTCCGCCAGCGGCGAGAACGTCTTTCTTTCCGGGGATGCTCAATGTTTCCTCCCGCCGTACACGATGCTGTCAGGCACCGGAACATCGGTCGTCTTCTGGACGAACACGACTTCGATGGACTTGCCGCCGTCGTACGGTGCGATGCGAGTCTCGAAGCCGAGAATTTCTCCGGCCTTAGCGGTCGCGACGAGTTCTTCAATCGACACGATGGCTCGGCCCTTGGGCTGGCCTTCAGAGTTCGTGATGGTGACAGGTGAGGTCGAGTGACGACGCACCTTGGGGTTGCGAACGGATGTCGCGTAAGCACGGGCCTCAGACAACAGAGTGTCGTACTTCGCTTGAACTGCTTTCAATGTGAGTTTCGGCATGGTGAACCTTTCTATTGCGTAGAAAATAACGGGGCCGAATGCCGCCCGCGAGTCCCTTGCGGGATAGTCGCAGGCGGGTCTAGCCCCATGTCGTTAGCTGGCTGACGCGGCTGACGCGGTGCCAGTGGCCGGAGCCACGGAGAACTTCTTGCCCGTGCGAACGAGCGTGCCATCAGCAGTCAATTTCTGCGTGGCTTCCTGAATCTTTCGCATCGACGGCAGCGAGTTGATGCCGAAGTAGATGTTGGAGTTCGTGCTGTTGGGGTTGGCCGACAGGAAGCTGACAATCTCCTGACGAAGCGACGGGCTGACTTTCGAGGTTTGGCTCATGGTGTATCCTCCTAAAATTTGTTGAGATAGTCGATTGCCTTCTGTAATCGTAACACGTCATCTTGGAAGAATCCAAGCCCTCTGTTACAGGGTCCGCAGATTGTTCCACGGAGACACTTGCCGCAACTTCTTCGACCCGGACAACACCGATGATTATGGTCGATGTGAGGCTTGACCATGAAGTCACCGCACAATTGGCAGAGGGTTACTGCCTCACGAGCGGCTAGTTCTTTGGTCGAAAGTTTGTATCGCGACTTCTTGTTGGGAAGTCTGCGATTCGGTCGTACTCGCTTCACATGTCTCCGTTAATCATAGGGTGCCCGTTTTGGGCCAGTTCCTTGACCTGTTTCCAGATTACCACACTTGCGTCCTTCCCGTCAAGCATGGAAAACAAAATTGCTCGGACATCGACGTTCTCCGGCTTGGTGAACTCCAGAGCGTACGCCTTGCGGAAGGCTCCCAGATTGGCGAACTCCCCAGCGAGATGACGTGGTGCCATGTCACGAACCGTCCGCATGTAGACCTCGGTCGCTTGCTGCTGGAGTTCATCGTGACGAGCGGTCAAAGCCTTGACCCACTTGCGAACGAACCCAGCGAACCACGGGGTCGAATTGGTGAGGTATTCCTGTAGCTCTGCCGCGAGATGCGGTTGGCTCAGGGACTCCCAGATGCGTTTCGGGCTGACTCCACAGACCATACGATGCAGACGAAGATACTCGACGTACTTCATCTTCAGTCTGACAGGAGGCTTGCCGTCCTGATACCACGTCAGGACATAACCTTCATCGTTCTTCACGTCGTCAAGAGTGTGTTCCTTCGCCTCTTGCAACGTAATGAGATGTTGGTCCGGCGTGTTGTAGTCCGCCGACAGCGTCCGCAGTTTCACGGGCGTCATCTCTTCCCCGGTCTCGATGTTGACAAGAGCGAGGAGAACGAGTTCCTTCCGGTCGCCGTAGTTGACAACGATGCGGAGGTCGGGATGCAGACCCTCGAACATCGGAGTCCATCCCTCGGGAAAATTATTTTCATGCCGACGCAATTCAGCCGTTGCCCACTTCGCGTGAATGCTGTGGAAGCTGCTCTTGCTGGCCGCGTGCCACACGCCTTCATACTTGAACGCGGTGACCATGAAGCCATCCATCTTCTCCCAGACGGTCGGCTGGACACGAGCGTCGAACAGGACGCCCTCTGCTTGTGGAGAGCCGTAGTTGTGAAACTTCTCGAAGGGTCGGGCCACAATCTCCCCGGTCCAACGGTCCACAACGATGCCACGACACTTGGAGATGACAGAATCCCAATTGTCTTCTTGCTGACACTTCCGCGAGTACGTGAAGATGTTCAGCGGCAGCGTTTTGTGGATGCCCTCGGTGACCCACCCACCGTGCAGATACTTCTCGGTGAACGTGTCTTGGTCGATGCCGATGTACTTGAAGAAGTTCATGCTGGCTACTAGCTGGTCAGAGGTTCGCCGTCAACCGCAGGCACGCTCATCGCGGCGTCACACGCCTTGGTAAACGTCCGGCTGGCATCTTCGACAATCGCTTCTGCGTGCAGTTCTTTGTTGCCGGGACGGGACTTGCCTTGTATCCCGTGATGACGATACCGCTTCATGCCCGCGAACGTGAGATGCGGCGGGTTATTGAACGCAGGCTGCTCTACGACCGCAGGCAGTTCGTACTGGATGACCTTGGTCGGCTTGCCATCGACTTCAGGGCCATCGACTTCGGTCTTGATGAGCGTCTTGCCCAACTCGACGAGATTCAGACGACGTTGTTCGGCACGGACTCGCTTGCCTTCGAGATTCCGCAGTTTACGGTTGAGCCGCTTCGCTTGGCGTTGATGGTCCCTTGCTAATGTCATCGTTTGCCTCCGGGTGTTTGTCTCGATAGATTTTCTTGCACGCCTCGCACTGGCTTCCGTCAGGCAGGCACTTACTCATTCTTGAACCTTTGTAGGCATCAGCCTTGTCGCATCGAATCTTAGCAGCCTCGGCCTTCGCCTGTCTAGCTTTTTCTTTGCGGGCCTCTTTGACATCCCGCATATCCTGCTCGGTGTCTTCGACGGACTGCTTCAGGTCCAATGCCCGCTTGAAGAACGAGAGATGCCGCTCGTGCATCTCATCTCCGAAAGAGAACCACGGCTCGAACTCAGCCGCATCATCTTTGCCCAGCCGGAGAATGACGACGCCGTCAAACTTCGTCTCGGGAAATTCTTCGACCTTCGCCTTCCAATAAAAATTTGCTTGGGCGAAGTAGGTGACTTGCACCTGATTGCTGGTCTTCAAATCGAGAACGACTCGCTTGTCTTTGAAAGCGGGGAACGCTTGGCACGGACATTCAGGACGGTCGCACGAGTCAATGAGCACGTCACCATCGAGCGTCCCGGCAACAAGCCACTCTCGCGAGACGACTCGTTGCTCTGCCGTGATGTAACGCACATTGTGGTCTGCGAAGAACGCAAGACAAGCAACAGCAGCGTTCGTAGCACGCTCATCTTCAGGAAACTTTGCCAGAATCTCCATTCGGCGTAGTTCATCGTCAGCCATCGTCGCTTTAACCAGAGATTCAACGAAAGAGTGAGCCTCATGGCCTGTGTCTCCTGCCCGTTCGAGCACATTCTTGTGTTCGTCCTTCGACGCCATCAGAATGCTGACCAACTCGTCGTAATCGACTTCGACGAATCCGTCCCGGCGGCGATTCTCTTGGAGCAGGAAGATGGCCCGTTCCATGAACAGACGAGTTGCCCAGCCAATCAACGCATTTGATTTGTCTACGATTTTAAGGGTATTGGTCACTCCGCTAATCGGAGTGAGTGAGCCGTCATCACCTTCGAGTAAATAGAGCCAGTGCTTCGGACTGAAATAAAGTCGCATCGTGTTCTGATAGTGGGATAGTGGTCCACTCAAATCGGAGTATCTTTTCAGAATGAGGCTCAATGATACCTCCGCAAGAACTTGACTACCATTTTCGCCATGCTCAAACGGTCTCCCACCATAGCCAGTACGTGATTGTGTTGTGAGCAGAGCATGCACACTTGACATCGTTCGCAACCGTTTTCGCTTCGACAGCATTTCAATCGCTGCTGAAGTTGATGGTTGTGATGTACGAATAGTCCTCGAACGCGTTTACAGCCGGGGAAACGGCATACCTGTCCAAGACGAAGAACTGTTCGTTTTCGTTTCTTTCTGTCCCAACGACGACGGTCGGCATTCCATTTCTCCCGATTTTCCGCACGGTGTTTCCGCTGCCATGCGAGTATACGGCTCACTTCCCTGCGGCGAAACGCACGATTCTTACGTCGCTTTCGTTTGTACAGTCGTTGATACGTTTTCCGAGATGCCTTCATCTGCCTTCCCTTTTACACCAACACTCTCTTCTTGATACGCGTATACGGCAGGAGGAGAATCCACTGACGTTGGATGGCCTCACGCGTGACATGAATCGCACGATTGCGAACGAAGCGGAGTTTCTCAGCCGTCATCGGCTTCGTGACATCAGCGAATTGGTTGACACCTGATGCGGCCTTCCGCTTGAGCGTCATCAGATGTGGCTGTTTGTCTTTGCCAGTGACTCGGTGAAGTTTCGGTTTCATATTTTCTCACCTACCTTCGCAACAGCGTTGTTGAAGCGAACGTCGCTATTAACGCGGACGCGTTCGGTCTCCGCACGGAAGTGTTCGACCATTATAGCCGCGAGGTCCGCACGGAATTTCTTATCGCCCGTGCTGGCTGCGTGCATGATGTTGTTTGCGAACTCCCTTGGCGAGTAGTTCGGGCTTTTGATTTTTTGATTTGCTTTCAGTTTTGGCATTTATGCCTCCTAAAGTGTTGAGAATTTTCTTGACTGCGATACCACGTTCGAGGATACCTGATAATTCTTTTCCTGTCAAGCCGGGATGCCAGTACTTATTACTAATCCTTGTCTGGCTGCACGTTGTACACTCAGGGCTATGTAATCTATACCATTCTGATAATCTAACCCATGATGCCTTGCCACAGTCACATAGCAACTCAACTTCTTGATATATCTTAATTTTTCGTACTCGCAATACTCTCCGTCGTCCCTGCCTACGTCCTATATGCACCGGGAGTCTGCGATTAAAACTTTCACAGCTACGACAACGTAAAGCCCTCCCGCCGGAGAGAGCACCCGCTGCCTGCCATATGCGAGACCCGCAGACGCAGGAGGTTTGGACGAGAAGTTTCCCTTTGTAGCATTGTTTTTTAAGCACTGTGCGATTTCCGAAAGTCATACCAATTTTAACTTTGGAACGTCCCCGGAGTTCACATTTTGAACACCGCGAGGAACGAGGTACGGCATAAGCATATGCCCAGTTAATGGTCCCACAGTCGCACAGCATACGCCATTGAAGGTTCTTTTTCCTTCTTCTAGCTTTGATAACGGTGCGGGTTCCAAAACGTTGTCCTAACAATGTTTTTATCTGTCCTTGGCCACATTTTATGCACAACTTTGTACGACGGGCGTTCGCTACTGTCATCCATATGGATATCTCACCACACTCGCATCGTAACTTTATCCAAGTCCCGGCGTCCTTCTTAATACTAACGACTACTCTCTTCCCGAATCTCTGGCCGACTTTTACATCTCGGGGTCTCATGTGTCGCTTTACGCGTTTAGTTATCACGCATTTGCCTTCCGTGTCTCGCCGTCCTCTTCGTAGATTCGTTCGACAGGGAAGCCGCCGCGAATCAATTCCTGCACGACCTTGGTCGAACCGATGCGGACCTGTCGGATGTTCGGATACTGGCCGCTGTACTTCTGATGACCGAAGTTGACGCCGACTGCGTCACGTATCATGGTCGTCAGTGCCGGGAAGTTCGCGAAGTCAACATTCCACTTCGAGCCGCCTGACGTTTTGCGTTTGCGAATGGAGACGAGGTCACACGCTTGGTCGAGGTCAATCTGCTTGATGTCGGCCAACTCCTGAGCGACCTTGGAGAAATTTTTCTCGGTCGCGTAGACCGTAATCTTGCAGCCACGCGAGGCGAGTTCAATCCCCAGCCATTTGAATTCAGAGCAGGTGACATCGGGTTCATCCTTGTCGAAGGGCACGGTCATGAAGTGCGTCAGGCCGTCCGCTGTCGCCGCCTCGTACGCTTCCTGCGAGGCGTCCTTCTTGACAGCAATCTTCTTCGGTTTGGGGTCTTCGTATGGCTCCAGCTTCGCGACTTGAGCGGCGGTCTCGATGCCGGACTTGTCGAACTTGACACGCTGGTAGGTGACGGGATATTTGGCGTCGTCCTCGGGGTCTTTGAAGAACTCGCTGGTGACCGTGCCCACGCCGTAGAACGTGCTGATGACTCGCTGTCCAATGTCAAAGGCCATAGGTGTTGCCTCCTGAATCAAGATTATCACGGGGAAGGGCCGAGGGTCAACTAACTTCTTCTACCTCGACGTTTCTGAATCCGAACGACACAATCATTTTGACGCTGGTGATGCGACGACTTCGCAGTGCGGGCTTCTTCAGCAAATCCTTGACGGCGTTCGCCGCCGCGACACGGATGTTCCCGCCCTCGCCTCGGCCTTGCTGATACATGTTCTTGACGAGTAGTTCGGGGAACGTCCCTTCAATGAAACACGTCTTGATTGTCTTCGGCTTGTCCATGAGAAATCCTCCAGACAATAGTATAGCACGCGTGTCAAGCCCCTAGTTTTTCGATGCGTCGGAATTTTCCTTCGCTTCACGCTTCCGGCGGGCCGTGATGCTCTCATCGAGATACTTCGCTTCGCGGGCCGCGTGACTCTCTGTGTTGACGGAGATGAGACGCACCGCGTTGACTTTCTCGCCACGAATGAAGGCGGGTCCGAGGTCGATGACATCATCCTGATGAATGTACTCCGGCAGCATGACGGAATTGCCTTGTCGTGTCGGCGGGTTGTATGTGAACTTCGGAGTGTCAGCGGGCATACGGAATCCAGTGTCGCGAGTTGGACTCACGCTCTTGTCGCCGTTGACGTGTCGGCCTGTCTTCGTGTCGGCAGGGTTCTGCAAATTCGGAATCGTGAACATGGGGTCTCCTAGAGTCTTAGGTCGCTACCCGATTTATTCGTATCGCATTCTAGCCCTCGGAGGGCCAAAATCACTTACAGATTTTTCCAGCGTTGCTGCATTGCCTCGAACTCAACCTTCGCCGCATCCCATCCACGTTCCCATATTACGCGTGGTGTCGGTGCGTTCTCCGGGTTGTTGCGTCGTTCGATTCCCATGCGATAGGCCAGCTTGCCCTTCGCAGCGATGGCATCGTTGACAACGGCTTCCCGTTGCAGGTTCGCCTTGACTTGCTCCAGTGCTGCACTCTTCATGTTGCCTCCTAGCCGATTTTCGGCTTCTGTGAATTCGGGTTCAGCTTTCGCCACTTCAGATTCGGGCAGCGGCACCACCATCCATCAAGTCGCTCAACGTACTTGTGCAAGCAGCCGAGACAACGACCACACGCAGGGCACCGATGCTCTACATCATGTCCGCAAGTCATACGTACTTCCTCAGATAGACAGCAAGACCGAGAATCTTGTCGATTGAATCATCCAGCAATCCCAACGCTCTGTTACACCTACCACATAATAGTCCGCGAAGTTTCTTGGACTCGTGATTGTGGTCCTGCTGTGCGTCTGAACATGAATCGAAGTAATATCCGCACGCAGGATTGGCACATAAACTATTTTGTGTTTTGAGTAAAGACTCTTTGCCCTCCAACGTCTGTCCATAGTTCTTTTTCAACGACCAGTTCGCCATATAAAGTTGATTGGTCTTCGGGCCTCGTTGAGAATCCAAGATACACCGCCGACAACATTTTGCTGGGTTCGGACGGTTCTTCTGCTGACGCATGTAGATATTCGACGGCACCATCAGGTGACCCCGTTTGCATCGCCGTGTTGACATTTCTATTTCCTCTCATGTACTCGTCGAACGTCAGTCGCGGGCTTATCTGTAAAATCTTGCAAAGCGTCTTCGGCCACTGCGGGGATGCTGCATAGACCTTGGCAATCTGTGCGAAGGTCATCTCGCGATTGTAGTACGCGGAATCGTCATCGAGCACCTTGCGAATTTGCTGGTAGAGTGCAGCCCATCCGAACTGGTCACCGCGAAACACGACGTAGCCGTGGTAAAGACCTATCTGGCCTTCGTATGCGTGAGGCAATCGCGACCGGATGTCCCCCGGATTATGAAGCCTGTTTGGGAGAGTTCCCCGGACGTAGAAGCCTTCCGTGCGTGCTATCGCATGAGCAAGCCGTGCGACCTTCTTGTCAATCTCCGTCTGCTGTGCCCAGCATGTGCCGACCAGCAGAAGTCCCAGCAACTTCGCAATCACGAACCGTTTGAGAATTCTCATGCGTGCCCTCCGGTTAGGAATTTTTATTTGCGGGCCTTCCACATCGCCCTGTCGTCTGCGAACATTTGTCGTATACGTTGTAAACGGTACTTATGCCAGATGAGAATCAGGACGACCGCCCCGACCGCCAACGCGAACATTGCCAGCCCTGTGATTAGTCCGTTCATTGTCCCATCTCCCCGGTCGTAAATGGCTCGTCCTGAAACTTGATTCGCGAGTACGCATCGGCGTCCCGCTTCAACCGCGTCAACTCCGCATCGGCCACGAGTGCCCGCTTCAGCAGTGCCAGCAGAGCCGTCCGCGAGTCTGTCAACTCTTGCAACGCCTCTGGGGAATCGTCGCCGTCACGTTCAACAGCAGAGACCGCTCCCTCCCATCGCGTCAAAACTTTCTCAAGGTCTTCCATGCTACCTCCCCGCCGCCGCCGCGAATGCGGACGACGCCTGTTCTTCAGTCGCCTCAAGGTACACCATCGTGTTCTTGCCGTTGACGTGGCCCAGATACGTTTGCAATTCAGGGATGCCCATGCCGCCTTCGTATCCGAGGCGACCACACGCGTGCTTCAATGCGTGAGCGTGGCACTTGTGCTCGGGCACGTTCGCCAGCTTGCCGTACCGACGCATCAGCCGATTGAACTGACGACGGGCCGACTCGCGATTCTCAATCTCAGGCAGGAAGAAATAGCCTGTCGAGGTCGCGGCCAGTTTCATGAGTGCCTCACGTTCGCCGCCCAGCAATGGCTGTATCGTTCGCTTGCTGCCCTTCAGCCGTTGCACGTCGATGAGTTCCGCCGGAATGTTGTCCGCCGTCAGGCCCAGCGTCTCAGAGACGCGGAGACCATGATTGAAAGTACACAGCAGCATAATCCAATGATTCTCGCTGTGCTTTTTGGCGACTTCCAGCAGAGCGTCTAGTTCCCCGACCGTGAGAGCCTTCATAAATTTCTCCTATCCCGAATATGATACCCGAGATTGCGGAGGAAGTCAACCATCTCCCGTTCACTAATCCCTGCTGGGTGGATACGGTACACGATGAGGTTCTTTATCCGGTTATCCGCCCGTTTTCCATTCCGATGATGCACAGTTTCGGATTCGCTTAACTCTCGCCCCAAGAAACGCTCCATGACGAGACGGTGGAGCATCTTCAACTTCCCATCATACCAAATGTGAGCATACCCCTTCTTAGTAATAGGTTGTCGCGGCGTGCGTTTGTTTTTGACCAGCCTATCGAGGAGTCGCTCGATACGAAGGTTATTATGTTTTCGCTTTTCCTTCGCATTCCTGCGAAGGGCACACACTAAGCAGTATCCTTCGGGGGCCGAACATATAAATTGCCGACTTGTACCCATCGCCATTTCTTGCAGAGGTCGCATAACAACCACACATGCCGACCCTCGGCAGCCCGAATGTGCAGATGCGGCCATCGTTTTCTAGCGGCATCGAGGATTGAATAATTTGTCCAGCGGGTCATTCGCTCATATCCTTTGCATCTCTCCAGCCTTTCCAAAGCGGGTGACGCGGCTTGTCGATGGAACCGACCGGGAAATACTTGTACGTCAGAATCTTCCCGACGACCTTGCCCTTCTTATATTGCTCCCACACTGCCTTGCGTTCCGCGTGGGTCATCGGTGAGACCGCGACATCGTGCAGGACGGTGTCGTAGGTGCCGTTGATGCTGCGGACCTCGAAGCCGCCCAGCGTGTCCTTCGCGACCTTGCCGTCCTTCGCCGCAGAGCGTGCCGTGCGTCCGAGTTCGTTCGTCGTGGCGACGTTTGTGTTCTCGTACTCAGGATAGCAGCCGACGACTCTCGCCTCGGCATCGACGAACCGTTTGACTTTGAGGAGAATGCCTTCCTTCTCCGATGAGCGACCGTGCTTGTACTCGTCGTAGAGCGAGTTGAGCATGACGCCCTCGTAGCCCTTCTCGATGCAGGCTTCCTCGAACGACATGAGTTCTTCAAGGTTCGAGATGGTCAAATGCGGAACAATGATAACGCCGTCGTCTTCGATGCTGAGGATGTGGCTGTAGCGATGAACGTAGTCGCCCGCGATTTGACGGTCGAAGATGTACCACTTCGTGTCGTCAGCGTTTGTCTTTTTGCCGGACTCCATGACGACACGACGGGTCCGGTCGTAGACGCCTTCGCCGCTGGGTGCCCCGGTAATCAACTCGCCGTCCAGCCCCGGATATTTCGCCGCAATCGCCGCGAGTTTTTCTTGGATGTGCGGGTTCGGGATGTCCTTCAGACTCCGGCTCCGCAGGATGCCGTCGTGTGCCGTCGCACGGATGCCATCCAGCTTCGGGCTTCCCAGCTTCGGAAATTGAATCGCTGCGAAGTCCTCGACGTTCGTCGCTAACATTGGCTTGGGAAATTTGCTCATGCTGTCGCCGCCTTTGCCCTGAGAGATTCAGCGTTCGCCCATATCCACTGAGCGTGCTCCCGGTATTCCTGTCGGAGCAGCAGGTTCTTTGATTCAGACGACATCCGATGACAATATGCGAACGCCTTCTGATGGTCCTGATTAAACCGCGAGAGAATCGCCAGCCGTGTCAGTTTCATTTTGTGTACCTCATAAGATTCTTGAATTCCTCGAATGTCCCATCCCTCTTGAGTTCGTTACAACGATAACATACAACTCGCACGTTGTCTAGAGTGTATCCTTTCGTATTATCCCATCGGTCGAGTGACGGGGAATCGCGTTTGTCGTAACCCCGACCTACGCTGTAGTCAAGCAGCTTTCGACAGCACGCACAATGCGTGGGTGGATTCGCTTTTAGTACATACTTCACTCGTAGCTCGAACGGATGACCCCGACGCATAGCTTTCGCAAACAACGCGACTAAACGATTTTCTGGCTTTGAATTCCATCGCTGCCACGATGCTCTAAGTACGCGGGGACATTTCTTTTGATAGGCTCTTTGCCAAGCCCGGATTTTCTTACGATTCTTTCGACGATACGCAGCAGCTTTCTTAAGACGATTTTCTCGATGACGACGATAACTATTAGCGTCGTTTGCTGTTTTCTTATCCGGGTTACAGCCAGCCCACTGTCGCATGTATTCTCGATGTTTTGTTTTCTGGCTCATCTAAATTTCCTACCTGAATTTCCCCACAATAACAAGTCCGCATCACCGCTCGTTGGTTTCTGTTCTGCGTTTGCAACCTTCTGTCGTTTGAATTCTGCGAATGCCGCTGCTTCTTCGTTGTCGAGATTCGCTATCGCGGCCTTCGCCGGACTCACCTTGCCGAGTCCGTACGTGTGTTTGACGTTGATGATGTGCTTGCAGTCCTTGCGTGGGGAGTGCTGAGTGAATGCACGGCAAGAGCAGGCCCAGCCATCCGCCGACGTGCCGCCGTCAACTTTGTTTTTCTTCGAGACGATGTACGGCTCTTTCGCGGAACCCTGATAGCCCCACTGCTTTGTCCACAGCGGCGAGGACGACGCGGGAATCTCCCAGATGTCGCCTTCTTCCCGCTTCAACAGGACAGGCTTCTTGATGGGCGAGTTGAACTGGTTGGAAAAATTCGTCACGGGTTTTGCTTTCTCCATCCCGATTTCTTTCATCCAGTCATGCTTGTTCTTCATCATCGCCTTCTTGTCCTCCATGTGGCAATCGACGCATGTGTTGCCCGCGTACGTCTCGTGAACTTTCTTGTTGCACTTCGAGCACTTCAGGTCGAGGTCGAGTCTATATTCTACCAGCATCCCGCTCGTGACGCAAGCCTGATTCCACTCCGCGATGAGAGCGACCGCATCCTCGAACGTCTTCGGCTGAAGTGCTGTGCCGAACCACTCGGTAATCCAGCCGCCGCCTTTGTAGTCCGCCGTCTTCGGGAAGACAACGCCGCCCTTTGACTTCTGGAGTAGCCGACGCTGATAGACGCTCCACTGAACGTGCTTACACTTTCCTTTTGCTGGAGCACTCATTCGCCTTCTCCCCGAAACCTCCGACCTTCGACAACGTTCATGACGACGCCCGCCTGCTGTGGCTTTACCTCAGCCTTCGGTGAATCTGTCGTGGGTTCGCCGGGGATGTAGTTCCCGTCGTACTCCATCTCTTTCAACATCCCGCAAAACGACTGGTCTCCCGGTTGTGTGTACGTGTCAATCCGCAGCGTACGCGTCCGGCCATCCTTGCCGACCGAATCACACAGTCGCAGCGTAATCGTTTTGTCGGCGTCCTCGCAGACCTCACAGGCCGACGTGAGCAGAGCACGCAAGGCGTCACCGTTGCATGTGAACTTAGCAACCTGTCGTTCTGGGCCGGGGAATACTTTCTTCCAGTCAGGGATGACCCATTGCGGACCCGTGATGTCTGGCTTGCCGTCCGGCAGTTCGACCAGTGTCGCACTCTCCGGTGCTGGCCGCTCAATCTTCGCGATGTCATCGTGCGGGATGATGACGCTATGCTGGTGACCCTTTGCCACGTCGGGCAGGCTTACTCTCGCTGCCAGTGCGTTCGTCACCACGCTTGTTCCCTCGGGGCCGACGTGCATGTAGCGAAGGCGTCTCAGCTTTTCCGTCATCTCCGGCGACGGATACTTTGCCTTTGCCATCAGCCGCAGCACGCTCAAACTTTTCCCGTTGACCTGATAGTTCATAAGTCTCCCCTTGGCAGAGTCCGTATTCACATCCGCAACCTTCGCACGTCCCGGTCAAGTCCAGTGTCCAGTGAGCATAGACCCAGACGTGCAGTTTCGTTTCGTGTCCGCAGTAGGGACACTTCGCATGACTCGGAACATTCTTCATGGTCCCGGCTCCTCGATATTCGCCAGCGGTGCGTGCTCGACACGCCACTCGTCGTACGACATCGTCGGCAGGACTTCGCCCGCGTCACTCTCCAGCCAAGCGAACCACACGCCGCGTTCAGGATGACTCATCCGCTTGATGAACTCATCTCGCTCGAACTCAGCCGTGTGCCTGCGATTGCAGGTCGCGATTTCGTAGCGAAGGTCGCCATCACATTGCCAGTATGCAGTCCACATCAGTGCCCCCTCGTTGCGAACTCGAAGATGATGACGACCCACAATCCAATTTCGATTGCGTCTCGCAGTGTCAGCAGAATTTCGTGACCTCGACGACCCATTTGTCATTCTCCTCGTAGGCCGACTCGTAGGATACGTGGTCGGAGTCAACGAAGTCAATGCCCTCGGTGAAGGCGATTGCTTCAGCTTCGGTGTCGAACTCTTCGCGGTAGACCTGAGAATCAGTTGCCATCTTCCCTCCCCTTGTTGTCGCACTTCGCACAGTTCTGGCCGTGACCGCCACAGAAGTCGCAGCAGCCATCGCCCACAAAATGCGTGACGCGGTTGCTCAACTGTTTCTGCATTCGCTTTTTATTCGCGTGGGTCCGATTGCTCTGGCACCAGCCACAGCTTCCGCCCGTCCGACAGCTACGGCTATGCTTCGCCGCACCCCGGTACGGCTTGCGGTGTTCCTTCCCCGCCGCGATAGCTTTATCCAGTGACATAGAGACCTCCCTGCCGGATGGGGCACCGTTATGCCCACCCCGGCTTTTGCAGTTGTGGTTCATAGACAATCTCGTCCGGTAACACCAGAGCAAAATGGTCCGCGTTGAATCGTGAGTGATTGCTGACAATGCCGCCATTCTTGCTGCGATACGCCGTCCTCACTTCGATGCGAAGCAGCTTCCCGTCTTTCAAAATGGCGAGGTCGCATGAGCAAGCAGGACTGAGTGCTCGAAAGACCTCGTAGCCCTTCGCGAGTAGGTCCACCGAGACTCGTAATTCTGAGATGGCTCCAACCGTCCCGGTATTGATGCCGGGGTATGCCGACTGGCACCCGAGACTCTTGTTGTAGTGTGCCGTCTGGCATGGCACACTGTGGAACTTCTGATTCACGCGGCGAGTCTTGAAGGACACCCCGCATGGACAAATGACTTCTCTGAGTGGCTGGCGTTGACCGCCATAGGTATCTGGCATATAATCCTCCGTCTAAGGCCATAATAGCCGATTAACGGTCGATTGTCAATCAAATCCACCACCACCAGCACCACATTTTCCGTTCGTCCGTCTCCGATGTTTGTAGCTCGATTCTCGGGGATTCTACCTTGTAGACAAGTCCACAGATTCGACATCGAAAGCCGAACCCGTGGACCTCCAGCCTCAGTTGCCCACAGCGTGAGCACACCATGACGCCTCCTATTGTGTGCATGGCTCGACGAACGAGCCGTTGAGGTAGAAGGCTTCGTGCAGTGAGCACATCGTGCCCGCGTTGACATCCACGCGGGCATAGTCGTGTGCCACGGAGCCGTCGGCCTGTGGAGTGTCAATCCGCTGGACGACGTACGTGCGAGGATGATAGAACATCATCCCCGCAGCAATCAGCATGGCGACGAGCAGGAGCAATTTCACTTTCCCCTCCGGGTTTCGTGTCCTGTCTCGTCCTCGCCGCCGACCGTAGGCACGCGGCACTGAGTGCAGAGCAATTCGTTCTGGTTAATTTCGTCACCGCACGAACCGCAGATTGATGCGTGCTTCTTTTGCTCCGTAGCCTGCCATGACATTTTCTCCAGTGGGCTAGTTGCCCGTGACGATGTTACGCAAACGGTCTCGCTCTCCTCGATTTTACGCCGCACTTTGTCGGCAGAGATTTCGCTGTCTTTGCAGGCCAGCGTGCTTCCAGTCTGGGGAGAGTTGAAGTAAACGAGTCCTTCCATGTAACCGACCCACTGTCCGCCGCCTTCTGTGACTGCGAGACGTGCGAGTGATTCACTAGACTCGGGTGTTGGGGGAACGCTCGTCTGACGCATCCACTTGCCTGTGAATGCGACAACCAGAGCGTAGAGAATCGAACCGACGATGTAGAATGCTTTCACAGTGATGCTCCTCTCGCTTTGCGGTTGGGCCGCTTCGGTGGAAATGCTAACACAACGTAGACCGAGAATCCAGAGATGGTGTCTTCGCGAAGAAAAGTTTTGAAGCCTGCTGGCTTACTGGCGTGATTCCGATGACGCAAGACTACCTCGTGATGCAGGTAGTCTTGGTCGGAAGTTCGTGGTACTCCGGCTTCTGCTTCATGGCTGTCACGTCGCCGCCTAGAGCCTTCGAGACCGCCTCTTGAATCGCATGGCATCCTTTGCCGTGGAATCCTTTGAGGTCCAGTTCAACGTCGCCAGTCTCAGGGTCGATTGTTACGATTGCAATTTCGCCTGCCATGTTGCCCTGCTTTCTGCGACTAGAACGTCGCGGTCATCTTCATGTACTTGATTTGAATCTTGCCGTTGACCATCTCTTTGCCGAGATACTTGAACCCGTTCTTCGCGAGTTCTTTCTTGACTCGCTTGTCCGAGTAAGATGTCTTCAGGCCAGCCAGCCACTTCGTGTTGTGCTTGCCGCTGTCGTACTGCGAGATGATAGCGTCATAGCACTTCGTGACGGGGTCCAGTTTGAAGCCGAGGTCGTTGGCTACTCCACCGACGTGATTGCGACGGACGATGATGTTCGCCTTGTCACCAGTCTTGTCGAGGTAATGGGTTGGACGCCCGTGCCAGTCGTAAAGCTGCTGGGGCACTTCGTGATACTCGATGTGCTCACGCTTGTAGCCCATCTCGACAAGGGCGTCGATGAGAACTTCCCGGTCCTTACATTTTGTGGTCGTCTTTCGATATTCGCTCAAGGCTTTGTCCTCCGATTCAGAATTTTATCCCAGCGTTGTAGATACCGCAAGGCTTTCTTTACCAGTCTTGGCGAATCCTCGAACCCGCCGAGGCTGGTATTACATCTCGGACACAGCACCCCACGTCGGCACCGTATGCAGCCATTTCGTGGAACGTGCGTACAAAATCGTTTAGCGGTCTCGTGACTGTGGTCGAGGTTAAACTTAGTCAGTCGCCGTTCGCAAATTTCACAACGTTTGGCGATGTCACGTAACTGTTTTCTCCGTTGTCTACGACGGGCGTTGTTGTGCTCACGAAGGCGTTTCTTGTCCGCCGCGTATCGCCGCTTTCCGTATGCCCTCATCCGTGCTAAATTTTGTTCGCGTGTTAGCGGCATTCTTTCACCCCTTCAGAAACCATTCATTCAGGAATGCGACTTCGGCTTCGATAGCCTCTTGTCGATTCTTAAATCGCTGGAGTAGTATCACGCCAGCCGTTGGCCGGGTATCGACCAACCACTCAGTCTGCCACTGCCTCGTCCAATCCGCGACACGTCCTCGCTCACCAAAGAATGTACGAAGTAAACGAAACACTTGGCGATACCCCCAATTCGTGGGGAGTACATGAGATGCACGGGCGGTCACAACTTCTCCAAGTTCCGCAAAAATATCGTGTTCGGAAGTTTTGAGGTATACTAAATTCCCCTCTTCGTCGATGGTGACCGTCAGCACTTGCTGCTCTGGCTTTGCGAATAGCTTGTCCATAAGTCCTCTCTGAGAATACAGCCGGGGGAGGGCTGTTGTCTAGCGGAACTTGCGTCCCGTCTCTTGAACCAGAACCGCAGCCGTCTGTTTGATGACTGCGACCTTGTCTGCAACGTACTTCTTGAGGTTCTGTGACTCGCGAATCTTGTCCATCGTCACGCCCTTCAGGATGCTACGGAGTGGGGAGACGACTTTCTCCTGATACTCAGCATCACCCGCGAGGTCGCGATTCGTGAACGTGTCCAGATACTCGGTGAGGTTCGTGATTGTGGTGTCGAAAAGTTTCTTCGACTTGCCAGTGACAGGGTCAGGCGTCAACGCGTTGACCAGAGCATCGACCGCCGTCATGCCCATCACTCGCATCGTGTCACGCCATTCAAGAACTGCCTCGTGGCGAATCGCGAGTTCCTTCTCCAGTTCCATCGCGACGATGAAGTCCGGCAGACCTTCGAGGTTGATGGCACCGACCGGACGGATGTTGAACGTGAACGAGAAGCCAGCTTCGACTTCATCTGACTTCGGATAATCACCACGGTCAAACTTATCACCGAGTGCTTCAGCGATTGGCTTGAAGTCTACCGCTTCGAGTGCTCGGTAGGTCGCCATGAACTTCGCGACCAGAGACGGACGACGAATCTCTTGATACGCACGCAGCGACTTGTATATCGCCGCGAGTTCCGTCTTCTGGATGAAGCGAGTCGCTTTGCTGTAACGTGACGACTTGCTGTCGATGTGACGCGTCATGTAGCCGTCTTGACTGCGAATCTCATCGAGTTCAGGAGAGTCAATCAACTGCTTCTGGTGACGCAGGAGAGTTTTATCTGCTGTCGTGACCACTTCGAGGTTGCGAATCTGACGCATCCTGCCTATCCCCATCGTGGTGTGCGTTGTGATGAAAACACAAGCCTCAGTTTTCTTGAGGCTCACAGAGGCTAACGCGGGTGCGGGTGCTGACATTGGATTCTCCTAGCCACTTTGCAGCGGCGGTTATGAGTTTGAGACTATCCTCGAACTTACCAAGCCCGAGGTTGCAACTGTGGCAGAGCAAACCACGAAACTCTTTCGTGTCATGATTGTGGTCTGCACAAGGTCGCAAGGTTTCGCTGAACTCCCGCTCACAGATGCCACAGCGATTATGTTGCTTCGCGATGGCACCCGTGAATTGTTCAGGAGTGCAGCGTCCGTTCCTTTGTCGATAGTAGAGACTCAACCGTTCGTGGTTGCGTGCCTTATACCGACGATTCTTAGCAAGGATGTTTGGGGGAGTTTTCATGAGCACATCCTACCTGAACTTTCTACCATCCTCACTTGGGACAATGGATGGCTCGTACTTCGTAACCGGGGGCGAGTATTTGTAGACTCCCGGCTTGCTGGCCGACAGGAAGCGGCCAGTCGCATAGTTGCGGAGGTTGTCCATCTGCTCACGGTGAGATGAGAGCAGCGGAACGACGTGCTGTCCGGCTTCGGTGAGGTCCATCCCCATTGCCTCAGCCTTGAATGCACAGTTGTTCACGTCGCGACCAGTCCAGTCGTCCATCTTCGGAAGCGGCTGTTTCGGGTCCAGTTTATACTTGGCAATCTTCAACTTCATGATGCCCTGTTTCTCAGCCTCATCGGGCACGTCGAAGAAGTAGATGCCGCCGACTTGGAACCGCGAGATTAGCTCAGGTGGCAGACCGTCGAGCGAGTTCGCGGATGCAATCAACCAGATGCGAGGATTGCTGACGCCCTCGACACCGCCGCTGATTGCGTTGAGCACCTTGTGAGCGGTGCGTTGATGACGTGACGACTTGCCAACGTGCTCGTGTTCCATCGCGGGCAGCGAGTATTCGATGACAGGTGTCTCGAACTCACCGCCGATGCAGAACACTGACCATGACTTCGACGAACCCGGAACGCCGAGGAGCAGCGTGCAGACCACGTCGTTGTCGTTGACCCACGTCAACCATTCACCAAGCAGGTTGCCCTTGGTGCCGGATGAGTCTGTGCCGTTGCCTGAGAACTGACGTTGAATCTCATCCATGCGGACGATGACGTTGGGCCGATACTTGCCCGCGAAGAACTTGTTCGCCAGCGTGCGGATGACATCGCAGCCGTACATGTCCTTCAACGTTTCGCCTTTGTTGATGTGATACGTCAGCCCCGGATTGGCAGAGACGATTGTCTTTTTGCGTGACCAGAGGGACGCGAAGTCCATCTTGCCAGTCTTCATGTCGAGCGACTGAGAGAAAGCCTGCTCTGCCGGGAATGCCGGGAGGCCGATGGTAGCGGCCACGCATTTCTCAATCACTTCAGCCGTCGCTGCATTCTTGCACGCGGGATACTTCTGTGCCGCGTACGCGAATGTGTCAGTGACAATCTTCGCGAGTTCTTCGCGAGTGGGCAGTGGCTCCTCAAGCACCAGCATGTCCTGCTGAAGTTCGCCGGGGAGTTCATCGCCCATGCCTACAAGGTTGACCAGCATGTTGCCGCGTGCCTTGTAGAGATTGCGACAGTTCCATTCGGCCTGAATGACTCGCTGGTCTTTCTCCCAGACCAACTGCGGATTGTGAATGAATGCGATGACATCCTCTTTCGCTTTCTCAAGAGTCGTCAACGCCAGCGTGAGGTCCACAGTCGCGGCCAACTCGCCGCCGACTTCAGATGCCATCTCGTTCAGTGCCTCGCCGCCAATCTTGTTGAGGCCGACCAACCCGTGTATGCTATCCCACGACACAAGCGGAGTTAAGGCAGCTAACTCTTTGCCCAACGATTTTGTGATGCTTTGAATAGTACTTGATGGGTCAAAGGTTCGCACGGTTACTAAGGGCGTTGATATCGCTCGTGCCGAAGAGAACATATCAATGAAGGACTTCATGATTTAGCTCCTGATTGGAATTTGTAAACTTTCGCAATGTGTTCAAGATATTGGTCTTGGCTCAGAGTTCGTTTAGCGAGGTTATCGACGTTGCAACAAGGCAAACAGTTTTCTATCTGATACCCAATTGCATTGTCTGCTCTGTCGATACCTAGCGATGGTGTCTGTCCGCAATAAATGCAAGGGCTGTTCATCATCGCCACGAAAATATCATATGGCAACTCGAACACAAGGCCACGTTTGACAGCGGAATTACGGTACGAGCGGTAGACGCCCTCGGGTTTGCATCGAGGACAATAAGAACGTTGGCGAAGGTGTGAACAGACGCCATTGCCCTTACAATCAACACATTGATATTTATGTCTACCGTGAGGACATGTCGAGGCACCACCACATTCGGCACAACGACATAATCTATGACCGTGCTTGCATTTTGTTTTCATAAAACACTTACCAGCATTTGACTACGAAATGAGTAACGACTACTGCGGTCGTCCCAATCAATATGGGCCAGAGCAACAGTCGTACGATGAACAGGGGCAACAGAATCAAACCACCTAAAAGGTTAAAAATTTTCACGACTGCCTCCTATAAAGATGCGATGTGGTTGGGTTCAGTAATTTCGCGGCTGCGTTGTTCCGCAGCATCACGGTTAATTAAACCACAACTTAGCTTGTGACCAGAGCGGCAGTCACAGTGTGGGCATTCGATGCCTTCGTTCTGCAAGGCAAGAACACGCGTGTACTCATCGACGCCGCCGTTCAGCTTCGACTTGAGTTCGTTGACGCGTGCAAAATTTCCACCGCCTTCAAAGTATCGCGACATTGTGTGCTCCTATGGATTGAACTTACTCGCTCAGGTCACGCTTCTCATTGCTCGTCTGACACGGTCGTCTGCACGTATCGTGTGCCATCGAAGGCAGTCAGCTTTCTAGGTTCGTGACCTGAACACGTTTTTCAATCTTGAACCGCCGATTTTAGGTATCGGGTCAACCTGCGATTAGCCCTGCAAGTGGGCTTGCGTCTCGTGCCCTTCGCTCTTACCGTGCCGTACGCTTGTGGCGTTTCTCGCGGTTAGCATCCTCATGTGCGGCTGCTGTCCTACATCGCTGAGGCATTGGTACGGCATCTCAGCAGAGCCTAGATTAGTGCTTTACGCTGGCACAGTCCCGACGAAGGCGACTGTATCGACTATATTGTGCCAGCCCCGGTTAACCACCCACCGGAAGTATGTTGCGACTGGCTAGATTGTCAATGAACCAACTGAACTACAAATATCTTAACACAAGAGGAGAACAGCACAAGGCACTAAAGTGCTATACGAGACGATTTTAGTAACCAGCGTAAACCATAGATTCCAAAGGCGTTGTCGCTCGAAATGAAACAGGTGGACGTGTCTATACCGTATGCACAAAGCCGCTCGATACTCATTTAGCGTCAATGCGGCCTTGTCTTGGTTGCACCGATAACAGACGAGATGGAACGCGGGCAAGTCTTTGCTTGAATGGTCACGCATGAAGTCACGGCTAACAGGAATGACGTGGTCAATTGTCGCTGCCTGATAGGAGCACTGTGAACGCTTTCGCCACATCCTGTGGCCGCAATACGCACACAGTCTCCCATCCGCCGCGTTGAGCAGCAACTTGCGTGACCAATAAACGCCGTCAACCCATCCGCCAAAGTAGCTCATCCGAGCACTCGTTTCTTGATACTCACGTATGGCAGGAGGAGAATCCACTGACGTTGGATGGCCTCACGCGTGACATGAATCGCACGATTGCGAACGAAGCGGAGTTTCTCAGCCGTCATCGGCTTCGTGACATCAGCGAATTGGTTGACACCTGATGCGGCCTTCCGCTTGAGCGTCATCAGATGTGGCTGTTTGTCTTTGCCAGTGAC